ATATGTTTTGTGTGTTTGTATGTTTTATGTGTTTTATATAATTTAAGTAATTATATAAAATTGAAATAAACAAATAATACTATAATATAATATACGGACATTACAGCGAACATTACACCAGACCAGCATGCACTTTTGTACAAATTGTAGCAACATGTATTATATTCGGCTTTCGGAAGAAGACCCCAATTCGATTGTATACTATTGTCGAAACTGCGGTCATGAAAACAAGAATATTTCGCTAGACAGCGTTACAATTTCAAAAACAAGTTTTAAGCACAACAAGCAAAAATATAATTCAATTATTAACAAGTATACAAAAATGGACCCTACCTTGCCGCGCATCAATACAATAAAGTGCCCAAACCAGTCTTGCAAAAGCAACGAAAAAGAAAACAATAAAGATAGAGAAATTATTTATCTCCGCTACGACGATGTCAATATGAACTTTGTCTATATGTGTACAACATGTGACACTGTTTGGAATACCGAACAATCGATGTAATAATATTTAGAAACGATATTCTACAGTAATGAATATTTTTCTTTTGGTCGGTGTAATACTATTAAGATTATTAAGATTATTAAGATTATTAAGATTATTAATACTATTAAGATTATTAATAATATTAATATTAATATAAAATTGAAATAAAATCAACACAATATATTATAAGTATATATACACATCCACATAACCATAAACACTTTCAATGCAAAAAGCTGTTCCCAAATATGCTTCAGATGAATCCGAACCTGAGCCCGAATCACCATCTGCATCAGAGGGTGAAGATGAAGATGTAGATAGCGACGAAGAAAAAAGTGCCAGTAGAACCAACAAAGAAACTATAAGTAAAGTAAAATCAATACTTGGATTTGGTGATGAAGATTCGGATAATGGTAGTCCTAAAGTGTCTGATTCTGAAACCGATACTGATATGGAAGGTGATGATACCGAAGGTGAAGGTCTTGACGAGGAGGGTCAACTTGAAGAAGTTCCGAGTATCAAGAATGGATTTTCAAAACTACTAGGAAGTCTGAAAAATGCTGTTGGTAATATAGGAAGTGATAGTGGTTCGGCGGCAGTTGAAGCAGAAGCAGGCAGACGTAAAGGAAAATCGGCAGCGGCGGCGGCTGAAACTTCGTCAAAACCTGCCTCTGCCTCTGCCTCTAGGAAGAAAAAAGTACGCGGTATTCAACCAACAGAAGCAGAACTAGGATATAATAGTGATGATGATGAAGGCGACAATAGTGATGATGAAAATATGGACGATGACGATGATGATGAATCAAAGTTGAAAAAATTCGACAAAGATGTAAGAGAAGATTATTTAGTAAATTTTCATCCCGAAAGTCTCATACAAAATTATGACGAGATTTATAACTTGGCTCGCGTTGTTCGAGATGCAAATGGCGTAATTGTAGACAGCTTGCACAGAACATTGCCCATGATGACAAAATACGAGAAAACAAGAATTTTAGGGCAAAGAGCAAAACAAATCAATGATGGCGCTACTCCATTTGTAAAAATACCGGAAAATGTTATCGATGGTTATCTTATTGCCATAAAAGAATTAGAAGAGAAAAAAATACCATTTATAATCAGACGACCACTGCCAAATAGGGGTTCGGAATATTGGATGGTAGAAGATTTGGAAATCGTTCTTTAACACTTCCAGCGTTTTCCACAGTCAAGACATGAAACAAATGTGGTCATTGGCTCATCGGCGGACCGCGTCTGTAGTTGATAATAAGTACATTTTTTTGAGTGACATTTGCGACATGTGAACTTATCGGTCGATGCTTCTAATTTGGGCTCATACTTATTTTGGTCGCGAATTTTCTTATCTTCGATTAGTTTTTCCCATTTTTCCGGGCTCATTTCTTGGTGGGTCATAAAAGCCAGTTTGTGTGCCTGAAAGTCGCGATTCTTTATCATAGTTAGTATTCTTTCATTTTTCAAATTGACGTATATCGTTCGAAGAAGGTCTAAATAAATGGATACAAAATATATATTATCCCATTTTCTAATAATACATTTTTCTTTTGCTTTTCCTAAAGAACTATTGAAAATACCTTTTTCAAGATTCATTGCTATTTCTGTATCTATAACGATAGTAGACAATTTTGTGCGAACATTTTCGCGAAACTGTACAGGATTTGATATTTGACGCATTTTATTATAATTGAGATGTGGTTGTGATGCGATTGTTATTAACTAAGAGTGTTTATATTAATAACAATCCATTTGTCTTTATTCAATTTTCCTACATATATAAAATACGGAAATGCAGAAACATATAAATATGGATTAAGAGATTAAGAGATTAAGGGAGGTTAAGTGCAGACGAGAGAGAGCCGGTTGTATCAAAAAATATTCTCTTAACGGTTTCAATTATGTAAACAAAAAAGGCAAGAAACATAAGAACCCAAGGAAGAAGAACCAAAAACCATGAAAGATTGCTAAATCCTTTTTTGCACAAATAAGATAAAACCCAAGTCCATAAAACAATAAACACGGCTTGAACAACATATGATGTTCTTGTATCTTTTTGGTAGGTAAAATTCAGACTCTGTAAAAATGCATTATTTGCTTGGTTCAAAGTAATCTGCTGAGATATCGCATTCATTCCAAAATAAGAAAGTACCATTAAAATAAACGAAACAATTAGATAAATCTGAGCAGGAGTGCAAATATTGTCAAACATCGAATATTATACTATATATAATAATTTATAAAAAATATTTACAAATTATTTAAAATATATATGAGATATTTATAATATTCTTTTTACAAATCATAAAAAGTTTTATATATTTTACACTGTTATCTTCTACGCTCTACGCTCTACGCTCTACACTCTACACTTTACACTTTACTTACTGTACGAGTATTCTTCTTCGCTTAATTCACTTGATTCATCCGTTTTCCACCCCGAGTCATCCTCTTCTTCCTTTAAAGCGTACTTTTCATTATCCCCTACATTATGCTTACTTTTGAGTTTTATTTTTGTTGACACAATTTTAGGAACAGTATTTTTATTTTTTTTAAAGTATACACCATCCGCATCACCATCCGCATCGCCATCACCGTCGCCACCATTTTCCGAAGACTTGTCGCTATCTGTATCGCTTTCGTCGTCATCGTCATCGTCGTCATCATCCTCGTCGCTACCGCCTGCGACATCTACATCTGAGTCACATACTGCTCCTCCATCTATAACAAACCCGTCTTTTAAATATCCATCGCGAGTTTTCTTATTTTTAGGAATTGCTTCTAGTTCGTCTTCTTCATCGTCGTCATCGTCGTCGTTCGCAACCAATGACTCAAACCCTCCAAACAAATATTCATACATTTTATTCCATTTATCTTTTGACAAGTTTATATAATTATTTTTACTGTCCCGTGCAACTAGCGCACATGCACCAAAAAACAATTCTGAATCAACCGGTGGAGGAAACTCATACTTATTTTCACTATTTGCTATACCATCATCTTTTGCCCATAGTTCTACTGTTATTTTGCTTGACACATTTTCTTTTTCATTTTTTGAAGTGCAACTCCATTGTGTTCGTTTGATAAACCCGTCAACCTTTTTAAACTTGCATTTTTTTGATAACTCCTCGGCACAAATTAAACTCTCTTTAATATCACTATCTTTTAAACTTCCATTTTTTTCAACAATAATAAATGTCACACTATTATCATTCTTCTTAACTTTTTTGCTTTCACTTTTGGAGTTTTCACTTTTGGAGTTTTCACTTTTGTAGTTTTCATTGATTACACCTTTATTAAGTTTTACATTTATTTTTTCAGATTTTGCATTTTTTGATTTCGATTTTTCATCACCAATTGTTGCCATCTGTTTGAATCACTGCTCTGCTAGAATATATCATTTGATTGCAATCGGTTTAAATAGTTTTTCATATAATATATAGAGTTTAACGTAAAGAGATATAAATACTATATCGTATATATCGTATATATAGCCGAGCCGTGCCGATAGTGTGCAGTGTAAATGGAAACATTACATAATAAAAAACAATCATATCCTAGTAATAATAATAATAATAATAATAATAATAAAAAACAAAACAGTAGTAACAAAAAAGATAAAAATACGAAGAGTTCTACCGATAGACCAACTCCAATAAAAGTTTATTTCCCGAATATTTCAATAAATAAAATGAATGATATTTTAATTCCTAATAAAAAAAATGGTAATAAGACGGGAAAGACCGACAAGACAAGTACTGTTGATATATCAAAATATTTAGTAAACGAAAGTAATAAAATTATAATTTATAGTTCTTCTGGAATTTTTGAAATGATAAACAATGGATTATTTCAGTTATATCCAGTAGACAAACATATTAAGGAAGTAACTGTTAATAATAATTTAAAATTATTACTGGATGGTTCTTATATGAAACGCTATGATACTGCTTCATATCAAATACCATATAATCATAACATAAAATATAAAACAATTCGAACATATAAAAATGATATTAAGTCAAATATAAAATTTATTATAGAAATGGAAAATGAATCTATATACGACTTTTATATGTTGATTACGTCTGCTGATATAACGAATAATGAAAATAAAAAAACAGAATTAAATAAATTTGTAAAAGATGAAGCGTTGTCGTTTTTATCGAGGTTAAACTTATATAGGTAATTATATACAACAAAATAAAGATAAATGTGGAGCTGGATAATAAAAGTTACTATGATTTCATTATTATTGATATTTCTACTTCATTATTTATATTCATTTTTTAAAACAATGTTAACTTCTCCAAAGTTGAAAGATTTAGTAAATAAACCCCAGGAAAAATATAATACAATTTATAACTCGCTTAAAAGCACAGGAGATGTAGGAATAGAAAATGTATGCGAAGATAATAAGAGTAACTTGGGAGGCATCCATGGTAGTAACTCATCTAGTATGAAAGATGAACTAAAAAAATATTTAAAAGAGTTAAATTTTTCTAATAACTCTAGTAACTCTAGTAGCAGCGCTTTAAATACAAACGTAGACATTCTGCCACCTAACAACGAAGATACAAACAGTATTTATTCCCAAAATAATATTATGACAGGTATGGGGGCAAATGGTATATCTACGCGAGTAAATAATATACCCAATTATTTGCCCAATACAAACACGAGTAACCCTACTGTTGCACCTGATTATGGTACGCCATCAATGTCGTCTTCTTATTCATCTGCATATTCTACTTATTAAGGTATATCGAGGTATATCGAGTGTATATCGAGGTATATCGGGGGTATATAATATATGTAACATAGTTAAAGATATTTATATATTATAATACATTATACCGCTTCACCGTGCGAACCACCATGACAACTAGTTTTAACACTCGAAATCCTTATAATTCTAAAAGGGAAATACGAGACCCGTTTAATTTATCTTTTGACGAACAGAATGAGATATTGAGAAGTTTTCCTTCAAACGTTAAATTTTCTTATGAAAAAAGTACTCATAAGAAAGTTTTATCAGATGTATATGTAATTATTCCAAAGGGTAAAAAATACTTTGTATGGTTTACACATCGAAACAGAAAAAATATTTGTGTTTTTCTTGAAATAGGATACCAGAGTAAAATAATGAATATTTTTTATCGTCATGTTTCATTTGACGACGCACTATCATATGGTACAATATTTTATGGAACATTATTCAAAACTAAAGCTAGACAAGAATTTAATGATAAAAAAAATATATGCACTAGTGAAATATTTTCAGTAGAAGATATTTTTTATTATAAGGGTGATGATATATCTCAATACACTTATCATAATAAGTTAAATGTAATTAAAAAAATATTCGATACAAAGTTGCGTTATAATATGGCATTTGGTAGTGGTGTTGTTTTTGGTTTACCAGTTATGACTACCGACTTTACAGAAGCTTATGACAAAGCAATGGAGTTGCCTTATTCTGTTTATTCTATTCAATACAAGTATTTTGAAGATAAAACTTCATCACACCCGTTTACAGAATTTTATCATTTTAACAACACTGGTGCTGGTGGTGGTAGCATAAGTGGTTCAAGTGGTTCAAGTGATACAAATAATTTGGTAACTCATAGAAGTAACAGCAACAGCAATGGTGATATTTATACTGTCCATGTAAATAAATACAATGATAAACCACCAACGACGACTGAACCTATCAAACAAAAAATAATGTCGAGTGACATATACAAGGTATTCTTTATAAAACCAGATTTACAAAATGATATTTATTACTTGTACCAAACCACTACTACAAATTTTGACGTTATTTCAAAAGAAATAGCGCATATACCCGACTATAAAACAAGTGTTTTAATGAACAAGTTATTCAGAAATATTAAAGAAAATAGTAACTTGGATAGTTTAGAAGAAAGCGACGAAGAAGAAGAATTTGAAAATATACAAATCGATAAATTCGTGGATTTAAATAAAATAATAAAAATGCGTTGTATTTTCAACTATAAATTTAAGAAATGGGTTCCGGTTTCTATTGTTGTATAAAATATTTACATAATACTCATCTATGTGTTTATATGTGTTTATATGTGTTTATATGTGTCTATTTTTGTATGTAGCCAAAATAAAATATTTTATAAATATATATATTTCATATTATTTTATTCATGACTTCACAACTTTTGAATCCCAATAATGTTCACGGAGGACCTTTTACAACCGACCCAACCGGTGCTGTTGTAAATTCAAGAAATACGGCATTTGGTCATGTAGGAGGAAGCGCTGCCGCTTTAAACGGCGAAGGATTATTTAAAGTAACCGGCGGTGATGGAATGCCTAGTTCCGTTCAGAAACAAATGGGTGGTAGCACATGTGGTGCAAACAGAGTGATGGCGGGTGGTAGCACTTGTGGCGCCAGAATGATGGCTGGCGGTGGAAGACGCCGCAAGAATAGCGGAAAACGCAGCAGAAAAAATAAACGCTCTCGTTCATCGAAAAGGTATGCTCGCAAACGCAGTCTTACATACCGCATGAAGCATAGACGCTCGCGAAGACATTCGCGTTCAAGAAAAGTAAAGGGGGCAAGAAGAGCACAGGCTGGTGGTTATCAGCAATATATGAGCAATATTCCATTTTCATTAGGGTTTAGAACTCCAGGGTTTGGCTTAACATCCGGTACAAGTGCTCTTGCAAACCCTGTTCCTTTTATGCCTTATAATAGTCACGATTAGTTTATTAGTCCATTATTTAGTCCATTATTTAGCCCATTATTTAGTCCATTATTTAGTCCATTATTTAGCCTCGTTAAATAACGCCGACACATCAATAAGGCATCCTTTATTTTCTAAACCAGATTTCCCTTTCCCTTTTTTACGTTTATTTTCATGTTCTTCCTCTTCTTTTTCAAAATCATCGCCGCTCTTATTTTTCGGCACAGGAACAGCACGGTTAAGCGAAAGAGAAAGCGCAAGTTGTTGTGCTACACTTTTTTGACCCGAAGAGGAAGATGGTTTCGGCTCCCACGACACTTTCCATTTCGAAACATCTTTGCTATGCCCGTCATTGTATTCGTGATTATCACACACCAAAATCTTATAATTCTGTGACTTATAATATTTTCGTCTTTTGTACCACTGGCTCATGAAAATATCGTGTTCGTCTATAATATCAACTACAAGCGGAGAACTATGCTTTTGCCGCAATATTCGCCCCACCGACTGACACACATCCGTCTTCGGCGAAGCTAAAATCAGACTCGTTAACGTCTTAATATCCAACCCTTCCGACGCCATCGCATATGTAGCTATTATCACCTTTTTCCCCTCACTTTGTTTCAGCGCCGCTTCTTTCATTCCGCCAATATAGTATCCAACCGATCCACCTGCTATGTTTCGATGTGCTATCGCATCGTGTAAATACGTAATCAACGACTTGTTGTGCGCCAATATCATAAACTGTTGTTCGGGATTCATCTCCAGTTCTGATACCAAAACGCGTAGAATAAACTCGCTCCGGTGACTATAGCTACACAGCTTAGAAATCATTGTGCTGAATTTCGGATTCCCCATATAATCATGCTGCGTCTCGTTGAACTCCTCGTCGTCCACATTGTACACTATACCCTTCACAACTACACTGTGTTCAGACTCCGTCTTCTCTTTATGCACCACAGGTCCAATAAACATCTCAAACACTTTCGTTAATCCGTCTTTTCGCTCCATCGTACCCGATAACCCCAGAGTATATGTTGTATTTACTTTCATCATACATCTCGAAAATACCTCTGCGCCCATATGATGACAATTGCTAACTATCGGACCAATATACTTTCCTGGGATTTTTAATACGAAATTGTGGTTATCTTTTACCTCGATATCAAATACGTCATATCCATCTTCTGATTTTCCGAATATTTTTTCAGCTTCCGGTGTTGATGGCGGAATGTAATTTTCAAAATATAGGAATGCAGTTGCGGTTAATGGACCTTTCGGAGTTAACGCTTTATATAATTCAAAACTGCTAATATCGTATTGGTTGCTTGTGTTAGCATTATACATACACTCAATGTAGTCCCCGATACGTAGGTCTTTCGCACACTTATATCCATCGGTGGTCAGTATTTTATGTTCTGGTGTGCAAACGAATGAACCACACATCAAGTATACATTGAGTAGTTCCTTTCGCTGTCTTTTCCATGCATGCGTCATTTGTGACCACTCGAAACGCTGCGTATTTTGATTGTAGCTGAGAATTTTCGGCAATACCTCTACTAGTTTCTCTACATCTTTTTCTATTCTTACATACTTTTGCATTGTACCGTTGGTAAGCCATAGGTCATATAGCGTTCCAATTTCCATAGGTCCACGCGATGTATGAACAAGTGTATTGCGTGGAAAGCATTCATCATAGATTGCTAACCCGAAATTGCGAAACGTATCTTTAGGGTACTCCTTCATTGATAGTGACTGTAACATTCCAATTACGATATCTTTATTTTCAATGTCTAGAGTCTGTCCTTGTATTTTACCAACACGCGCGCCAGGTAGAAATTGTTCTATTCGCTCTATCCATTGATTTAGCAGAAACGACTTGTGCACAATTACAAGAGTACACTTTCCCAGACGCGACACAATATTTAGCGCCATTACTGTTTTACCTTTGCCGGGGTCTACGTCTAACAGTCCTCCACCACAGTCCCCGACGTGTTTTATATACTTATCTACGATTGCATTTTGATACGGACGCAGTTCGCCGTTAAACTGTATTGAAATATTGTTTCCAGAAGGTATAAGTATTCTGTCGGGTGGACCATATGTATCGATTCCGAAATATCGCGGTATATACAATTTAAGTGGCGATTCTAAATATATAGGAAATGGGTTGGGTTGTATTGGTGATTTAGGAATAAACGGTTTTACGGTTAATTCCGTTCTTATAAAATGCTGTTCTTCTACTGATAAACATTCTTTGAAAATGGAGTATCCTTTTTCGCCCAAATACGTAGAGTAGTTATTGCCGTTATTGCTGTTATTGCCGTTTTTTTTTTCAGTCGAAGTAATAGTTGAAAGGGGCAAAGACGATTTTTTACTCATGCTCGTTGGTTTACTATGCTTTGTTTCTTTTTACGGATAAAATACTTTGGTTACTTGTATTGATATTTTTATTTAGCCATTTTCAATTTTAACTTATTTCGAAATTATTCTAAAATAATTGGTAAATAAAAAATATAATATTATGATATACGGAAATGTTGAAAAAAAATGATACTGTCAATAAACTAATGAACGGTCAGTTTTTGCTACTCGTTATTTTTGTTATTTATATTATTTTTAATATACAAACACCCGAACCATTAGCGAATATAGTGGACTCAACACTCGGGTACGTTATTATTATCGGGTTATTCGCCTTTATGGCTGTAAATCTTCACCCTTTAATTACACTTGTCGGAATTTTCGCCATTTATCTCCTCTTTAAGCGTTCTAGTATGTCGACTGGCTCACTCGCTATGACTAAATTCCTCCCCAGCGAAAATCTTAAAAGCCAGCACTTATCCGCTTTTAACCAGTTTCCCGTTACATTAGAAGAGGAAGTCGTACAAAGAATGGCTCCTTTGCAATCTGGTCCTGCTATGGGTCCTAAAACATTTACTCCTATTTTGAATGACTTGCATGATGCTGTAAGCATAAATTAATTTGGTGATATGTGGGAATATGTGGGGATATGCAGAAGTAATCATTTTTACTTGTTTTATTACTATTTGGTTAGCATAGTAATAAAATATAAAATTTCTAGATGTTGTTTATTTTGTAAATGTTGTTTATTTTGTAAATGTTGTTTATTTTGTAAACTATCACCTTGTAAAAGCCCTCTTTCCTACAGATAATACAACGATTCCTAATACTATTGCTAAAATAAACTGAACTGAACCCGACTCCATTAAAGAATTAATTAGTTTTATGCCATGTGCGCGAGATTCTTTACCAATATCGTCTTTTCGTTTATATAGTTCTTTTCCCTCTTCGCCAGTAGGTTGGCAGTCTATATATATTTTATCATCTGTTGCTCTCCCTTGAAAGTTGGGTCCATTCGAGTTAATGTATAATGTTTGTTTTGTTACAGCAGGATAATTTTGAAGTCTAGTTTTCCCTAATGCTGCGTTTAGTTTATCAACAGCTGTTCGACTTATTATTTGTCCGCTTTTTAACATATCAAAAGCAATATTACTTTGCTTACATGATGCTGTATCTACGCGGAAAAAATAATAAGGTGTATTTGGTATAAAGTTATTCAAGTTAAAGTTATTTATATTAATCTGGTAGCCTTCATTTTGGTTTGCAGACCTTCCTGCACTCTGTTTTGTAAACTCGTTAATAATATTGTCTAAAACTATTCCTCCTGACTTTGTGTTAGATGATGATGAAGATGAACCGGCTGCTACTATAAATGGTAATGATACTATCATTTGCTCTTTGTTATCGCCTTGGTGAGTTATTATAACTTCGATATCTGCTCTTACCCCTTTATATGTATTTATAGATGGTTGAAATATGTATATGTCAGAAACATTATATTTTTTTTTATTTAGAAATGCTTGTGGAACTGTTCCGTCAGATTTTAGGTCATACTTTATTCTTAACATTTGTCCCATATTATATACTACACATGAACTATCATTGTACTCGTACTTATAGTCACAGTACATATTGCAGTTTTCTTGTTTTTCGGTTGTATCTATATTTACTGGAAAATCACATGACTGTGACATTTTTTTATTTTATGTATTGATATATTATTATTATACTAAATATATTTTATATATGCATAAAATATTTGCTTTAATAATTAATTAAAGCATAAAATTAAAAATATAGAAATAATATATATTTATTATATAGATTGTAAATAATAATCATGAAAACAAAAATTCGAAGATTTTTTAAAGAAAAGTCGTGGTTTGCAGGATTATTTGATGAAACTAGATTTAAAGGAGTTAGTACACCAGAGAGTACTGATTTTCAGACAATAGAAACTAAAGTAGTTGATACTAATAGTGTAGATACTTATGATTTAGTATTTAACCTTCAAATGCCTAGTATTGCCAACACAACATTATTTAAACATGCTAGAAACAGTGATACTGTTGACTATTATTGTAACAATAAAATACATATACGATTATATTTTAAAGATGAAAGTATTTTTGATAATCTTGTAGGAACTGAATGTATTATATCTCCTTATATACTTAAAGGTCAGACAAAGAGAACAAGTGATGGAATCTATTTTGGTTCATTAAATGACATTAGAGAGAAAATAGATAATGCGACCGCAGATGCTATTATAAGAGGGTCACCTTTTGAATACAATGGTGATGAAATTGTCTTTAAAGATGAAAATGTTAAAGATAAAAATGGTAAAAATGTTTTAGATGATAACGGTAATCCGCTTACTAAACAAGTTCCTGTTCCTAAAAGTCCTAGCATCCAAAGGGTGGGTCCTTTTGCAGATTCTAAGGAAGGTGTTACTGCTGAAAATATTGCAAAAAAACTAAAATCTAAAGTAGTCGGAAGCAATAAACGTCTTAACGATTATATAGACTATATTGGTAAAGAAATAAAACCGGGTGAAGAAGGTTCTCCGTTTCAAGAATATAAAACTCGTTATAGTAGACCTAATGTTACCGAATCTGATATTGATGATGATAGCGAGAAACTTGAAACAACCGGATTAGTTTCTAAAACTAACTTTATGAGTATCGAAGAAAAGAGAAGATACTTTGATAGAGAATATCAATATTTTATGCAATTTGACTTTGACTTAAACGAATATAAAGTTGTTAAGGATGAGAACACTGGTGAAATAACAAAAGTTGTAAAAAAAAAGGGTGAAGGTGAAGTTAGCACTGCTTTAAATGATACTGATGACTCTCTGATAATGTTGTTAAAAAAAAATCAATGGTTTAGTATTGTATTTAAAAACATAAATATACCTTTTGACATAAAAGAAATTCCAAGAGACGTAGTAAAACTTCATTTTGAAATAGAGAATATTTCTCCACCAGATTCTATCGGAGAGGTAAATATTTTTTATAAGAATTTTTTTTGCGAATACCTTAATATGATTCTTAAAGATTATATAAAAACACCAATAAAAGTGCATGATGTCATGTTTCAATATAATGATATGGTTAATGCTATATATAATAAAAGTGAAAAATATTTTTCTAAAATAAATCAATTAAACCACATCGCCAGGAAAGTAATATACTACTATTTGAAAAATCTTGATGAAGTAGATGACAGGTATACAAGATTGTATAAAGAAATGATGAACGCAATTCAAACTTGTAAAGAACAAACTATTAAACTCATTAAAGAAGGAACATCGAAAGTTATATCACAAAATAAAACAGAACTTGCCAAAGCTGTAAAAGATGCAGATGATAAAATTAAAAGTTTTTCCGATATTTTCAGACGTGATGAAATTAAAGTTTTTAGAAGACATTTTCTTAGTGCTATTATGCGTGTACATCAAAAAACAGGTTTATCATCAATAACCGACCAAGAAATTCTAAATGAGTATAAAAGAATTATGGAATTTATAAAAATAGCTAAAACAGGGAAGAAACCTGGTAACCCATCTAAAGTAGTAGCAACCAAAACAAAATTTGGCGATGAAGGTGAGCTTGAAGCCGCCAAAACAGGTTCTTTTCCTATTGATACTTCTTCAACATTCAGAGATAATAATGCAAATAGAACATCAATTGGAGGTAACATGATTGAATATCAAACCGGCGGTTATGATGAAGTCTCGTATCAAACAGGTGGTGGTAGCTTTAACTCTGAAGATTATAACCTTATGATTCCAATGAATATTCACACTATGAACACTGGCATAAATAAAATGGTAGTTAGAATACATAAAATACACCTCCAAGCAGGAGATAAAATTATTGATTTAGGTGAATCGCGAAAACAGGATGACGAATCATCAGTAGATATTAAAGTAGGAGATGCTGTTCGATTTGTGTATGGTAATGATATATTTTACGCTATTATTTGTGGATTCAAACCAGGCAAACCTTTAAATAAAGATGGTTCGGATAAAGCAATGAATATGAATGATTTTTATGAAACGTATAATGATATAAGCAAAACACTAGAATCAAGTAATTTAAAAATGAGCCCTGAAGAATTTCTTAGTTTGACGAATTTACGCGGTATTAAATTTCTTCCGTTTAAATATAATGATGACACTTATAGTTTTACACCATATGATAGTGAGAAAATTGTATCAGAGTCTCAAAATAGTAATCTAAAAAAAGGTCTTAATGGGAAATTTGTATTTTCATGTAAAGATGATAAAATACCAATATTGCCAAATGGATACGTGCTCCCTTTTGTTAGTCGCGTCAAAGAAAACATATCAACCGCTTTTAATAAAATTATTCCATTCTCTACCAAGGCAGATATAGGTAAGGATAATAAACTACCACAGTATAGTCTCCCATCGTATATGAGTTTAGAAAAAGTTTTTGTTCCTCCTAACTTCAGCGAAGTTATAAAAGAACTAACAAATTTTAGAGGAGATAACCCTGACGATATTTTAAGTAAATTGATAAAAATAATGGAAGCCAATGGTCTAAATGACTCCGATGACTGTAAAAAAACATCCGAAAAATTTGCAGCTTCTAATACCGAAAATAGAAAAAAGGACTTTCAGACCGAGCAGAAGCGTATTAATGATGAATTCAGAAAACTTTATCTTGCCAATGGTCAACTTAATAGAAAAGGTGCGATGCAATATATACAAAAGTTATATATGCAAAAAGTGGAAGAGGGGATGTTTGTTAACAACGAAGGTGACCCTGTTCGAACGGCTACTAAGTTAGTTTTTGCTTTAAACTTGATACCAACCAATCCTGTAAAAAGCATGGATTTATTGATTCGAGCATTATCGCAAAAGGAAGTTTTGAGTATATCAGAAAGAAAAAAACAGTTAAGTCAACAAATTACATCTCGTGAAAAAGAAAAAATAAAAGATTTAGATGATCATACTTTACTTGATGGTGGCGGTGATATCGAATTTCAATATGGAGGTGCAGACGCCGAAGATACAGCAAAAGCTAAGATGATTATTGAAGACACAATTGATACGTTATTTAAACAAAATATAATAGATGTTGCATCAAAAAAAAATTTGAGTAGAAATTTAGATAGCGCGGAAGCCAACTATAACCCCAATGAACCAGAACCGACTGTTGCATCATCAACTAGTATGGTGAAATCGGGTGTTGGACCTGGAACAGGGTTTGGATCAGGAACTGGATCTGCTTCTGATTTTATTTCAAAATTTTTTAATAAAGGTTCTATGGGGAGTTCTTCTTCTTCGGGAATGGGTAGCGGTAGCGACTCGTGTGGAAATAATACGAGTATTGTATGTAATAATGAAGATTTAGTTATTACAGTTACTCTTAAATTAAGTGAACTAATCGCATCATGCATGACCCACGAAACGATACAAAATTTTGATAGTCAACCGGGTAATTTGAAACAATTAACGAATAGTGAAGAGGATGGTGATGGTGAAGCAAAGAAGAAAGCAGAGGAGGAAAAGCTGAAGGCTGAAACTGAAGCGACGAAAGTGGAGGATGAAAGGGTTAAAGCTGCTGCTGAAGCTACGAAGGCTGCTGAAGCTACGAAGGCTGCTAGTGATGCGAAGGCTGCTGCTGATGCAAAGGCTGCTGCTGAAGAGAAGGCTGCTGCTGAAGCGAAGGCTGCTGCTGAAGCAAAGGCTGCTGCTGAAGCAAAGGCTGCTGCTGAAGAGAAGGCTGCTGCTGAAGAGAAGGCTGCTGCTGAAGCAAAGGCTGCTGCTGAAGCAAAGGCTGCTGCTGAAGCAAAGGCTGCTGCTGATGCTGGTAATGAATCTGGTGCTGAATCTGTGACTGATGTTGAAGTGAATGCTGATGCTGGTACTAAAGTTCCTAAAAAAGATGGGAATGTTGATCAGGAGAAGGGTGAAGGTCAGGACAGTGTAAGTGAACCTCAACAAAATGTTATGCTCGGTGGTTATTTAAAAAATAATAATAGTAAATCCAAAAAAAATAGAAAGTCTAATAAAAATAAAACAAAAAAAAGAAAAGGAAAAAAATCCAATAGCAGAAAATTTAAATTTGTCAAGGTAAAAAAAAATGTAATTTTATAGTTCATCATATTTTGTATGCAAAATCTACCAATATACAAAATCTACCAATATACAAAATCTACCAAATATATAATTTAATAATAACCCATAGTTACTATTAAATTAAAATTATTAACTTCCATCGTATTTTATCACTCCAAAATTTCACTAATAACAGCATCAATATTTTCAATATTATTGAAACAGAATTTGTTTATTTCCGCAGGAGAATACTTAAGATGAAGATTATTTTCCATATTATTTATTTTCTCCTTGTGTTCCACACTTAGCATCGTAGAGTAAAATAACTCCAGTAACTGGATTATCATCGTTCGCGTACATTTTGTAAACTCAATATGTTCATCTAGTCTGCCAGGTCTTTTAAATGGTTCGCCAATCTTACTTGGGTCATTTGCCGTGCATATAATAATTCTGCCACTTGTTTCCACTAATCCATCCATGATTGTAAGTATATCCGCGTCATTTATTACAGACTTTGTTTTCATTAAATTTGAAGGTCCATGCATCGTACCACTCGTGTTTCCACTTTTCTTCTTTTTAAAAGAGTCGCCACCACTACCACTACCACCACTACCACCATTATCATTATTATTGTCTCCGTCGACGCCTTTACTACCATTGCTACTCGAATCACTATCTACGACTATTACACTACTTGTATCCGACATATTTCCTACTCCACCCAAACCCATAATCCCGCTTAACAAATTCGCACTCATTGCCTTCATTGCAGCAGTCGCTGCATCATTTGTCGAAACCGGTTTTTCACTAATCACGTCTAATATCTTATCAAACTCGTCAATCACATACAAGCGCTTATGTATCGGAATATATCGACCATTAATATAATCTCCATAAAATATATTTTTCAAATCCGACACTTTTTTAATCTTGTCAATATCATTTACATTAATAATATGTCTATCCAATAATTTTGCAATCGCTTTCATCGTAGACGTTTTACCACACCCCGGTGGTCCATAAAACAAAAACCCAAGCTGATAAGGTATTCCACGTTGTTCATACCATGCTTTATTATTTACAAAAAAATCAATACGATTTATAATCTTATCTACATCTGTGAAAAAACAATTCTTCTTCAAATCTTTTGTCGTATTCAACTGATACTCAGAACATAAAATATTCGACAATTTCTGTTCCTGTTGATATCCATAATCATCGTCACTATTTGAGTTGCATTTTTCACTTTGTATAAACTCGTAAATGTATATTTTATCTGTCATTTTGTCTTCTATTTTTTTATTATATGTTTTTTCGCATTTTTCGATAAAGTTGTACATGGCATCAATCGGTTTTTTTTTATCCATTAAAAGTGTGAAATTCAGTTTCTTGAATTCCCTTACATCCGAATTTTTTGAATCGCCGCGATGCGTATTGAATTTTTCTATCAGTACAAATATTCCATCTTCAATTTCAATCGGTAAATTTGTACGCGGGCTATAAATCTTTGCCATGTTGTTATTTTTATCAACAACTTCGATATATTTTAGATTCATAATTAATCCATTTATTTCCTTTTTCTTGCGTTTTGCTTCAATAATATCCGTGTAGTAATCGAGTATGTGTATAATAGGACAAGGATACGTAATATGAATATTCATAGAATGATATCCTACAATATACTGGTTCCCTTGGTACATTATTCGATGCATATTTCCTTTTCTTAGACTCATATACATCTGTCGGATTGTTTCGCGATTTGTTGTATATATTATATGAATACCATGTGTCAAATAACTTAAAATCTCAGTATTATGCAGTATAAATAAAAATAAAAGAATGATAAAAACATCTATATAATAATTTCCCGTTTTCAAATTTTGTATTAAAATAATATCACCAATACCCCCTAAATTCGGCATAGGTATCATAGTTGCAGCAGTATATTTGTATGGACTATATATTTATAATAGTATACCTCTAAATCGATTATAAATATATTATAAGATTTTATCATGTGTCGTGTTGTGTCGTGTTATGTCGTGTTATGTCGTGTTATGATATTAAAATGGCATTGAATACTGCAAAGCGTTATCATATATCGTAGCCTTAAATGCGTCATTATATCCTTCAACATAAACGGTGTCTCCATTATATATATTATCGCATCCTTGGTCACACGTGCAGCTGCGCCGTTTATGCGTTACCGGTAATTTCACAGACTGGTTTTTATCACTCATGGTATAAAATTGCCACCTGTCGCGGTTTGGAAATAGTGGTCTCCCCATAAGCGATAGGATTGTTTCCTGCCCATTGACGCGTGTCAGTATTCCTACTTGACGATATGACGAATTTACCGAGCGCGTTGGTACATTTATAGGTATCGATACACTTCCTCTTATATCCCCTCCCATTGCACCGCCCATTGCACCACCCATTGCGATATCTAATGGATTTGATGCTCCATGCGGGTGGAAAAGTCTATCGTCGCGAAGTGGTGGAGTATACGGATTTAATAAAACGTCTGCTGGACCGCGAGTATATCCAGAACCAAAACTCGGTATTAAATCTAAGAAACTTCCTCCGTGTCCATGGGGGTGCGCATGAGGATGTGAACCCTGAACGGGAGAGTCTTTATTAAAATTATAATATGCTAAATAAATAATGAAACCTGCAATAAATAGAAATATCACAAGTGTTATATTTTCAAAACATATTACGCCCGGAGGGCATTTCTTTGCCATTATATAAAAATATGGATATTATATTTTTATACGAGGTTATATTGGTTTATATTGGGTTATATTGGGTTATATTTCGTTTATGACGGGTTACGAATTATTGATTGAATTTCGATTAATCTCACGCATCTGTTACGCCTCATGTTCTAATGTTTGTCTTAATCTTATTAGCTTCCTACGGGAGCGGGGCTTGTTTTGTTGCCTCCTGCTCCTCCCGTCAGTAACGACATTCCCGGGAATCCGCCACTTCCTGAAAACATCTTACTAATTGAACTATTTTCAAATTTATCGAGGAAACTTTGAGCAGTGTTCAAGATAGGCTCAATCGATTTTAAGTTATTAATCATTTCATTCTGCTGAGCTACCATGTCGCCATTTCCTCCCATATTTGACAGTACACTAAGCGCCTGTTCTTTTTGCGCATTGCTTCCTGTAGCGGCTTGCATCATCGGGTTAATCGATTCCCCACCTACTGGAGCGGGACTTAATTGCGACATTCCGTCTTTAGTACCCTTCCCACCTGTAAAAGGTTGCTGTACGGTATTTGCAGACACAGGTCCCATGGTGACAGTATCACTTGAAGTAACAGTGGGTGTAACAGTAGAATTTCCAGCAGCAGGAGGAGGAGGAGTAGCAGCCTCCATGGCAGCATCAGCTACAGCAGCATCGTATGTTTTTTTTGCTGCTTCATATTTTGTTTTAAGCTCGGCTTTCTTTGCATCATCTGTTTGACCATCCATTGCTGCTTTTGCATCGTCCATGAGAGTTTTTAACTTTGTGATTTCTTCTGTAGTAAAACCCTCCATCCTCATGATTGAGGAAAAACCTCTATTTCTGAACATAACAAGAAAGTTTGTTAAAATAGTGGTTGTTAATAAAACAACAATCATATTTTTACTAAAGAAGGTTGTCAATAATCCAATAATAATAAAAATTCCTATAGCTTCTAAATTATTTCTAAGTAAATAGTTTGCCGCGGTTATAATTGCAAAAAAGAAAGAAGCATATAACACATATTTATTCGAAAGAATATTGCTCGAGTTGCTCGAAAATTTAGGGGAAGACCTTTTTGATTTCATTATAAGTATTATATATATATGACATAGAAAAAAGGTATTACAAAATAATAATAATTAACAACTATAATTATTATTAACAACTATAATTATTATTAACAACTATAATTATTATTACATTTATATTATTCAAGTTGTTGCAATAAATATTAGTAATCAGATTCTTCCTGATACTCGTCATCCGATGATACATAGTTATTGTTATCACCTCTCGTCTTTAGAACATATTCTATCTCGTCTCGAATATTTTGTATTTCTTTAAGTAATGCAGTCTGATCCATTTTAACGCGATTCAACTTAAATTCATCATTCTTAATATTCTTAGAAATTTCGCGTATATGGTCCGACAATACCTTAAGTGCCTTTTTTTGTTTTCTCTTTTCGTCTAAAATAATATTATTATAGTTCTCGTAATCATTTACAACAGTTTCTAAAAAAGAATTTTGCTCTATTATATCCCTTATTTCTTTTTCTTTATCAAACATTTGTTTACGTTTATTACGTAACATGTCTTTCATTTTATAAATTCTTACGTCCTTTTTCATTGTTGTATTCGAGTAAGATTCTTCTGTTTCGTCGGGACTTTCGTAGTCACTACCTAGAGACGAGTCGTCGCTGCTGCTTACATCTTGCGCGGGTTGAGATGCATGAGATGGATGAGATTGGTGAGAAATAGGATAATTCTCTTCCACAGATTGAAATGCTGGACTTATCATAGAATTTTTCATAAACTCGTCTATATTGGGAGAGTCGCTTATCTTTTTCGGAGATACACCTCTCTGTTTTTTCTGTTTTACCATTATATTATTATGGATATTTATATTCGTATTTATATTCGTATTTATATTCGTATTTATATTCGTATTTATATTCGTAATTATAACATAGTTGTCACCGTTACACACTAGCAGTTCCTAATGATTTTGCACACAAGTAAATACGTTTTGAATTAAATATTATATCTAAAATAACAAATGCTGCTGCATATATTAATCCATGAATCAATGCTACTATTATTCTATTGCCGTTATTCGGAATCTTAAAAAAGAAATCAGGAATCATTATTATGAACAAAAAAATAAATAAAAAATTTTTTGTAAAGTTAAATATAAACTCTAACATAAGTATATTATATATTTATATTATGTATTTTATTATGTATTTTATTATTGGGCATATTATCTACAATATTTCTATGGTTGCTTAAATTGTTGCGCAACACTTATTAAATATTTCAAAATAGTAGGGATAACTTTAAAAAATATCAACCATATGATATAATATACAAATGAAATAATCAATGCAGGTATAATTTTGTCCTTAAATTTTTCCCATATTTCTGAAAGTTTTGCCTTTATTTTCAAAAATGTCTCTTTAAAAAATAATTCAATTTTGGAAAAAATACTATTACTATTCCCTGATTTTTTATTTTCTTTCTTTAACTTCTCATCGGTGTCTTTTTTTATTTGTTCTAATTTTTCTTTTAATGGTGTCGTTAACTCTTCTTTCTTTGCCTTCAACATCTTAGGCAATGTTTCTTTAAAAAATTTTTCAATAAATTTTGGAAATAACTTAGACGAGTTCTTTTTAACAGACTTAGGTACTAGACTATTTAAAAAATCCATGAATTTTTTTATCGTATTTTGTATGAATTCTAAAATTTTCTTAATAATACCATCATATGGAAAAAAAGCAAACACGCAAAAATATATAATAAAAGTAAATAAAAAAGAACAAAAGAACTCCATAATAAGTTGAAACTTACATGGCATCCCGCCTGGTACCGCACCCGATACACCAGCTACATCTTGTCCACCAGGTACCGGAAGGTTAAACATACTGCCTATTTTTCCAAGTTTACTCGCGTTAGCGGTCGACGAATAAGCATCCATTATTTTTTATTATATATGTAGAGTATTAATATATTATGAAAATATAATTAATATATATATAAAAATATTTGTATATAATATTATAACATTTAGAATGTCTTTAAAACAAACTTCCACCCCCGCTAGTAAATCGTCTGAGCCACTTCTTACAGAAAATGACTCTCGCTACGTATTGTTTCCCATCCAAGACAATGAAATATGGAAAATGTATAAAAAACAAGTCGATTGTTTTTGGAGAGCAGAGGAGATTGACTTATCGAAAGACGTCGTCGAATGGAACAGCGACATTTTAAACGATAATGAACGATTTTTTATTTCCATGATTTTAGCTTTTTTTGCAGCAAGTGACGGAATTGTTACTGAAAACCTAGCTGTGCGTTTTATGGGCGACGTGCAGTTAGCCGAAGCGCGTGCCTTTTACGGATTTCAGATTGCAATAGAAAATGTGCATAATGAAGTATATTCTTTACTAATCGACACCCTTATTAAAAGCAGCGAACAAAAAGAAAAACTATTTGCCGGTATACATAATTTTCCATGTATTAAAAAAAAGGCTGACTGGGCACTTAAATGGATAAACGACAAAAGAAGTTCGTTTTTTACGCGACTCATCGCCTTTGCATGCATCGAGGGTATATTTTTTTCAGGTGCGTTTTGTTCCATTTATTGGCTGAAAAAGAGAGGGTTGATGCCTGGTCTCACGTTTAGTAATGAGCTCATATCTCGCGACGAAGCACTGCATACCGAATTCGCAATATTGTTGTATAATAAAATGCAGAAAAAATACCCGAAACAAAAAGTACATGATATCATAAAAGAAGCAGTGGAAATAGAAAAAGAGTTTATTTGCGAAGCATTGCCTTGTCGTTTAATCGGAATGAACTCGAAGCTCATGTCACAATATATCGAATTTGTAGCTGATAGGTTATCTCTTCAACTTGGATACGAAAAAATATATAATTCTTCGAATCCATTTGATTTTATGGAAATGATTAGCATAGAAGGTAAAACTAACTTCTTTGAAAAACGTGTTAGCGAATATGCTCTTTCAGAAAAAACCAAAACAGATACTATATTCGACTTTAATGCTAGTTTTTAACTTCAGCGTACACCACCCATACCAATTCCTCTATACGTATTTTTTCTAACATGCTGTGGATGCTGCGGTAAAGGAACGGAATGAGGGCGGCTCGGCAATATGATATTCTGAGGTTGTACCGGTGGTCGCTGCGGTTGTACCGGTGGTCGCTGCGGTTGTGGATGGTATATGCCAATATTTTTATTCATTTTTACGTCAAGTATGTTTTTAATGTCTTCTTTTTCTAGACGTATTTTCGACTCGACTGCTATATTTTGTTCTTCAAATCGCAGCATTCTTGGGTCACGCATTGTTTGAAAATTATATACATTTATATACTCATCTTTAAACTCATAATTTAAATTTCGTATCGTAACAAGTCCATCCGACGTTGTCATGTTTACTACTGTAGCTGCTTCTTTCCTACATATAAGTCTTTTAACACCATCACATAACTGTAAAATATTTTTATCTAAAATATTGAAAAAAACAGACCGGTCAATATACAGCCCCGCATATTCAACACGTTTTTGCATATAGTTATCTTCACCACCCCATGCCCAAAAATTAGGAAACCCGTTCGTCCTTTCGAAATCCTCCCCCTTTATAGAAAAAATACCACCGAGTGCAAATTTAAAACCATAGTAATGTTTAACTATACCAGGAGTAGTATCATAATTGATTACATTTTTGCTATATGGAACGGTATCAACGTCGTTAAAAACAAATGTAATATTTTTGTAATCATTTGGATACTTGTATTTTAAAGCCAAGAACCCTATATTTTTCATAGCCCCACGATTAAATGGTAAGGTGTTTTTCTGTTCTACAAAATATATTTCGTAATCTGTTTTAGGAATATCTTCTAAAACATGTTTCATATAAACTGTGAAAAATTCTTTGTGTTCCACTCTATCCCTGTACGGAATTATAAAAACGATTTTAGGGATGTTCATTTCAGATAGTTGTTGTGGTTTTAAAACGGATGTATCCGTGTTTGTACTTGTATCATTATCCATGATGTCGTCTATAAATCAAAAATATAAATTATAAATGATATAATAATGTTAATTTTATTTTTTTAGTTTTTTGGCGAATACTTTTCTAAAATAATCTTTGGTATCAATTGTTCTTTAATACTTTCTAATTTTTTGAAACATTTATTTATCGTAACTTCACTCGTTTCGCTAATTTTATTGACATCCTTTTTAGATATGTTAAGTCCGCAAATTTGCGACACGAAATATATAATACCCGCAGCAATAGAATGAGGTGTATTCTCGGGGATTAAGTTATTCTTTTCAATCCGAAGTGCAATAAACTGACTCAACTTTGTAAGTTCTCCATTGACATGCAACCTAGTACAATATCTCTCTATAAAAGCCTCGGGTCTCGTCTTGCAGAAACTGGTCTTCTCGGAATTATGCATGTCGTTCTCAATATCATTTATAATACATACCGCATTTTTACACCCCTTTGTTGCGCTCGTATTGTCTAAGTTAAATATCGTAGCAATCTCCTTTGCTGTTCGTGGACAATCATGGATTCGAAATGCGATATATACAGAAGCAGCAATAATACCGTCACGATTAGAACCGCGAAATGTTTGATGTTCCGATATTTTCTTATGACATCGCAGAGCCTCATCGATTATTATTTTCGGAATACCGGCATTGTTCGCGATAATAGTAATATGCTGGAACTCATTGTATTGCGTCTTCTCTTTGTGCGGCGACGCCTGCCATTCCGTATATCTTCTTATTTTCCGCATCTCATACGAAGATACACCGTCGCATAATATCTTACAACCAAATGATGACTCCACTAGTAGCGGGTTAACTGGTAATCCACAACGTGTCGGGTCGCTCGTCTGATTGTCGTCGACACCATAGTATCTCCACTCGGCGGTTTGGTCCACAATATCTTTATAAATTATACTACATTTTGGGTTAGTGCAAATAAGAAATCCTTCATCTGACAATGACACGGGATATTGACACGTGTCGCAATTTTCTCGTTGACCTGAGTTTCTGTAAATACACTCGACGCTTGTTTCATCTTTTTTGAATTGTTTTTTGTCAATATCGAGGTCAAAAGACTCGTTGATTTTTTTCCACAAATCTGCTTTGTTATTATTATCTTTTATTTTATTTTTATATGTTTTGTGCGTAGTGGGTATTCGAGCTATGGATTGTTCGAGCATAGATAATTCAGGACGTTTACGTATGTGTTGTCTTAAAGTATATTACATATTTTTTAATTCAATTTTATTCATATTATAATGTTTATTATGAATGAAATAAAATGAAATAAAAATATTAAACAGTCAATATATATAAAGCATTATATATAATGGGAAATTATGCAAGTACGATTACAAATAAAAATAATAATTCCGTATTAAATTTTAAAGAATCAAATTTTAAAGAATTAAATAATAATAATAGCGAATTTCTTTCTAAATTAAATGAGGTTGCTACAGATTATATTCTAGGACAAAACTTTCAAGATATGATTCGACTTACAAATTCAAAATATTGCAATGATTTAGTAATTATAACATCAAAAATATTAAAAAAATCATTTTTCTCTAATCAAATACAGGTAATGTATAAACAAATATCAGAAAGCGACATATACAGCGGGCAGTCTATGTTGGGTATATCAGGTAGTAGCCAAAAAGAGCAAACAAAAAAGATGTGTATAGAAATTGCTAAATACTATGTTAAAATAGCTCATTTATTTGCAGCTATCATAACAACATTGAATCCGGTATTTTCATGGCGATCATCCGCTAGTTCTTCTCGTGCGATATTGAGCCCACATATACCTACCGAACCTCCCGGACGAACAGAGGTGGAACAAGGCATGGAAGGTGTCGAAGGCGTCGAAGACGTGGAGAAAACAACACTAGAAAACAAACACTACATCTCCGAAATGGCAAAAGACGTAAAAATAGAGAATTTGAATTTTTGTAATTCTCGTATTGCCGATTTGATGGATATGGATGAGCTTACCGATTTATTAGACGACGAATCCGTCATGAACACCATGAGCGGAGAGCAGGCTGTTTCTGAAATTAAAATAAAAACCAAACTATGTTCGTCTAATTTAAATAATAGTTCTGTGAGTACGGGTACAGGCACAGGCACAGGCACAGGCACAAGCACAGTTAAGACTGTATATGATTTGCCCGGTTTTGCAGAACTTAGTCGTTTATATAACGATAAATATAATGCGAGCAAGGGCAGGTTTGATAAAATGTCGGCAAAGAGCAGAGACGAGAAGAAGAGGAATATCGATTTATTGTATACGCTATTTACTGGAAATCCTAATCCTCCTAAAGATATTAAAAGTTTTCGCGATATCCCCCTGCATTCGTTTTCAGATACCGCTGATTGTAGTAGCCCTGATTCAATGTTAAATAAGACATACGTGGGTAATACAAAGGATAAGTTATTTGTAGACTATGTAGAGCAAGTTAAAAAAATGATTTATGACTCGAATATGATAAGGAACTCTCTACTGGAAATTATCGACAGTATATTTATTGCCAATACGTCGTCGCAAAGTGATGGTGCTAAAACAAAGTATATCATCGACCCAAATTTGACATACGAAGAGTTGAATAATCTGATAGATGAAACGAGAAAAATTATACTAAAGTTGTACGTAAACTGTGAGAAAAATTTTATTCACACATTGAAAATTTTACAGGGGATTATAGAGGCGCAAATGTTCGAAACCGGTCAGCGGCAAATACGCGAACTTGAAAAGAGTATTGATGCGGAGTACGCTGTTTGATGCGCTATACAATATAAACATGTTGCAACTGATTATGAATATTTTGCTATAGTCATAATCATAATTATTTATTTGCGTATTTATTTTTTGCATACGCATACGCATACGCATACGCATACTATAATTTACATCACTATGCATCCATTCTTAATTCTTTTTTGTTGTGGTTCTGATGGTGATAGTTTTGATTCTACTACTGACTCTGAAAATTTTCGTTTTACTGGTTTTTTTTCTTTTCGTGGTAGTAGTGTCGCAAATGATGTTAGTATTGACCCTAATAGTTTCGGGTCAGCAGGACATTTAACCGATGAACATAGTTCAACAATTTTTGATATTTCTTGACCAACCACTACTAGTTTAGCATCATAACTGTCTGGAGGCGGTCCACTACTTCTAAATGTTGTAAGAAAAGTACTAAAGTCACTAAATGTATTTACTCCATATACACTTTCCATAGTATACTGCGATTGACATTTGTTACCCTTATGCTGAACTATATACATCATAAAATCGACGAATGCTGTCATTATTAAATTATGATGAATGTGTTCTATTGTTGATTCATCTATTGTGAATTGTCTACATCTAAAGTCAACAAGAGTACCTAGATTTTCTTTGAATGTTTGTTTAAGAGATTCATCATTATTGTCAACCCCAAAAAAAGCACATAATTTTTCAATACTGCAAAATGTATTTTTACCACTATGTATACCACGTAACATAGTATCAAAAGTTCGTAGAATAAATTGTTTATCACCTTCATCACTATAATCAATAGCACCTCCAATATCAACTAACCGTACATCATTTTGAGATGCATTAGATAAAGCATTATTTGGATGACAGTCATATAAAATAATTCCTACTCCTGTCGCACACGCAAGTTGAGCTGCTGTTGTTAATAATGCTTTTTCAATAATAGAAGGATTGAATGTTGGTTTACCTGATCCAAACCATCCCGTTTTAGTACCTAGAGCATTTAATGTTAGATATTCTGTTGTATCTATATACTCCATGAGTAGGATATCAACAGCCCAGTTTTGTTTTTTGCTAGCATCAGTTTTACGTGAATCCTCTGTATTTTTTTGTTGTAACCAAGCACTTATTTCACTAAGAACACGAAGTACTCTATGGTCTATTCCTGCAACTGTTCCTGTTTCCGATGCAGGAGCAGCAGCAAGTCTGTTACTCTTAAATAAACTAATATAACTTTCAAACTGTTCATGGTTAAAAACACCATGAGCAATTACATCTGGAACAAATGGTGACGTACCACTCATACATTCAAGGCTGTCATGTAAATTTTTTTGAATACGTGCTTCTTTTGTTGAACGTATAACACTGACTGCGTTTTTGCTAAGACTATTTCTTCCATAATCTGTATAAAAATAACTTTCAACCATATTTGCATCAGGAACATTAATAACTAAAGATATTTTCATACAAAAATGTTGTAAAGGAATACCTCTCTCGATATTAGCAGTATCTTGTGCTTCAGATAAGGATAAATTTCTTGTATCAAATAGTACTCCTTGAGGTATCGTTGCATATAAAATATATCCGTAACGACTACTATCTTGGATTAAAGATACATTAGTTACTTTGGTAAATAAAAAATCTATAATTAATATTCCTAGTTCTTCATCGGATAGAGATGTTGGTTTGGCACGTCCTTTTTTTTTAGAAGCAGGAGCAATAATACTTTCGAATTCAGTTTTTGCGTTGATACTTAATACTATCATCCCCCCAGACTGATTTTTAGATAGTTTCTTTACTCGATTTTTAGTTCTACGTCGTGTTTTATGTATGACTTTACGTGACAATTTACGTTTTGTTTTTTTATACTTTCTACGTGCCATAGTAATACTATGTATAAATTCAATATACTATTATAAATTACAGTATGATAATAATTCTAAATATATTTGTGTGTGTGTGTGTGTGTGTGTGTATGTGGATTTACTAAATATATAGTTCAAAGATGTATATTTGTTATACAGATATACATCTTATATAATAGTGACTAAACTAAGGTTTAATCATTCACCTGCGGCGACGAGTCATACGAGCGCGTCTGGACCTAGATCCACGACGTCTTCTACGACCTCCCTGTTGCGACTGGGACTGACCTTGAGTCTGACTTTGACCTTGTGCTTGAGATGCACGACCGCGACGACGACGACCTCTCATAGTTCTTCTTCTTCCTGCCATTTTATATATAACGTATAGAAAAAAATATAAAATAATTGAAATATTATTATTATATTTTTAATTATTATTATTGCTTTTTCTAAATAATATTCTTTCTAAATAATATTATTTCGTTTTTGTCCTAAATAATATTGTTTCATTGTTATTCTAAATAATATTGTTTCATTGTTATTCTAAATAATATTATTTTATTCTAAATATTATAATTTTACTTGCTGTTCGACCAAATTGTATCATTATTCCAATACATACGGTCTCCCTTTTTTACATCGTATAATTTCTTAAATATTTTTAAACGAGACATCGGACAATTTGTCCTATATTTTACTAAAGGATGTGGGTTCGTCTTAATATTAAAGTTTATCGACTGTTTATAAATCGCCTCTCTCCACTGAAACGCTATATATATAAAAAACTTCTTAAGTGAATCATCCTTCACCTTCTTCGGTTCATCATTGCTATTCAAGTAGTTGTTTAAATAATTAACGCATATCTCTATACCAGATATATCCGCCACACTTTCCCCAACCATCATTGACGCATCCATTTTTATACCATCCCACGACGCAAATAATTCATATTGCTTAATAACATTCTTTACCTTATCCTCAAATATCTTCGCATCCTGTGGAAGCCACCAATTTCTCATATTACCTTTATAATCATACAATCTACCCGTATTGTCTAAACAATGTGATAACTCGTGTCCAAACGTATATCCAATATGCGCTAAATTATACTCAAGACCTGTTAAATTCAGCGACACAAACGGTTCCTGCAATGTTGCAGCAGGAATATATATATTGTTTTTCGTAGAGTTGTAAAATGCATTCACTATATAAGGCTGCGTCCCCGACAGCGCCAATCCCCCATTTACGCTAAAGTTAATCTCCGGAAGTTCCACATAATGCTGCCCATCACGCGCTATTAAATACTCGCGCCTCACTTGCGACTGCGCATACATTATACCATATGCATCCATTATCGGCAAATCTGTCACCAAGTCTTCTATCATGTACTTCGGATATACCGTCTCAATTGATATAGTTTCTAGTTTTTTTAACGCCTCTAACTTCGTCTCCGGTTGTAACCACAGATTCTCATTTATGATTCGTATAAATACATTTCTTAAATCGTGTCCTATCGTGTTTGCTATATATACCGCCTGAGAATGCACGTATTTCTCCACATATAGTCTAGATAACAAGGTGTTAAAACAATATGATAGCGCAAATAATGGAAATAACTCACTTGGTATATTTGCCTGTTGCCCCTTTGCAAATTTATTGAAAAAATTAAACCTCAACCGACTTGTTTTATTCGAGTACAAAGCTAACTGTCTTAGATACATGTAGTACCAATATGCCTTCCATTTTGGCGTTTTCCAGTCGGCATGTAGCTTCTTCATTATGCAAGCCAAATAACTTATGCTACCGGCGATATACGTTCTCGGCGCCTTTTTATAACCGACACCCTCTGCGAATTTTTTCCAGTCAAAATGATACTTTGTTCTACTTTCTTCTGCTGTAACTACATTGTAAAATTCTTCAGAGTCACCCCTCTGAAAACAATTCATCGCGTTCAACATATCTATCTCGCACTCGATTACATGTCGCGGATTTAATCCGTGTCCCTCGCCTAGCATTTTATCGTATAAATCCGCCACAAATTCGCAAAACTTATTTGCAAAATTCTCCTTAAATTCTTTCGTGTATTTTTTATTGTCATTCCCCGTTATATACAAATCATAGTCGTAAAATGATAGCTGTGGTGACTGAATGTGACTTCGTATATTTACTGCGTCTTTTTCGTCTTGAGAAATATCCCATACTATAGGGCACCCCCACGATATTATCTCGCATTTGTTTATTGCCGCTAAATATCCAATTAAGTCATCTTTACCTATATACTCTTCATATTCGTTCTCCATAGTTTTTACATGTTTCATTACTTTACTGTCATCGAGATTTTTATACGTCATTGAATCGATTACGTTTTTAACTTTCCTAGAAAAAGGGGTATTGTTATTCGCACAATACTCATTCGCTAGACGAATAACACGATAGTTTACAGTATTTTGTATAAACCGAAACGTGTCTAGCTTGATAAAATAATAGTTTTTATAGTCCATTACAATATTTTGGGCTTTCATCCACGCATAATTTATATACGTGTAAAAGTCCTTTTTAGGGCTAAGTTTGTATTCTTTTTGTATTTTTTCTACATCATTCGCTTCCTCGAGTAAGCTTTGTTCATTATCTACACTTTCCTTATTTGTATGAATATTCTTAAGCGGCCACAGCAAGTATTTAGACTCTACTAATTTGGTATTTATATAGGGCATTTTTATTAATTTGAAATTCTTATTTACCTTTGTATTCTCATATTTATTGAACTCTATTTTTTTAGTATTTGATATTTTTCTTTTATTGTTTGTTCTGTTTTTTTTCCTTATTATTACTCTCCTTCTAGAATATTTTCTTTTTCTAGTGATTTTCATATTCTAACTAAAGTATGCTACTACTATATATTAATATATATTATTTGCATATATTATTTCGCTCTCTTAAATATATTACTAAAAAGCATAAAGATATAATATTATGTCATATTATAATGGTACACACAATGAAGGCTTTTTTACTGTTAGCAAGTTTGTCATTTGCTTCAGCTCTTCTGTTAGTGCCGCATGATGGGAATGAAACGCGGACCGGCATCCATGATGCCGTACTTCCCGAAAACTCCACAGATACATCCAATATTTTTGTGAATGAAGTAAATCATACTAAACATCGCCCACATTTAGCTATTGTTGAAAATAGAAAGTTGTTCGAAAATGAAAATATTGATTCTTCGAATAGCAGTGATGACAGCGATATGAGTGAGGAACACGATGGGAAAAGAAAGCTTCTTATCTCGATAAAAAAATTGTTTTCACGCAAAGCATCTCCTCCACCTGCTCCTAGACCTGCACCACCTGCTCCTAGACCTGCACCACCTGCTCCCAAAGCTGCTCCTAGACCTGCACCACCTGCTCCCAAAGCTGCTCCTAGACCTGCGCCACCTGCGCCTAGACCTGCACCATCTGTAGCTAAGATTGTATCTATTATTAAATCCCGTGTAGCTTCTCCTGTAGCCAAGGTCGTAGCTGTTCCTGTAGCCAAGGTCGTATCCAACGTTGTTTCCAGTATAAAGTCAAGAGGATTTAAATTGTACGGAAACTACTGTGGTCCGAACTACTGTGGTGGTCAACGGTTTAAAGGTGCAGAAGGTCCCAAATGTATATGGGGTGTCGCACCAAAAGATTCACTTGACTCATGTTGCAGAACACACGACCAATGTTGTGGAACACCTAGCAGTCGAAGCACAAGTTGCAATCAACGCATTTTGTCTTGCCTTAATGCAGTCGATTGCAAAGATACTAAATGCAGATTAGCGCAAGTTGCAATGGTAAATACTTTTAGAAATATGCAAAATAATGTATGCGGAGAATTAACTCCTAGCAAGACAACTGTTACGAGATTAAGTGCTACATCCGCCCCTGTACCCGTTGCTCCCTCAGTTAACAAATATTCAGTCGTTGATTCAAAGTTATCTGCAAAGACGAAAGAAATTGCTAAGAAACTTGAGTCTGCTTTCGCTGCATGGGTAGTGACACCGCAAGGACAGGATGCTGTCAAATTCTGTCAGTCTTTAGGCATTATGAATAAACAAGTAATCTACAATGGATGCATTGAAGACATGCGCGTTACTAAAAGCAAATCTATCGCAAAAGAGAGCGCTATTGCTGCCGAGGAGTTTTTAGCAAAAGCAGCAGAAAACCCAAGCAAACGTTTTTGCGTAGCATCTGGAGACCCTCATATTACCAACTATGATGGAACGCTATTTCACGTCCAAGAGCCCGGTATTTATACTGTTGCCCGAACTCCTGACGGCGTCTTCGAGATTCAGGAAAAGATGCGTAAAAATGGCGCAAATAAACCCGGTGTACCTTCTTGTATGACAGGCGCGGTTGTTCATTATAAACAAATGAATATTGAAGTTGATGTCGCCAATTTCGGAAAAATCCGCGTCAATGGTCAAGAAATGGAACTTCCAGAAGATTTCACCCTTACTTTTGGTGGTGTGCAAATTCGTTACGGAAAACAGGTCGTTGAATGGAAAACCAATAAAGCAAAATCTACAGGTGTGAAGATTACAACACCCAATGGTTTTTCTGTTATGATTACAGGTGGATACTGCGGCGTTCTTGAAACGAATGTTCCTACCTCTTTTTTCGGAAAAATGCAAGGTATCTGTGGTAACGCGGATGGTGTAAAGAGTGCTGCTGATTGTATGAACCCTAATGGTGTAACTATGAATGTAAATTATGGTGGCAAAAAATGGGAAATGGGTGGTTATAATGGTCCTGATTCGCCTCTTTCTAAGTGGCAACTTTCATGGAAGCCTCGCGGTAGTGAGTGTTACTTCGCCAAAGATTGCGAAGGTGGTGTTCAGACGCGTAAGGTGATTGCCGCACCCGTCGCTGCACCCGTTGTTGCGAAGTCTGTCCCTACTCCGGTCCCTGTTGTTGCGAAGTCTGTCCCTACTCCGGTCCCTGTTGTTGCGAAGTCTGTCCCTACTCCGGTTGTTGTTGCTCCCGTTGTTGTAACCAAGTCTACTCCGGCATCGGTCGTGATTTCTGGTTCTTCTACCGTCTCTAAGCCTGCTTCAAGCCCCGCTGCTAGTATTGCTGTATGCAAACCCGACAGTTTCCCTCGTACATCGCATAAAAAAATCAAGAAACAGGTCGCTGATATATCTGCCAATGCTTCTGCCAAGATGAGCGAATTGTATACGAAGTTCAAGTCAATGATGGATGAAATAAAGAAAAAACAGCGCGAACAATTCGAAGCAGACGGTAAAATACTTGCCCAAGCAAATAGCAAAGCATCCGATGGTTATGCTACCTACAAAAAAATAATCAATAACTCTAAACAGATTATGGGGCAAATCGAGATGTTGAATATTACCCTACATCATCACCATAAAGTTATCGCCCAAGAATCAGATTATTTGTCTAAACTTGAAAAATTCAAACCCAAGTTCTTATTCTCTCTTGATAATATCAAGGCGCATGTTACAAATATCAAAAACGATATTCACTCTACTATTGTCGACGGGAATGACAAAAAGGGTCTGCTTACCATCTTGGAAGAGGTTCGTTCTTCTACTGACAAGTCGGCGAGTCTTTTGGCAAAGGCGTTCCTTGACCATTACGACAAGTATAGTAAACAATTGAAAACGGATAAAAACAAGTACGACGATGAACTCAAGCGTATGGGATTTTTAAGCAGTACTTACACCACTTCCGTAAAAGAAAGCACTACATTGTGGAAGGAGTATTCCGATATTCTTGGTATCGCCAATAAACTTAAAACTAGTATGAAATTTTCAAAAGATGACGAAGAATCATTCGATGAATTAATCGCTAAAGTTACTAGGGCTTTCAAAAAACAGAGCGAGAAAAGTGATGCTAAACTTTCCACTCGCAATACTGGTTGTGCCCCCGATGTACTGAAAGCACATATTAACCACAATCGCGTTTAAATAATTTACGCATTTCACATTTTGGTCCGTCCATGTAATATTTGTTTGTTATACAATACATAACAAACAAATAACAAACAAATAAAAAATAGCTGCATACTGCATAGCCGAGACGTAATATTCTTTTACATCTTTTTATCTACATGTATTTCTTTCCCAAGATTTTTTAATATTTTCCGCTCGTAGTTGTCGTAGTTTTCAATAGGTTCGCAAATCGAACGCACCATTGTCAAGTAATCCAGTTGTTTTCTTTCGGTTTCCATCCAGTCGGGATTGTCGAACGCCCACTGTTGCAACGCGGTTCTCTCCTTGTCTGCTATCTTCACAATCGTGTTTTTCATCAGCTCGTGATTCTCATCTTTGCACCACTTGTCTTCATCCTTGATATACATGATGTCGCGTTTTATATCTGTACAGTGAATTGGACGTTTGTGAATGTCCAACTCTTTGAGTCCTTTTATCATCACATCCGTTATCCCGCGCGATATACCGTTTGTCTTTGAAAATAGTAAATCCTCTAGCGTTATCTTGAGCGAATCAATAAAGTCGGAAATATTCAGCGCATCTTTGCACTGCTCGTTTAGAAACACATTGAGATTAAAACTATTGTTCATATTATTCGTATTATTCGTAATATTTGTATTCCCGATTTTGGGTACCATATCATGTATCGTCTTAACAAGCTCGCCGTTCTGTTTTATTAACTCCTTAACCAAATCCTTCAACTCTTTGTCCGTTTTTGTGTCTACCTTTTCTTCTATTTTATTCTCTGAAACGACACCATTATTGCTATTGATATCTTCACACTCTTTTTTTGAAGATTTAAAAATAAGACAGTTTCGTTTATGCTTTGCTAAACCTGGACGATACATGTAACTATTACCACATATGCAGCTAAAATTTTGCTTACCCATGTTCGGCATTTTTTTGTTACTCTCGGTTACTCTTTTATGCTTGATGGTCTCGATGTGTAATTTATAATTGGACTCTTTGCTGCATTTAAAGTCACAATATTCACATACAAAAAATGGCTTTTTTTGGGCATTTATTTGCGTACTCATTTCCATATATTTAGAGTAACATAAAAAATGCCTAAATACTTTTCATATAATATATATAAAAGTTGAAAAAATTATGGTAACAAAATTTCAAACTTAAAAATGCGATTTAGAGCATTATGCTCTGAGTGACGAATGCAATGAATTTTTTATATTTCTACCCCCACTTTTCAAAAATGGACATTTATTTTTGTCCATTTTTGAAAATCCAGGTTTAGATTTGAAAAAAACAATCATCATCACTTCTTCGGCGTCCACCCTCCCAATTCCGCGGGGTTACCTTTATGCTCTGGGTGGCGATGCGAGGGTGTGGTCACGTGGCGACCATAATGCTGCAAAATATAAAAAGTAATAAAAATAGTGGAAAAATGGGAAAAATTGTGGTTTTCGATGGGGGTATTCTTTTGATGTCCTTTTTTCGGGGAAAGTCGTTTTTCGAAAACATGTTTGCCACTTTTTTGACCATCGCGCGAAATATAACGCCGCTCCGCCGCTCCATCGCCGTGCAAACTATGCTGCTCCATCTCACCAAAATATTGGCGGCAAAAGAATTGTCGCAAATATTTATGAAAACTTGTCCTCTATTTTTTTGAAAAACTCTTTCCCGTATATCAAATTGCCGGTTGGTTTATAGTCATTAATCGGCTTAAACTCCTTTTTATTCGTTGTATTGTCGGCAGTATTTTTAGGATTTATTTTACGTGTCAAGCCCATATTAAATGGGTCTAATGTATTCCCACTTAAGGGAGTATGCATTGCTTGAGATGGAGGTACCGGATTACCGTATTCATCTAACTCGTCTACGCGATTACCGTGCTCGTCGATGATGATACCTGTCTTTTTTTTAAACTCTGTTCTCACATATGACGGTATGTAATGCTTCCAAGAAATAAGTATCAGGTTTGGATGCGTATATCGAACAACAAAACCGTTGTTTGTAAGCTCTTCTAAAATATAACTAATACACGATGCGCGGTCATATGATGCAACGCCTAATATAATTTCCGGAATAACATACCAACAAAATTGTGTATCCACTTTTTGACGTGATGTTATTTTTATTTTTTCGTGGATTCTATTTAAAATCTTATTGTAGACTGATAGTTTAGACAAATCATATGTCTTTTTCTTATCGTACAATTCCTCTAAATTTATTTTTTTGATTTTGTCGCTATCTTCCCTATTTCGAAACAATTCGTCCATATTGTATATCGATAATCCCTAAATCATAACTAGAAAAAAATATGAATATTTATACTATTTCATATTTCATATTTCCCATTGTGTTCATATAATAATTAAAATTTGTTATTATATTAAAATGACAATTAAGCATTTAGTGATTGGTGGTGGAGGACCCTTTGGTATTTGTGCGATTGGTGCTTTAAAATATTTACACGATAAAGAATTCTGGAACATAAATAATATTAAATCTATCTACGCAACATCTATTGGTTCTTTAGCTGCAGTATACCTATCTCTGAAATATGACTACGACTACATTATAGAGTATATCGTAAAAAGACCATGGGAAAAAGTATTCCAAGAAATAGGTATACAAAATATACTCGAACTGTACAGCAATAAAGGTTTAATAAATATGCATCCTATTCTACTACAAAAGTATGGTATCTTATTCGAAGCAAAAGGACTATCGCCAAATATAACCATGAAAGAATTTTATGAATACTCCGGTATAGAATTTAATTTTATTACATGTGATGCAAACCATTTCAATAGAGTTATTATTTCACATAAAACATTCCCTGACATTGATTTAATTACCGCTCTATGTATGACAGGCGCTTTCCCAGTCGTTTTTACCCCCGTTATCATAGACGATAAATGCTACATTGACGGTGGCATCTTTAGCAACTATGCTGTCAATATTTGTTTGCAAGAAACCGGTTGTAAACATGAAGAAATACTAGGTGTTAAGAAATATCAATCTTCTAATGTCAATGATGGTATTATTACCAATGATTCTAATATTATTGACTTGTTAGAGAAGGTTACATTACATTGTTTTAATCGTATAAATGATGAGTATTTGCTTGAAAAGATACCCTATGAGGTTGTATGTAATATGAATATATTTACAACATATGATGCATGGACGCAAGTTCCATATTCTTCTGAACATCGCAATAATTTAATCATGTATGGCGTAAAAGTAGCCGAAGATTTGTACGAATCATTCATTTCTCATCGAGACTCCTTGTCTGAAGAACCCGTTCACGACGCCTCTTTACACCATGAGACGTAACAGATGCGTGAGATTTATCGAAATTCCCCTCGTATAAATAAATAATAGAAAACTCACAACATTATTACAAATACATGACAAAACATGTAGTTGTATTGTATTTTTATTTTATACACAACACTTTCGCATTTTACAATATTTTATTAGAGAGAACTGTTCAAAAATTGTGTGAGAGCATCCCTTTCCGGTTTTGATTTAAATTCAATAACATCAGAACCGGTATCTAGTTTAATCGTGGGATAACCTGATACGTCATACTTATCGGCAAGGGCGGAGTCTTTGTCACAATCGACAGTTACAAAGTTGACTTTCTTACCATTAAAAGTTTTGTTTTCGTTTTCTTTTACAAATGCCTCCCATTCGGGTTTAGCGTGTTTGCAATGAGGACACCACTCTACGCCGAAAAAGTACAATGTTACTACTTCGCTCGCGGGGCGGTCGTTCCTTATATTCATACCATTTGCATAGCCTTCCAGATACGACCTATCAGATTGAGGTACAATATATGTCTTATAAATATAATATGCACAAGCTATTAAAATAGCAGCAAAAGATGCTATTAAAATATATCTGGTAATAGTCGGTAAAGAGTTTATTACTTTTTTAAACTTGAAAACAGAATCGTCCATTTTGTTCTATATTATTATATATATAAAAGATTAATATATGTTTTGCAAATAAACGAATAATATACTCATTAATATACCCATTAATATACTACTAAATAATTACTACAATGATTTAAAAATATAGTATAACTAAATATAACTACAAGCGTTATTTCGACTATAATGCTTATTCGATGCTGTGATGGGAAAATAATAGATATCAAAATTCAGTCGTTTATAACTGATAAAGACTATTACGACATATTGCTAAAAGTAACTAAAAGTACCAAACCGGTGTCTACATAAAATAAAATACTTCATTTGAAAATGGTATAAAAAATATAAAAAACTAAAAATATTACTATTATTTCAAATATACAGTATAGTATAAAAAATAGTTTGACTTTAGACATAGATGGATCTATAAATAGCCCATTTGTGTTAAAAATTACACTAAGTGACTTATATACAGCGGTAAATACATATAAATACAACCCAACAATCCCCAACTTTAGAATAAGAGAGAAAAACCCATTATTACTTATTTTTGTCCCATAGGTAATTATAATAAGAAGTAACCCTAAAATAATAATATACGTAATATTTTTAACAGAGTCGGAAAAATTCTTTAATGTATCTATTGAACTATTTGACATATTTTATGTTTATATATATATAAAAATAGATATATATAAATATAGTTAAATGGCGTATAAAAAAACATCAAAGAAATACAACAAATATAACAGAACTAAAACCAGAAATACAAATACAAATAGGAGGATTGTTCCGAATTCTAATTCGAAAAAGCGTACATTTTCGCGTAAAGATTATATGAGTGGTGATGGAATGTTGACGAGCGTATGGGGTCCTGCAGCATGGCATCTTCTTCATACGATAAGTTTCAACTATCCTATTCATCCCACCGAAGAAAACAAAAAAGATTATAAAGAGTTTGTAGAAAACCTAGGAGATGTTCTTCCGTGCAAATATTGCCGTATGAATTTGAAAAATAATTTGAAAGCCCACCCGATTAAGCCGTGTCATATGAAAAATCGCGATTCTTTTTCGAGATATATGTACAATTTACACGAAATCGTTAATAAAATGTTGGGTAAAAAATCGGGGCTTTCTTATTGCGATGTACGCGAAAGATATGAACATTTTAGGGCAAGGTGTACTCAAAATGACGCGCCTAAAATATTTAAATTCAATACTACGCGTAAAAACCAGAAAGAAAAAGGATGCACTGAACCATTGTATGGCAAAAAAGCAAAGTGTATTATACAAATTGTTCCTCAAGAAGATAAAAAACCGTCATTTACGGTGGACAACAAGTGTATCAAGATTCGGGGAGTATAATATTGCGAGGGGAGTGATTCGTGATTCGTGTTCATGTTTTATACAATAGACGGTGTGTAAAACATGAGATGTAAGAGATGCGGTGAGATTTGTGGTAATTCAAAATAATAAATGATAACTAAAGAATGTAAACTAACTTTATAACTTATCAGCCCAAGGAATGGGTAACTGATTCATCAATCCGACACTATTATAGTTTGGCACCTTTTTGCATTCAAATGATGGTTCCGGACATCTTGCGCATGCAGGACATGGTGGGCATTTATTAGCATTAGCGCAACTGCCACAATTTACCTGTGGACATGCGGGGCAAATAGGAGGGACAATCTCGGACTTGAGAATATATAAATTCTCTTGACCAGGTGGGATTCTACTTTTTGGAACGCCTTGTTGTTCATTTGCATTTGTGTTTTCGTTCGAGTTCGCATTTGTGTTTTCGGGCGTGGTTTTATCGGTAACATTAAACATAGGGGCATTCATTTTTCCCTTTGATACAGAGTCAAATATACCGACTAATCTATCAAGTAATTTCGTATTTGAATCAAAGTCGCTATCAATATATTCAGAATATTTCGTTTTCCTTGTATTCATACCAGAACGATCTTTTTCATTTCCAGCGTTAAGATCGGTCCTATCCCTGTGAATATCTCTGTGAATATCCCTGTGAATATCCTTGTGAATAACCTTGCGCTTATCATTGTCAGACTGCCAGTTTGCCTTGTTATAAAAAGGATTGTTAAAGTTAGATGACCTCTTGTCTGAGAAATTAATAGTTCTTATATTGTCGTCATTTTTCTGCGTATTATAATCCGAGTAACTTTTGTATATTATTTTATCATCACTTCTACTCGTGAAGCCTTCCATTCCTTGGTTGGAACACATACCTAAAGTAGAACATAAAACAAGCGCAAGTAATAGTATGAGAAATATATGAATTTTTGTTAGTTTCATTATAAAATGTAAATATAATATAATATATATATGGAAAAAAATTGATTAATATATATTTATATTATTGTAAAATAAGAACAAAAATAAATACAGCTATGTCATCCATAACATCTGAATCATCTATAGTATCTGCAACGGAAAACAAACAGAACAATAAAAAAACAAAAACAGCCGATAAAGCCGATAAAGCCGATAAACCAAAGCCTCATATTTTAAAGTCATCCTATTTTGAAACCGAAGGTATATACACATCATCAGCACAAGCACAAGCTCCCTTCATTGAAATTGGTATAGATGAAGCCGGAAGAGGTCCCATGTTTGGACGCGTATATATAGGAGCGGTGGTTTTACCTAAAGATAGCAAACAATTCGATTTTTCGAAAATGAAAGACAGCAAAAAATTCCACTCCGACAAGAAAATAAAAGAAGTAGCTGAATATATAAAATCACACGCCATCGCTTGGACTGTTACATATGCCGAGCATACAGACATAGACGCAAAAAATATACGCAGAGCAACAATAGACTGTATGCACAATGCAGTGAATGAAATAATGGAAAAAATGAATACAACACCAGATAAATTATACCTACTCGTTGACGGTAATGATTTTATACCTATGATGAAATTATGCGATGATTCTTATATTCAAATACCACATAAGTGTATCGAAAGTGGAGATAATACATATGCCTCAATTGCGGCTGCGTCGATTCTTGCAAAAGTTACACGCGACGAGTATATTATGCAAATGTGCAAAGAAAATCCTGAACTAAACACGCGTTACGACTTAGAAAGCAACAAGGGGTATGGAACAAAAAAACATATGGACGGTATCAAGCTGAACGGAATCAGTCAATGGCATAGAAAAAGCTTTGGGTTATGCAAAGAGTTTTCTTAATTGTATCGGACTCAGAGGTTTCATCCTCTTTTTCTCATCGATGGTGCAATAAAAATACCGTATAACATATATAAAATATACATGATAACAAAAAACACGATTAGTAAATTAAACCATTTCATAATATTACAATACATTGAATCATCTTTTGAATCACACTGTATTGTAGTTCCAAAAAACCCAAATATCCCTGAACCTAAGATGCCGCCACCACCACCAAGACCTGAACTTCTTCTAGCCATTATTGATACTATATATACCTATGATGTATACTTATATATAGTATATATAATATTTATTACAGACAATAAAAACTTTCATTAAATTGAAATGAAATGATTCGCTTAATTCATATATAGCGTACTATTTTCAAAAAGAAAAACGACCTAAATTATCAACCCCCGACAAACAAACAACAAACAACAAACAACAAACAACAAAAATGAAAGTCATCGTATTCGACACTGAAACCTCCGGATTACCCAAAGAGCGCAACCCATCTATATATGATACTGACAAGTGGCCACACGTCATGCAGGTAAGTTACATTATATACAATACGGAAACCGGCGAACTCGAGGAAACATACGATGCATACGTAAAGCTCAACCCATGGGTAATCGTCGACCCTGTATCGGAGGGAATACACGGAATTACGCGCGAGATTATGGAGCAAAAAGGTGTACCGATTCAGGAAGCACTTGTGCGCGTGCGTGATGCGTTTGGGCGCGTAGACCTCTGCGTCGGACACAATGTCTCATTCGACAAGCGTTTCATTTTGGTAGAAGGAATCCGCAACAATATGAGAATGAATTTCCCAGCCGACTATTGTACTATGAAAAATGGCAAAGATGTCTGCAAAATTGAGTACACGTTTTCGAATGGAACAAAAGGATTCAAGTTTCCCAAGCTGATGGAACTATACGAGCACCTATTCCCGGGAGTACCGGCTCCGCAAAACCTGCACAACTCCTTAGCGGATACGGTTGTCACGCTGAAATGTTACTGTAAGTTGGCTCACGACGTGAACTTATCACTTGAGTCGCGCCACTTTCGCATACTGTTTCGCGAAACTTGCAGTTGAATATGAATTATGACGAACACATGGTGCATCCATTTTCGTCATCACCTGCACCACCACCGACGCCAGCATCGAAACTAATATTTTCACTATCATCTTCGTTTTTTTCTTTATTATCCAACCGTTCCGGTTCAATCGTAAATTGTTGTGCTTGGTGTTTCGGCTTTCTTCGCAAATAGTAGATGCCCGTTTTAAGTCCCTTTGTCCAAGAATAAAAATGCATAGACGTCAGATTATTGTAGTTCGGTTCTTCTAGCCAGAGATTCAAGCTTTGACTCTGACAAATAAACGCCCCTCTATCGGCAGCCATATCTATCAAGTGTTTCATAGGAATTTCCCAAACCGTTTTATACTTGTTTTTAATATGTTCCGTTAATCCAGGCACTACCGCCGGGTCAAGCTGTTGTATACTTCCCCGATTCGCAATAATATTGTTTTTTATATTCTGATTCCATATACCTAAACGAATAAATTCCTTAATCAAATATTTGTTCACCATAATAAATTCACCTGCTAATGTTCGCCGCATATATATATTACTAGTAATCGGTTCAAAACACTCATTATTGCCGAGAATTTGCGACGTACTTGCAGTAGGCATCGGTGCAACAAGAAGCGAGTTACGCAAACCGTGTTTAATAATATCGGAACGAAGCGAACCCCAGTCATAACGTCCAGGTGTTGGCGCTACATTCCACATATCAAATTGAAAAATGCCGCGAGACATCGGCGAACCAATAAAGGAAGAATAAGCACCCAATAAATCTGGCGTATTTTTCAGATTAAAACTTTCTTCTTCTGTTAGTTGAAACACGTCTTCGGTAGGTGCTGAAGATGCCGAAGATGCCGAAGATGCAGCAAAATAACGCGAACGTTCCGCGGAGATAATATTCGACTCGAATAACGCAGCATGATATATCGTTTCAAATATTAGCTTGTTTATTTTAATAGCCTCGTCGCTATGAAATGGAATATCCATCATGAAAAAAACGTCAGCCAACCCTTGCACACCAATACCAATCGGGCGATGACGTAAGTTACTAACCCGCGTTTTTCCTGTTGGATAATAGTTGATATCAATGACGCGGTTCAAATTTTGCGTAACTACACGAACAACGTCGTGTAAATGTTCATAATTAAAAACATGATTACACGTTTCAACATCATAATTAACAAACCGGTTCAAAGCAATACTCGCAAGATTGCATACCGCCGTTTCGTCTTTATCGGAATACTGAATAATCTCCGTACAAAGATTAGACGACTTGATTGTACCAATATTTTTCTGATTGCTTTTACGATTTGCCGCATCCTTATAACACAAATAGGGCGTTCCGGTTTCCATTTGACTATCTAGAATCTTAAACCAAAGGTCACGTGACTTTATTTTGCGTTTAAACTTACCCAAATTTTCATATTTTATATACAATTTTTTAAATTCATCGCCATATACATCAGCCAACCCAGGACATTCGTCTGGGCAAAATAAACACCAGTCTTCATTTGTTTTTACTTTTTCCATAAAAAGATCGGGAATCCATATCGCATAAAATAAGTCACGTGCACGCATCTCCTCGTCGCCCTGGTTTTTCTTCAAGTCCAGAAAGTCTACAATATCGGCATGCCATGGTTCCAGATAGATAGCGAAGCTTCCATTGCGGCGACCTCCTTGGTCGATATATCGCGCCGTGTTATTAAATACACGAAGCATAGGAACAATGCCGGTAGATGAACCGTTTGTACCGCGTATTAAACTACCCGACGCGCGAATATTATGAATATGCAGACCAATACCGCCTGCCCATTTCGAAATTTTCGCACACTCCTTTAGCGTATTGAAAATACCATCCAAACTATCGTCTTCCATTGAAATCAAATAACAGGAACTAAGCTGTGGGCGCGGCGTTCCCGCATTGAAAAGTGTCGGCGTAGCATGAGTAAAATATTTTTCGGACATAAGTAAAAATGTCTCACACGCCTTTTTCAAATTTTCGCCATGTATACCAATCGATACACGCATCCACATATATTGCGGTCGTTCTTGAATCACGCCATTTATTTTCATAAGATAGGCGCGCTCTAATGTTTTAAAACCGAAATAGTCGAATAAAAAATCGTTTTTAGAATGCAATGAAACAAATTCATCTAAGAAGTCGCTATTTTTTTCTATAATATTCCAAGTAAGTTGCGAAATAAGAGGTGTATGAATACCGTCATTATCTGTGAATTCATATAGACGTCGCATAACATTTACAAATGATGGGTCGGTATTTTTGTGATGATTGGAAATGATAATATAGGACGCGAGAGTGCCGTAGTCTGGATGTTGCGATGACTGCATTGCACACTGTTCGGCGGTAAGGTCATCGATTTTTGTGGTTGGGATGCCGTCATACAATTGGTCAATGATTTTTATGACGAGTGCTGAAAAATTGATAGAAACACCGGCTTGCAATCCTATCTTTTTTACACGTGCTAAAATTTTGTCGAATTTTACATCTTGGAGTGAACCGTCGCGCTTTTTTACACGCATCTCTGTTTCGTGTGTATTTGCAGAATCGTTTTTAACTGTTGTTGACATGGTTGGTTATATAATATGTGTATCGGGGTATAGTATTATTACACATATTATATTTATACCATTTTTTGATAGTATATTTTCCGCAGTAGTATATTTTCCGCGCTATTTCTTGCTTGTATTTTTACGAGTTCTATGACCATTGCAGTTTCGTCGCAGCGTACTTCCTCCCATACTACCAGACGTATCGCTATCACTTTGTCCCTTGTTTGTAAGAGAATTATATGCTTTTCGCATTCTTTTAAATTTACTTGCAGTTTTTTCCCCGTTGCCTAAATGTTTATCGGGGTGTAACTGTAACGACCTTCTATTGAAAGCCAATTTAATATCACGCGTGGTAGGTGCCGTTCGAGGGTCAATACCCATAAAAGCCAACGCTTTATTTCTTTGCATTTTAGGGCGTTTTCCAGAGGGTGGTGGCGGTTCTTGGGCTGGACCACCGCGTGCATATGAATGTTGTTGATGTCCGTGCTGTTGTCGTTGATATTGTTCCCATTCGCGTTGAGCGCGTTGCATGTCTTCCCATTGTTCTTGTTGTCGCCGACGATGTTCCTCTTCATAAAGTCGTTGTCTTTCTTGTTCTTCTTGTTCCTCGCGACTTAAGGATTGACTTTTATAATTGCGTTGAAATAATGCATTGTATACTTGCTGCATTGGACGAAGTCCTTCGCGTTCTTTTTTTAATTTTTCTTGCACTCCTTTAAAATGGTCGGAGCGTTGTTTTTGCGTTTCCATTCTTTGTTGACTTTCTAAATGCATTGCTTCTTCGTCATCAAGATGCCTGTTTATTGCGTCTTCGTAGCTTTTATCATTTCCTTTAATGGCACCATATTTACTTTCTAGTAAAGCAAAAAATCTAGCCTGTTTTTCAATTGCTTCTGTATTCATACGCGAAAGCAATAATGCAGAACTAATTCCACTACGAACAGGTTCAGCTATATACGACTGAGAAGGTTGTTTCATTGCTTCTCTTCTTTCCATTCCAGCCGGGGTAAGTTGACGAAACTGTCTACTTGCCAATGATTGACTTAATGCTGAAGGTTTACCGGAAAATCTTCCTATACCTAATCTCTCTCGCATTTCACTTTCGCGCTGAGCCTCTAATTCTTCTTCCATTTCCTTTAACGATTTTTTTCTTCCACTCATTGAATGCAGATATTACAATATGCTATATATTATTCAAATATAATAACTATAATAACTATAGAAATATAATAACTATAATAACTATAGAAATATAATAACTACAGAAATAGAACAATTATAGAAATAAAACAATTATATAAATATAAATAAAATGAATAGAATAATAAAATATTTTTAAAGTATATACAACGATATATACAATAGATTACTACATATAAATGAAAAACTCACCATCAAAAAGATATGGATTAAAATTTTTTATAGATTTTATTTTAATAGTTTTAGTAGTATTTTTAGTTCTAGTTTTTATAGGAACTATAAAAGTATATCATACCGAAACGTTTACACCAAATATGAATAACAACAATCAACTAGTTCCGGAGGACTTTACCAAAAATGGGAGAGAGCAACTTCTTTTATACGGGGACTACGACGTGAAAGAAAATACAGATGTTACAAAAAATAATAATTTTAATATATGGAAAGATTATCCTGTTTACCCTAGTTCATTTAAACAAATGACAAATAACAGAAGACACTGGACAACACCTGATGCTGGTATATGTTCTCCTGCAGAATTTTGCGGAACACCTTATAAAGAAACGGAGCAACAAAAAGAAATAGTAAGCAACCCTGTTCCATTAAACGCGAATGTAACACGTATTAACTGGTGGGCAGCAAATACTTCCCAATAAGTATCTCCCAATAAGTATATTCAAAAAAATATCTGTAACATACAGGAAACAATAAATAATTATACAGTATTTATTGTTTATATTCGTGGTTTATATTCGTGTACTATCGCGCGTATCATTGCACATTATAAATTTAGTTCCAAATCAGATATTACAATAAGACAACCTGTTTCGGTAGTCTCTTCATCGTCTGGTACATTCGTCTTCTTCTTCGGTGTTCGCTTTTTAGGAGCTCTATGTTCATACCCCGATTCTCGTTCTGCAAGAATAGTATTCCATACAGTTTCTATTTTTTTAATCGCACTTTCAAACCATATGTCATTCTTTCTAATAAGAACACAACTATATTCGCTTAAATGCCAGTATATATTTTTTAACCATGTAATTCCCGCATTTTTATCAATAATTTCTTCACACCATTTATCATAACATGTACGTGTCAAATATAATGGCGCATACTCATAAAACGGCTTACCATCTTTTATAAAATAAGCAATAACACCTTTCGTCATTCTAGCAGATGTTAAATAAAACTCGGCATCATTATCCGAACAAGAGTCGTGTAAAAACGCCGCTTCATCTTCGTACTCTTTAAAACACGTCTCTAGAAAATCACATTCGTCGCAATCACACACCTGCATTTGAAGCTGTGTTTGTATCCAATACTCCTCAATTGGTATTCCCGTTATTTCTCGATTGAATATGTTCTTAATTTCCAACATTCGCCCATATAATGGCGAGCGGGGGTCAACATTGATGCCATCCGGTGAGGCTCCTAAGAAATCATATTTGGGGTGTTTGATACAACCGAATTCCCCGACCTTTGTATTATTTCTTGCTTCATATATCATAACCGACAACTTTTCATATTTTTGCCCCCAGTGTAGAGGCGAGTTTGTATTAACAAATGTTTTTTCTACTATTATTTGTTCCTTTTTCCTCTCTATATCATCCATGTCATCCATTTCACTGATAGATAAGGCAGAGGTAATGCTAACACCAAGTGGTTTACATTTTTCATAAATAAGCTGATTAATACATGAGTCAGACTTGAATACTTTCCATGCAGCACTTGCCGTAATAAGTTTATTCCGGAAAATATACCACCCAGCGGTTCTTTGTTCATCTTGCGGGATTGATTTTAAGTATTCTATTTTTTTAGTTACTTCGGCGACATTCGGGGGATGTAAAATACAGGTGGTCGGGTAAGACCTCGGTGGAACAATGACGTCAAAATATTCTTCTAGACAACTAGTTACAACATTTTCGAGGCTATTTTCCATATCATCCGTGAACGTAAATACGTCATTTCGAATAAGCAAACCATACGAACCATACGAAAATGTCTCATCTATAATTTCATATACGGAGTTCTCTAACTTTGTGTGAAATGTCGGGTCACTAAATGACAGAGGATTATGTATTACGTTCTGTTCAATGCAGTACAAAACAGACTCTCGCATATCTTGTATATCCGCTTCGGACAATGGAGGACATATATTGGTATTATCGGTATGGTCACCTGTGTGGTGTTCTTCATGTGCAGTGTCACTATCGTTGTCACTATCGTTATCGTTTAGAAAATCCCAAACTGAATTATTATTTTCTACAATATTGCTATTATTTTTAATGAATTCATTCAAAGGAATACCATTTATTAAAATATCATCTGTTTGAACGGAAACATCTTTCATGGCGTTTTAAAGAATCGTTAAAACAAATGAATATGGTATGGTATGGTACGATACGATACGGTACGTATAGCAAGAGGTTGGTTAATATAAATAGATAACTATTTTTAAGTCAGTATCAATTTTATAATAGTTAAAAATAAATAGTTATTCCGGCGAATATATATACATATATACAATTGCGAAGATTTTACACACTACTTGCTATCATCATCACTATTATGGTTAGAATTATTTCTCGAATTCGCATTCGAAGATACTCCGGCAAGTTTTGTTCCTTTATTATCACGTGTTTTATTTGTTCTTTTAGGAGGAAGACATTTTAATGTAGACTGTCGTTTTTCGCATCGCTTTAGAGTAAACTTACGATTTATTTGATTGAACAAAAGACAAGGTATTGATTTTATAACACCAGTCTCACGGTCATAAATAACATCCTTTGCCTTTGATAAACGTTTTTGTTCAAGACCTGTGGTTAAAAATGAGAGTAGAAATTTTGATTCCTTTGCAGTAAGATTATTAATAGTGGAATAGTCTTCAATGAAAACGCGAATTTTTTGCATTTTGATTGTTTTGTCGAGCTTACTCCAAAGCTCGTTGGTGTGTGTTTGTTTTTCTTTCTCAAGAAAGTCATTAATATTATTTACATCGTTTGTGTCTCTTGGACTTAAATTATTATAGGTACTATTACTTAAAAGCATCGACTTATATTTTATATTTTTCAGGTCTTTCATTTCTTTACTCATTTTGTATATATTATATATAAAGTAAATTTTAACCTTTTTTTCTATTTGTTATATTTATGATATAAAAACAAAGTCCATGAAATCAATTTCGATAACTGGAAAAAGAAATACTGATAAAATAAAAACGTTAGAAAATCCGTACATGATTTGCGAAAGAAATTCTATAAAAAAGTTTTCAAAAGAGACTATTGCATTTTATGAGAATCATGAAGAACAAATATCTGTGATAAATAAGCTTTATATGGATGTGAGACCATTAGAGAACCGTGAGATATTCATAAAAGAACTTGAAAAAAAAATAAGCGGATATAAACGGCAAGATATAGAGAAAGAGTTATACGAAAAAGAAAAATTCGTAGATATGGAGCATGTATTGTCAAAATTAACGAGTTGTGGATTAAAATGCTATTACTGCGAGAAAAAATGCTATATTATATATAACGAAGTCTTGTCAAAGACGCAGTGGACGATTGACAGACTTGATAATAACCATGGACACAACAACGACAATATAGTTATTTCATGTTTAGAGTGTAATATAAGAAGAGGTACGATGGATAGCGACAGGTTCAAACTAGGGAAACGGATGAGATTTATAAAAAAAGACCATGATGATAAAATTCCCGATGATAAAATTCCCGATGATAAAATATTATAATATATAATTATTTACAAATATTATACTTATTTTAAATTGCGCAAAAAGCATTTAAAATGAACTTTATTTTAATAAATACGAATACAAATACAAATACAATTAAAATAAAAGTTATAAATGTTTTCTAATGCCAATACCGCCACTACATATTCTAATTATTCAACCCAGAACGACCTTTTATTAAATAACCTTTTAAAATTTTATGAAGAGAGTAACAATATGGATTATATGCTGCGAATAATAAACGGAGAGTCAAAAATTTCTTTAAGGATAATAGACTGGTTTGCAACCAACTATGCAAAAAAATATTACACAGTATATGAGATACCGAATACGGAGCGTCGTTTTAAAGTGTATGTAGACTACAAGTTAAAGTTGAAAGCATACTCAAAGAAAAGATTCGACCCTTTTTGTAGATGGGATAGAATAACGGTTCCATATAAAGATGGTAAGTATATTCAGACAACGATAGGGCAGTTAAACTTTTTCAAATGGGCTCTAGAAAACAATGTTATTCGTTTTATAGAAGAAAACTATTTAAATATTGAAAAAGATATGAATAATCGAAACAGTACTTCGAAGAACAAGTCATTGTCTGGTTCTTCCATTTCTAGTTCATCGACTGACTCTGTAAATATTGATACAAACGATGGGAATGACGCACACGACGGGAATGACACAACCCAAAATGGTCAGTGTGTTGGAATTTGTACAGGAGATATAAATAACAAGACGAGAAAGAAGCGCGAAGAGTTATCGATTTCGGCTACTAAAAGTATCAAAAAGGAAAAAGTAGAAATTGTGGTAAATTTTAATTGAAGTAAATGAGAAGTGGAGTTATAAAAACACAAAACACAAAAACAAAAACATAAACACAAAAACATAAATACAAAAATAAAAAACACGAAAAATATAATAAAAATATAATTACAGTATTTTTATTATTAGAAGTAAAGTTGTAATATAAATAATGGGGAATACATTATCAATAAAAAAAATAAATTGTGAAGATATGCAAAAAGCTTGTAATGGAAGCAGTGCCGATAATTATATGATAATAAACACATTAGAAGATAATATGCAAAAGTGTTTGATAAAAAATACAATTCAAATCCACGAAGAAGAGAAAATTATAAACTCTATCATTAAAAAAAATCGTAATAAAAATATTATATTATATGGTAGAAATTGTAATGACGAAAAGACGTATAAAAAATATGAACAATTAATAAAGTTAGGCTTTACCAACGTCTATATATACGTAGGAGGAATGTTCGAATGGTTATTATTACAAGATATATATGGGAGTGAACTATTTCCAACTACTAGCAAAGAGCTAGACATACTGAAATATAATTCGCATAGAGTATTAGATGTTAAGTATATAGAAAATGGGAAATAAGGGGACGACGAAGACAAAGGTGTTCGCACTACAGTGATGCAATAAATGTATCAATTTGTTCCAGTATTCTGATATTTGCTTCCGGGTTTTTGCGTAAGTCTATATCGGCGTCAATAACAAGTTTTGGGATGTGTTCGCTATTAATCCACTCATCGTGGTATTTGTCACACTCTTTTAAATATTCAAGCGGGATATTTTCTCCTTCTCTCGCGCGAATATTTACACGCTGCAAGCACGTTTCGGGGGACGCCTTTATATATACAATTGCGTTTATCGGTACATCGCTTATAAATTCATCGTACCATTTTTGGTAAATAATATATTCGTCGTGTTCTATGTCACCTTTATCGTATAACATTTTCGAAAAGACGTTCCTGTCTGTTCCGACACATCTTTCGGTAATAATATATCTGTAACCTTTTTTAACAGCATCGCGAAGCAGCGACAGTCGCGAAATATAGGCAAGCATCTGAAGACGGAATGCAAACCTTTTTTGGTCCTTATAGTAATTCGAAAGAATTGTCACACCATTCTCGTCGACAACCGAGTTCCACGCGTCAACGGGCTCCTGAATGAAGATAACATCAGTTCTACCTTGTTCTGTATAATATTTTTCAATATCTTTGACTTTTGTTGATTTTCCTGAACCAATATTTCCGTCAAAACTTATAATGACGGGAGGACGCGTTAATGACGCGGATGCAGATGCAGACACAGATGTGGTCATAGAAGCAGAAGATGCGTCACGACTAGTCATAGCTGTGTTTTCAGAAAAAGATAACGATGTCATATGGATTATAATATACTAAATATTATCTTTTCAATTTTACATACTCAGAAATATCGTGATTATATTAATTTATATAATATATTAAAGTAGGTTAAATATATCTTCTTAAAATTATATAACGATACACGTAGAGCTTCATTCATCTTAACACATAATCTATTTTATAACTAACTAACCGACTTACAACATGACGGAAAACAGTGAAATAGTGGAAAATAAAAATGACAAACAGTGCGAACCCGAACCCGAACCCGAAGTAGATATACATATTGACTTATATCAAAAGAAGTTATCAAAAGCGGAATGGGACTATATGGAAATACCCGACTCGAAAGACGAAATTGAAATTTTGAATTTAATTAAAAGGGGATTTTCTGATGTAAATATCAAGTACAATTCGGCAAAGTCTATCATAGGTATTTTAAAGACGTCGACTACGGAAGAAATCATGGTGTTTCTTTTCAATAAATATTTTAAAAAAAAGATAGAAGAAATATGCAGCGAATATGACTATACTGGTTACAACTGCGAAGAGGTGATTGGAAAGAATAAAAATTTAAAAATAAAAAAAATAGATGAAATGAGAATAGTGAATAATAATTTTCATGAAGACACAAGTAACGACAAAATTTACGAGTTTGTTTTGATAGAAATTATAGAGCAACTATTAGAACACTATCAAGATAAAAAGGCGAATTGGTATTATTATTACTATACTTTAAAATTTATGAAAAATAATGAAATCGACCACCTCAATACGTATGTCATTCATTTCGTAAATAATATTTTAGAAAAATACGAGAGCGAATTCAAAATAAAAACATTTATTCGATATTCTTACAAATTCGTCGAAAAAAACGAATACTTATTCAAGTATCAAGATTTTGCTCTATATGAACACCAAAAACAAATATTCACCGTTTGCAAAAATCCGAATCCGAAACTTATACTATATATTGCACCAACCGGTACGGGTAAAACGCTAACCCCGATTGGATTATCCGAGCCATTTAATTTGCCAAACCCAGACCCATCAGTAGGAGGATTTATAACTAAAAAATATAGAATTATTTTTGTATGTGCCGCGCGACATGTGGGTCTTGCGTTAGCAAAGTCGGCGATTAGCGCTATGAAAAAGATTGCGTTTGCATTTGGCTGTAGTAGTGTGAGCGACATTCGGCTGCATTATTACGCGGTAAAGGAAGCTACGCGTGACAAAAATGGGCGGATTCGCAAGGTAGATAATACGGTAGGAGACGAAGTAGAAATAATGATATGCGATATCAAGTCATATATTCACGCGATGTTGTATATGAAGGCGTTTAATAATGTGAATAATATTATTTCGTATTTCGACGAACCGACAATTTCGCTAGATTATAGTGAACACGATTTTCATAAAATAATCAAGAAAAACTGGGTTGAAAATCAGATTCCCAATATTGTATTGTCGTCGGCGACGCTTCCTCATGAGAACGAAATACAGACAACTATTTCGGATTTCAGGTCAAGGTTTATTGGGGCAGAAGTTATATCTATTGTCAGCCATGACTGCTCAAAGTCAATCCCAATTGTGAATAAAGATGGTTATGTGGAGTTGCCGCATTTTTTATTTGAGACGTATAGTGACGTGTTAAAGTCGGCGAAACACTGTGAGAACTATAAAACACTTTTGCGATACTTTGACTTGAATGAGATAGTAAAATTTATCATAATTGTAAATGAAGAAAAATTATACACGAGTGCGAGGTACTCACTGGAAAGATACTTTGCTGATATGATGGATATTACGATGTCAAATATAAAATTGTATTATTTGATTCTTCTTAAAAATATTATACCTGATAAATGGGACGAACTTTTTAACAAAATGAAAACCAAACGTGTAAAAGTACACGAATCGACTATTTATTTTACGACGCAGGATGCACACACGCTTACAGATGGACCGACGATTTTTCTAACAAATGATGTTGAAAAGGTGGCAAAGTTTGCGATTCAAAATTCTAAAATTCCCGCGGAGGTTATTGACGACTTAATGACTTCGATAGAACATAATAATAGGCTATCAAATAAGATTGACGTTTTGGAAAAAGATATTCAAGCAATAGAAGAGGAGAAGGAAAAGTTAAAGGACGGTGGCAAAGATGGTTCAAAGGGTAAAAGCGGTGGTGGTAATATAGTTGTAGATACTAGAGAAATAAGAGAAAAGCAGCAACTTATAGATACGATAAGAGGGAATGTGAAGAGGATATCATTGAGTGATGTATTTGTACCGAATAAGCTAGACCATATCATAAGGTGGACCAAAAGAGACAAATATGCAAACGAATTTTCCGCGAACTTGGATGAAAATACGGTGGAAAAAATTATGTTGCTGCAAATCGACAATCATTGGAAGGTGCTATTGTTGATGGGAATTGGCGCAATAACAAATCACACAAACGTGAAATATAATGAAATCATCAAAGAGCTGGCGCAGAATCAAAAATTGTACATTATTATTGCATCTTCGGACTATGTGTACGGAACAAATTATCAGTTTTGTCATGGATATATTAGCAAAGACTTGAGTACGATGACACAAGAAAAAACGATTCAGGCTATGGGGCGTGTTGGGAGAAATAAACTACAGCAAACATATACAATTCGATTTAGAGACAATGAAATTATAAAGACGCTCTTTACGCATTGTGATAATAAGCCGGAAGTTGCAAATATGAATAAGCTTTTTAGTTCCAATTAGCATACAGAAGTGTAATGACTGTATGGTAATTGTGTGTGTGTGTGTGTGTGGGTGTCGTGGGTGATGGGTGTGGGTGTCGTGGGTGTGTAATAACCTACATACTAACAGTAAAAGAGTGAAGTATATGTTGATTCGCATCCCAAAAATCTGTGCGCACTTTTGTTCCGCTATCTATAAATGTATGCGTCGTGAAGCCGGTAACGATTTTACTCCATACGCTTTTTACATTGTGTTTTTTATATTTGAATTGCGTCGATTCGTCGTGCAACTTTACAAACGAATGTCCGGTCGAGCCTATTATTACCATACCTGCAGCACCAGTTGTTATGTATTTTGATTCTCCATCTATCGAATAATGTTCCAAATTATGGTTGTGTCCATTTAGGTACAAGTGGACACGACTGCTGTTTAAAATGGACTGAAAATCTTCCGCATCTATTTCGTCGGCTTTATGGTGTCCTAAAACAAATACCCATTCGTTGTGGGGAATATCGGAAAGCGTCGCATTGAACCAGTCAAGCTGTGCCTTACAGTCTTGCGCTAGAATATTTTGATGAAACATGCATTCTTCAACAATCGGCGAACATGTAGGATATTGTGTACCGCATGGGTCCCATTTTGCTCGATCTTCGCCGCGATAGTCATTTACACACGGATTCGTATCTAGTACAATAATATTCAAAGGAATATTCGAGTTGGTCTTCGAACCAGTGGTTGAAAGAATAACACGGCGATGATAATATCTGTTGTCCATTATCCATTGCGGAATCGTCTTGTTTAATTCTAATTGTGCCGCCGGATTAAAACCATAGTCATGGTTACCAAGTGCATTATACCACGGCAAACTAATATTCCCAAACATGTTGACATAATCTTCGCTTATTTGCGGGTCGCTCGTGTTCTGAATTCCGCAATAGTAGAAATTGTCGCCGGTATTTAAAACAAGTTTTGGGTTGTATTTCGATGCATACGTTGTCATAGCACGAGCAGTGTTTTCAGCGTTTCGTAAATGATAGCCACCGAGCGCGGCTGACCCCCAGTCTCCTAAAGAGATGATACTAATATCGCGGATGCTATCTTGGGTCCTAAGATGCGGTATATAATGTGGTAGCATATCGATGGGTAATGCCGATGCCGACGCCACCGCATACAACAAAAACGGAATGAAAAGAGGAAAAGAGTTATTTTTTTTCATTTATCTAAACGGAGAAAAGTATTTTGGGGGTGGCGATAATGGATTTTTGTAGTTATTATATCTTATAGTCATTTCTCTAAATAACTATGAAATATTGTTTATGAAATATTTTTTATGAGATATGGGTTATAGATGAACTAGTAAAAAGTGGGAGTTGTTTTACATTTCTTACCATTTGCTGAATTACAATTCAGTAAAGAACTTTTTGGATTAAATCCTTTAAGTTTCAACATCTTTATTAGTTTATTTTTATTTGCGAAACCTTTTATTTTTAATGGTTTAAAATCTTTACCGTAAACGACATAACAACGGTCTTCAAGATTCGTCATGGTGGTATATATGATATATTTTATAATTATTTTATATTTTATATTTTATATTTTATATTTTATATTTTATATTTTATAATTTTACATGTATATAAATGTTTTTCACCTAAATTTGCGATAACGTCTTGTTTTTGACGCATGACGGTTTTTACGACGACGAGTCATTGAAATGCCACCTCCGCTCCTGTCTGCTTTTGGTGACCTTGGTGACTTTGGTGACTTTGGTGACCTTGGTGACGGTTTTTTTGATGATGAAGAAGAAGTTGATGAACCCGATGAACCGGATGAACCGGATGAGGGTGTTTTTGAACGTTGTCTTGGTGGTGCTGTAATTGCCAGTACCCTTCTTGACGCCATTGCTCTTGCTGCTGCTGCCGCTCGTCTTGCTGGTTCTTCTTGTAGAAAAAATTTAGGACCTCTTTGTCCGGTAACTTTATTAAGAAGATGACTTGCTGCATCCATATATGGAAAATAACGCGCGCGTCCTGAAAATAATCTAGGTACTAATGTTCTTTCTACTCCACGCATTAAAGCCATATCGTGTTGTCGTTCAGTAGTTAACACCCTACAATCCCATAAAACAGCTGTTTTACCGCTATTACCGGATGCAAGAAGACCACCATTTGGATGAAACGCGACAGAGTGAACAGGTTTATAATTTCCAGTAAGTGTTGCCATACAAACTACTGATTTTTCATCGGGTAAAAGTCGCCACAACTTGACGGTTTTGTCTTCGCTTCCAGACACAATAACAGGTGCAGTTGGATGAAATGCAACAGAAGTTACCGCTTTTTGGTGCCCTTCAAGATCTGCAATACAGTCAATACGCCTTACACTATACCAACCCATTATATCGATATTTCGTGGATTACTTCCTAGTGAAACCATTGAACGCTGATTGTAAATTATCTGCCACAATTTGACATTTTTACTGTCACCTGTTACTAAAATAGGCAATGTCGGATGAAATGCAACAGAATTAACCTCTCCTCTACTACAGTTCATATCCCCCAACCATGATACTTGGTTGTCGGGAAAAAGTAACCATAATTTTGCCTTACTATTACTACCAGCAGTTACGATAAAAGGTTCTGATGGATGAAACGCAACACAATTAACGGAAGGATGACCTTCACCATTACTACGCCAATTATCATTCATTAAAGTTAATCTTGTATAGTCAGGTGATAACTGCCACAACTTTGGAAAATCCATGAAACCACTTGTAACAATAAATGGTTTGCTTGGGTGAAATGCGACACAGGAAACCCAATACCTATGCACATTTGTAGTTGATAAACACATATATGTATTTGTATCCCACAATTTCACATCGTTATCCATGCTACCAGACATAAGAATATCAGCTGTGGGATGAAACGCGACAGATTTTACCTGACCATGGTGCCCTACAAGAGTCGCTAAACATTCTTGTGAATTTGTGTCCCATAGTTTCACGGTGCCGTCCTCGCTACCAGTTGCAAGAAGGGGCGCTGATGAATGAAATGCTACAGATAAAACACCTTTGGTGTGCCCTTCTAAAATTTCTATAATAGGAATTTTACTTCTTTTACGAGACATATGTATGATTTTTTATTATATATTATATAAGTAGTATTATATATTCTAATAATATTTTATAATTTTAAATGTATAAGTATGTTTTTCACCTAAATTTGCGATAACGTTGCACTATTGTACTTCATATGAAAACTCTAAAAAATCCCAAAAATAATTATCCTCTAATGAACCTTTATGGTATATATCTTTGCGCATTTTTTCGGGTGTACAGTTATTTTCCTCTATATTTTTCATTTTTAGTTTGTATATACCAACATCGTAATAATAAATATTATTTTTATATTCAATACGCACATCTACTATATCATCATCGACGCGTGACTCTTTTCTAAGTAGACTATCGTGTAAATTTTTTATATTAAACTTATAACGAAAGCGTTGTGTATCTTCGTTGCTATTAAATATATCTTCGTGTATATCTTCGTAGTAGTTAAATGAATTTTTATCTATAGCTGGTCGCATAATATAGTCAAGGAATTTATATTTAGTTTTGTCTATTTGTCTAATATATTTTCCATCACGTAGTTTATATAGTTTCATAATATTTACAAGTATATGTTCTTGTATATCGAATGGTAACGGTAACTTTGACACCACTTTTGCTTCCATTCAATATAAATAATAGTGTACTAATAACTATTATTTATATTTATATTTATTTTTTAAGCTGGTTTATATGTTTATATAGTTAAATAAAAATATGAAGTTACATTTTCAGCGAAGTCGAAGTACAAGGTGAATCGTGGCTTCGGATTGTATATTATAGTCAGCAATTGTCCTACCATCTTCAAGCTGTTTTCCTGCGTAGATTAGACGTTGCTGATCTGGAGGGATCATCCTCCCCTATGATTTCTCATAAGGATTAGACTGTATCTTAAGCTATCATTGAAGATGATTAGTCTTCTCAAGCCCATACCCGTGCGTGTTTTATCTAAAACACTCTACTAATAATGCAAATGTAAATAATCAATTGCTCTTTTGAGATTTTCTTGTAAAATATTTTTTTCTGTTGGAGATATATATTCTTTATTTTTAATACCTATTTTTCTCACTTTAAAACCTTCATATGATTTATTATTTTTAAAGCCTTTCCAGTAAGATATTCCTCTTGGAATTTCTCTTAAATCTTTTAAAATGGGATTGTCTTTGTATCTTTCTTTAACTTTTAATGATTGTTTATCGTGACCTACTTCACTTTTACCGCCTTTTGAACTATTATCATTTGACAAATTTTTATGGCTTCCAAGCTCAATATTGTAACCATTGGGATGTAAAGAATTATATTCATTAATTAATTTAATTTCTTCTTCTTCTAATGATTCATCAGAACACTCTTTTGTTAAAATAAATGTAAATTTATCAGAGCCAAATTCTTTTATATCATTGCTTAATAATCTATTTTTATTAGTTTTATGTTCTCTCCATCTTATATTTATATCTCTTTTTGTTTGTCCAACATATATTTTACAATTAACTATATTTTTAATAACATAAATATATCCCATTAATAGTTATACCTCAATGTCTTTAAGTTATTTTTCGCATTATTTTCAACGTCGTTGAAGGAATACCGTGTCCTAATCATAACGGATTTAGGTATTTTACCCGCGGATTGCCCAATCTCAAGAGTTATTACGATATACGAGGTCATTACCCTGTATATTATTAAAGGTTTCCCAATAATAAGACGTATCTTGAGCTCTAAGGGGTTTCCCGTCATTATAAGGTATGTTGCATTTGTTCATCACAAACACTAGCCACTGAACTATGATTTATTTTAATATGTCTTTTCATACTATCTAAACTACTATATAATTTTTCACAATGAACACACTTATGGAATGTACCTTTTTCTATATGACATATTTTTTCGTGTCTTCTTCTCCCAGATGAATCAGAAAAGTCTAAGTCACATAAAGAACATTTAAATCTTTTATCCCATACTTGTTTTAAAACTTCTTCGCATTTTTTAACTTGTTGGATTTTATAAGGAATAATCATAAAAGGTCTAATATCTTCAATAAATTTAATACACTGGTTATGATTTAACTGCCACTCATGACCCTTACATATTTTATCACTTAATGGTGATTTTCTTATTCTTTCACGAACATAACCACCCCATATTTTTTGACCAATATCAAGTGGTGTTCTGTCATTTTGAGCAATTGAAATTTTTAATCTATTTCTATTATGTATATCATTTGAAATACACCCTTCTCCTTCGTAAAACCCTGCAAACCATATTTTTAACTGTTGTTGGTCCATTGTATTTTATAGTATCAACGAGACATATCTCTAAATCATTTTGGATTTCAAATGTTTACCTACAACTAGAGCCAAAATAGTTGCAGCATGTGACTTTTAAAGGCATCTAAAGTTTACCTTCCTTGTCTTGAATCTTTGCTTTAACAGCATCAATCGTATCACTACTTTCTACATCAAGGGTAATTGTCTTGCCTGTAAGCGTCTTGATAAAAATCTGCATTCTACTTAGATGTTGCTATAATATCTACATATATTTTATTTTTAAGTATTTTTTTTAAAGTATGTCTTACATTTTACCAGTTTGTTACGTCTAAAAAATATATAATATGCAGCAATTAGAAGTAATAATCCTACTATTATTTTTTTATAGTTACATAGCAAAAATATATAAAGTAATGAGTCCCAACTATTCCAGGATTGTCCTATAGTATGTGAAAAGTAAATACCTCCTTTGCATGTACTTTCATTACAAATAGTACAATCTCCTGCGTATTCTTCGCTTGACAATACATACATATTTTTTATATTTTTTTCTCTGTATTTTGTTATTATATTTGTTAAAAAATAAGGTCCGGTGCTATTCATTACATGTAAATGCTTTCCAAAATAATAGTAAGATTTAACATAGTTTGGTAAGTTATCAATGCAAAATTTTATAAAAGGATGATTTGGTAAAACCATAAAAAAAGAATTTGTAAAACAAGATACATTTGGTGAATATGTAAATACTATATCATAATTTAATAAATCTGATAATTTTTTTTTACAAATTATATCCATATCTAGATAAATACCTCCATATTTATATAAAACTAAATACCGGAAAGCATCACATCGTTGTATATCATAAGGATATGCCATATAAACATTATAAAAATCAGGATATTCTTTTTTAACAAAATTTTCCATCATTTCATCAGACCAAATAATATGTTTATAATCTTTATGCTGATTTTTACAAGACTCAACGGCTTCTTTCCATTCATCAGGAACATCTAATATTTTCCATGTTTGATGTATTATTTTAGGTATCATTCGATACTATGTATAAATATATATTATACTAACAAATAAATTCACATATTATTGGTATTTTGATTTTGTTTTTCCAACTCCTCTTTGCGCTTCTTCTCTAAATCATCAATAATTTTATTCGCTTCTGCCAGTTTATCATTTAGCTTAACTTTATTAGATTTACTTGAGGTCCACGATTTAGGTAAATCGGGATGTTTTTCTATTTTGAAATACTCCCGCTCTTTTGTATGCGACCTATCTATCCACTCGCGATAATATACAACATACTTTTTCATCATATGATGTTCTAAACCATTAGGTAGTGACTGGGCACTATGCTTTCTGTTTCGCTTTTTAGTGAAAGAAGTTTCAGTTTCAACATTTGACATCGATAATGATTATTATTATTATTATTATTATTATTATTATTATTATTATTATTATTTATAAGAATAAATTTAATTCCTATTTTTAATTTATAGTTTTAGATTATAAAAATAAAATATAAATGATGAAAAATATATTTGGTTTAGTAAATGATTTCTCGCAGCAAGAACAAAGAGAATTACAACAGTTTAAGGAGCATTATGAGCGTAAACCTAACCACCTGATACATGTTCAGCAATCTAAGCAACCCGAAAAAATAAAAAATAAAAAAGATGTTCCTTCTATTTCTCCGGAATTAATTGAAAAAATGAATATTTTATATAAACTGTTACATACGGTATGCGGAATGTTAGATGAAGAAAAAATCCCATTTTATCTAGACCGCGGTACTCTTCTTGGATGTATTCGAGAAGGAAGGTTATTACTAAATGATACAAATGTAGACATAACAATACACTTATCAAAATGGGAAAAACTTGTCGACATAGACTTATCAAAACATGGCATCGTGTTGAAAACAAAAAATAATGAATTTCCTGATAATTACACTGGGAATTCATTGTCTGTTTACTTAGAAAATGAAAATCCCGAATATTATTGCAACATTTATGCGAACCCCGCATTTCCTATCTTAGACATAAGTGCAATGAACGATAGCTTATACCCTGTTCCTAAACAACCCGACTTATATTTAAAACTGTTATATGGTAACTGGATTGTCCCGTCAAATATACACGCCGATTCTAAATACCACCGTAATAATGGGCTTATTTTGAGCGAATATAGAAAAAATTGGGACCTTAGGTATAACATATACAGGTGTAAATTTTAATACAGGAATAGGGGATACAGGAATACATTAAAATAAAATATAACATATATGTAGTATAGTGTAATATGATTACACAATTAGGGGTAATAGTAATTATTATAACCATTGTATGCATTACTTTACTTTTTTGCATAGGACGCTGTATTGCGAAATATTTTAACATATAATATATACGATATATATGATATGTATGATACGTATGATATATAATATAGAAAATTGATATAAATAAATGGTGATATAATAAATAAGCACACACACAAACAATCGTCTCAAAAAAATCGTCTTTAATGGCTGGCAAGAGCAAATCAGGAAATAAAGTAAAATCTGGAGCCAAGGGTGGTTCCGCGTTGAAGACTGCAATGTCTGCACAAAATAGCCAGGCGGCGCGTATTCGAATTCCGCAAACAATTGGATTACCAGGGCAAGTCGCCAACAATGCGGGAGGATATTCTTTCCCTCTGCCTCTGGAACAAGAATGGATGAGATATTTAATTATTGGAAGCAAGTCGGATAATGGAAGTTACTATCAATGTGGAGGAGCAATTGCTACTACAATATCGCGTTGTATTATGGCGGCGGTTTCGTCGGCGGCTACATGTGCGCATCTGATTCGGGATATCGTGGATGTTTCTGTGAAGGGGCGAGCACCTAAACAGGAGATGACGATGATGTCACTTGCCGCCTCGATTGTATTTCCTCCTGATAACGCTTGTAAAGCGCAGGCACTGGCGGCAGTTGGTCAAGTATGCCGTATCCCAACTCACTTATTTATGCTTGTACAATATATTCGGGACCTTTCGCAGGACAAGGCGAAACCAGGTAAGGGATTTGGTAAAGGTGTGCGACGGGCTTTGACGGAGTACTACACGTCGCGCGGAGGATTGGAGCTGGCGGTCCTGGTGACAAAATATAAAAATCGCGAAGGGTGGACACACGAGGATTTAATTTCGCTGCTCCATATCAACCCTGCAGAAATGAAAGATGATGGAGGGCGACTCGTATTGGAGTGGATTATGAAGAAGGACAAACCTGAGCGCAAGGTTGCTGCAAACCCCGCGAAGGGAATCGCGGCGACAACATTGCCCGCTAAAATGGAGAGGACTGAATTTCTGAAACGGCTGGCAGCGATTCCCACGCCGGACAGGGAGACTGGCGTGGCACAAGAGAGCAAAGGATTTATGAGAACTATTGCGAATGCGATTGGGTCGGTTATGGGTGGTGGGGCTGCTGTTCCCTCCAAAGTTAGTTCTACGACGCCACCATCGCGCAGACTCGACGTGATGTTTGAAGTTATTCATCCAGATAGCCCGATGTCTGGTTCGTTGAAGCTCATGATTCAAGACACAGAGCAACTTCAAAACCTCAGGCAAACATTCATTGACATTGGAATTGGAACGAGTTTCGTGTTTCGCTACAATGGCGCTATCATTTCTTCGACAAAATCTTTGCGAGACATATCATACGACCCATCTAAGAAAATTTACTTGTGTGCAGGCGTTGAACCCGATGTTGCTGCGGTACATGTTGCAGCCCTCCCAGTATCGGAACCCGAGGAAAGACCAAAAAAAACCGACGAAGACCCTCTCGTGGCAACTGCGCGGTTCCTGAAGGCATTGATTGAACTGGCAAAAACAGGCGAAAAGAAGGATGCAGCCACTGCTATTGCACTTATGGAAAAGAACAAAAAAATCCAGCGCGAACATTTGCCTACCGAGCTTCTAAATACACCGCAAATATGGAATACACTTTTGAGCGGAATGGGAATGACGGCACTAGTTCGCAACCTTGGAAAACTATCGCAGGTCGGCGTCGCATCAACGAGGTCACAGGATATTATCAAAATGCTGACCGACCCCAAGTCCGTCAAAGATTCGAAGGTTCACCCACTCCAAGTTTTGGTCGGAATGAAGACGTACTCTCAAGGAAAGGGCGACCTGGGCTCGATGACATGGACGCCAAATTCATACATTACAACCGCGCTCTCAACTACATTTCGCCAGGCATTCGGGAATATCACACCGACGGGAAAACGGTACATGCTCGGATTGGATGTGTCGGGGAGTATGTCGTCATTTATGTGCGCCGGGGCAAAAAATATTACACCACGCGAGGGGTCTGTCGCGATGGCGCTGATGACACTATATGCAGAGGGCGCGGAAAACGTCCACATCTATGGGTTCAGTAATACGTTTTACAATTTCAATGGGAAAGTTCGCCCCGACATGACGGTACAGGATGCGATTAAGGCGACGGATGTGCCATTTGGGGCTACCGATTGTGCTTTGCCGATGACGGAGGCGTTAAAAATGTATCGTGCAAATGGGACTTTGTTTGATGTATTTTGCGTATATACGGACAGCGAAACATATGCGCCTACAGTTCACCCACAAGTTGCACTAGAAGTTTATCGCAAAGAAACGGGGATTGATGCGAAACTAATCGTGGTTGGAATGACGTCGAACTGTTTGACAATTGCCGACCCGAAGGATAAGAATACACTGAACTTGGCTGGATTTGATACGTCGACGCCGGAGTTGATTAGCATGTTTGTGCGGGGAGAGATTTAAGGGCGGGTGCAGATAATGTAATGTAATGCGATTAGATAAAGTTGCGGAATATATTATTACTTTTTTTGTAATAATATATACGATACCAAAATTAATAATACCATATTTAATAATACCAAAATTAATAATACCATATTTAATAATACCAAAATTAATAAAATATTATATAAATATAATAGCATGAATTTGCATAAATATGTTAAAAGTTTTATTTTAGGTGGCATAATATTAGTAGGCACCGATTATATATTGGAGAAATATCATAATGGACCAGCATTAACAGCTTATTTATATTGTGCTCCTACGATATACTTGATTATTATGTATGTTATATATAAAAGTCGTGGAATTGATGGATACTACACATTTATTGTACATAGTTTTATTAACTATATAGCAAATACAGTATTTATTGTATTTTTAATATTTTTAACAAAGTATTTATGTGATGTATACAAAAGTTTCTTTATAATATCAATATTATTTATATTTTATTCAATCTACTATTTTTTACATATCTATAAATTAGAATTTACACCATAGGTAAACAACCAGGTAAACAATATATATAAACAATATAAAAAGACCTTCGCCATATTATGTAGCAATTAAAATTCGCAAATCAGAATGGAAGCCGCACATATCGCTGCAGATGTAGCTAGTGCTAATATAAATTATACCGATGTTAATAAAAAATTCCAAGAACTGACATCAATATTTTACACTACCAAGGGATGTATGATTTTAACATTGAACGACACATTTTCAAAACATTTTATTGCATCTCATCCAACCTTACAATGGAATGAGGAGTATAATCGTCATGCAGAAGCAGTAGTATTAACTGCTAAAATTAATATAATTATTTTTGGACAACCGTTTGAGGTTTATCTGCATCGTCCTATAAAACAAATTCATCGTTGGGAGTATGAATATTTTTTTGGATTCGGTGGACATAATGCCGGGTTCTCCCATGACAGAATCATCCTTACATTTTCGGAAACATTTGATAAGGATATCGATGTCGAATATTTGCTAATGACGGGGACATTATATCAAGGCGGCGGTGAAGACGATGTAAGCGATGAAGCCGTATGCTGCGTAATCGATGAAAAATATGTTAAAAATGCACTAAAGTTGCTAGTTATTGGCGGTTATGTAAAACAGTGGAGTGCTTTTAATTATTTTAAAAAATGGTTTAAGGACCGCGGGTTTAATGTAGAAGTTGAAGAAAATAACTCTAATAAGTTTGCATCATTTATTTTTGAGGATTACAATGAAAAAAGTAGTTAATTTATATACTTACTTAAATGTAGTTGGAAATATTTTCTTTAATATAAAATTATAAACTAAAATAGAATATATAGCCCCAAAAATTATATCAGTAAAAACATGTTGAGTTGTTGTAATACAACTTATCGATATTAATATAGGAATTAGTATGGCTGGAGTATAACCAATAACATTTTTTAATAAATAAAATGAATACATTGCAAAAGCAACATGTGCGGATGGACAACAATTATTTCCATAAGCATCTATAGTTTGAGTTTTTTGTAAAAAATATTTATCTGTTTTCATGCGTTGTTCGATTTCATTTGGGAATAAATACCATATAATAGATAATCCCGTCATCATAATTATTCCACCAAGGATTATAAATGCAAAATGTTTGTAATCACGAATACTTATTACAATTAAACCAAAAATGAAATAGTATACAAAGTTGTAAATATATACCCAGGTATCATTTTCTCCAAAAATATTATAAAAAATTTTATCTATTTTTGTTTTTGGTATAATTTTTTCTTTTCTTAGCTTATTTTTTTTAGTCCAAAAATATTGTTGGTACACACCAATTACAAGATAAACTAATAGTATAGTTAAAATATAGTAGTCCTGTAGTTTTAAACTTGACTTTACTGGATAAGGAACATGTAAACGTATATTAAAAAATATATATGGAATAATAATAACCACTATAACTAACATTAAAACTAAGTCTATTGAAAAATTTCCATGATGTATTTTTATATCATTTGGATTTGTAAAAGGCTCAAGAGTATTTCCTAACATTCACCTGTTTCAATATAAATAAAAAATAATTATATATTTTCTGTATAATATATTTTTTTCAAAAGTGGTTAAAACTAAAAGATGGGTCGCCTGTAATTTGGCGAAGAACATAATTTGTATATGCCATCGCGACCGCGTCTGCTTCATAGTAGTTCCAATATATGTCCGGGATTCTTAGATCCGTACGGCTTTGATTACCCGCGCATATGACATTTGTAAAGTTTGTTATCGTACATTGTAATGTATAATGATTTTTAACAAATGTACCCTTGAATTTTTGATGTGCATATTCGGGGCGTTTTTCTTGAATCAGGTATGTCTTTCCAGGCACAAGGTAGAGAGGATTTACGAGTTGAAGAGGGCGCATTGTGTTGTGTGGTGTGGCTATGTCACAATTAAACAATATAAAACATTTCAATTTTATATTGTTACAAAATTGAAACCAAAAATGTGTATACATCTAGGTGTAATCAAAACCGTAATAAACTATTACATCAACCCCTTTTATATTCCAATTTCGAAATGAAATCTGTTGCTAGAAGCGCTAAAGAATCAGCATCAAAAAAGCCAGCAAAAAGGGCACCAAAAGCACCAAACCATAAGTTACGGTTTAATGAATTTGAGGTATTAACAAAACATTCTATTGGAAATGCAGGAGAAGACTTCATTTGCAATACGATTCCGTGCGAAACGTGTGGTCATACAACATGGACGAATTTGAACAAAGTGCAAATGAACTATCCTGGCGTTGATTTATGCTGTGACTATTGTGGCACATTTGTGCAAGTGAAAACAATGTGTAGCAAAAATGGGAGTTGTCCTCTGTCGCAGGCTAGCAATGGTGCGTGGAAATTCCCGACATCGAAAAATACGGTTCGTGAAACCTTGAAAATGTTGAAGGGAAATATTCGATATATTGCTGTAGTATATGATACGAATTATAATATTATAGAGGTAAGCATTACCGGGCTGTTATCGTCAAAAAATATACACTATACGGAAAATTACATAGTTTCGGATGACATCAAGTATTATCCTCCACGAATTTTGCGGACACTGAAAAGTATTTGTGAAGTGAAGTGAAGTGAGGTGATGTGGGAATTGTTGCATTGGTGTTTAATTCGTTTTTTATTTGTTTATTTTAAACCATCTTTAATTTTTCACCTATTTCTTTATAATAGTGTCCATTATATGGGATATTTTTGGTAAGTGCTTTTGTCAAAGTTTTGTCGCTTATTGCTAATGATTTAATGCAGTCGTATTTACATTCAAATTCTTTTATTAAGTTATTATTTGTGTCATATTGTCCAACACCATTTTTGTATAATATCGGTGCTCCATTTATTTCTTCAAATTTGCTAGTTAATTCATCATCACAATTATTATATAACATATAATAAAAACCATTTGCTAAACTATTATTTTTTACTGGATTATCTAATGCTGCCGAAGATGTATAACCATTAAAATGTGCGGCAGTTTTTCTGTCTATATACACATTTACAATTTTGGTTTTTTCTTTATCTAGTTGAGCTATGTAACCTAAGTTTTGAACCTTTGTTTCTTTTGTAGGCTTAATTTCATGTATAACATTTGGGTCTAAATTTCTTTCAACTAGTAACCAACGAAACCCACAATAAATAGTGTTGTCTGTTATTGCTTTCATTACACTTGGTCTCTTTATATTTTTACTTTCATTCATTGCTTCTGTAACGGATTCATAAACTTTAATTAATTGTAATGTTTCGGGATTTATTTTTTGGAGTCTTGGACCGAGGTTAGGTAGTTGTTGATTAAAGCCGGTAACTATTTTTTTCTCTTGTTGTGAGTTTAATTTACTTAATATTTCTTTATTTGTTTGTTCTAAAGAATTAACTTTACTTAATAAAATTTTATTAGTATGTATTATTTCCTTTAATAATTCATTATCGTTACCCGTATTAGTATTTTGTTCTTGATTTTTAAATTTTAAATTTTCAATTTCAAGTAATAACTCATTTACTTTGTAGTTATAATTATCTATATTATCGTTAACTATTTTTGATAATATTTTATATGTAAGATTTCCACCGATTAAAAATAATTCATTTTCACTATCATGATTTGGTAGATTTTTTACTATATTTGGTTTTATAATACTATGACTATGTAGAAAATATTCGAAATCTTTGCTTTTATTTACACAAAAACAATCAAGTAATGTACATTCCTCATATTTGCTTTTATGTTCATTATATCTGCCCATAATTCCTATTCTGCTTTCTCCTATTTTTACAACATATGAACCATTTTCGTATGTTTTAACTTTAATAATATAAACCATATTTCCGGCATTGTTAAATTGTTTGAGTAGAAATTTTTCATTATCTAATTCTTTTTGTTTAATTAATTTGTCTTCCATTTCTTTATTTTTGGTGGTTTCTAATTTTTTTAATTGTTGCGTAAGTTCGTGGCATTCTTCATTAGCTGTTTCAAACATAATAGTTTCAAGTTTAATAAAGTAATCATGAATTTCATTTGCTTTTTTTGTCTCAGCTTTTAAACAAAATTTTTTAAATGTATCTACATTTAACATAAAAGTTTCTTTGTTATGACCTCCTTTGACGTGTGGGGTTTGCTTTCCCTCATGGGAAAGCGATTTTGTATAATCTCTATTTAAAATAAAATGATTTTCTAATAATATCTTAGCTTTTACTTTTTGGTTAAAATCTAACCATTTCCATACATTATCTAAATCAATAACAAAATCAGTTTTGTTATTATACTTCAAATAGCAATAAAAACTTGACAAAAATAGCTGTTGTTCATAACTTGTAAAAATATTTTTAACTTTTTCAATCAATTTTGACTGGTAATTACCATTAAGTTTTGTAATGGGATTGGATTCAATCAGATTTACGATGTCGACGCTCATTGTATGCTATATATCATATTATATAGGAGTCTTTAAGTTGTTTTTTTGCTTTAATAATCAACAAGCAAAAGTTAATTATTAAAATAATAGTAAAAATACAAGACCATATATGGTAACAAAACAGCGTTTAATTGGAGTAAGCAAGGCCTCCCATACCGGACATGATACGGAGAACGTTGTAATTGGTAGCATAGACACGAACTTTGGCAGTCTTGGTGCCCTCAACGGTGGCGTTGGAGAGAACAAGCTGAAGGGTAGCATTGTCAATGCGGGAGAAGTTGCACGATCCGCTTGGTTGATGCTCTTCAGGTCTCAGAGCAAAGGAGTAGACGTTGATACCAGTGTCAGGGGTGTGCGTGTGGTGCTGGTAAGGCTGAACGAGGTCGAAGTAAGTTCCTTCGCGCTCAGAGAAGCGGTCCTGACCGTTAAGCTGGAGCTTAGCAGTGACAACGGGGTTCATACCCCAGCAGTGAAGGGTGAGAGAAGTCTGGGTAAGAACGAAAGTACCGGCATCAGATACGCCTGAGTTCTCGTAAGGGATTCTGCCGCTAAGACCGGGAGCAAAGTTGGGCTGATCATATCCAGTGTTAGTTGCACCAGCAGCATCGCCCTGCTGCCACCAGTAAACGTTGGAGACATCGATAGCGCCAGCTTCGTTAAAGAGACCAGAGCCATCGATGAAGGAGCCAGTAGTCTGGGCAACAGCATCGTGTCCACCAAAAGCATGGATAGCATTGGGAAGAGCATCGACCGCATCAGTGTAGTTGAAGGGCTGAGCACCGAGAAGCCTGTACAGAAGCTGGTTGCAGTCGAGAGAAGAGCAGTAGTCAACGTTCTGATCGGGCTGGACAACCCAGATAAGCTCCTTAACGGGGTGGTTAAAGTTGAGCTTAATCTTGTTGGAAGAAGAACCGACGGACTCATCACCGGTGAACTGAAGCTGCTCAATAAGGTACTCGTGGGGATTTTGAGCCATACGTCTGCGCTCATCGGTATCCAAGAAGACATAGTCGACGTAGAGAGAGGCAGCGACAAGAGACTGGTTGTAGGCAGTGTTGACGCGTCCACCAGCAGTGGAACCGAGAACATTGGCACCGCAGCTGAGAGAGCCGACAGCCCACAAGCACTCATCGATGGGACGAATATCGAGGTTAATCTTGACTTCGTGATACTGAAGAGCGATGAGGGGAAGGGCAAGACCGGGGTTACGGCAGTACCAGAACTGGAAGGGAATGTAGAGAGTGGTCTCGGGCAGAGCATTGCGGGGAGCGCAAACCTGACGAGGGGCGTTTGCCTGACAAGGACCATCGATGGCATTGAAAGAGGGGTCGGTGATGAAAGTCAACTCGGTGGTGTTGCCAACCATGGCGTGGTAACCAGGGCGCTGGTCGTTGGGAAGAGTAAGGTTGTTCCAGATGTGCATCCAGTCACCATACTGGCGATCAATGCGCTGACCACCAATCTCAATCTCAACCTGGGAAATCAACTGCTCACCAGGGAAATCGAGCCAACGAGCATAAACGCCATCCTGGTTGGACCCCTTCATAGACTGATTAATCTCAGGGAGAGTAACCTGAAGGTAGGTGCGGTAAGCCAAATCACCATTACGAGAAATGGTGCAGGTTACACGACGACCAAAATCGGCTTGACCGTTAAAAGTCTGCTCGATAGACTCCATCGCAAAGTTAGTGTGACGTTTGTAAGACACCTTCCAAAAGGTAATCTGAGGGTTGCCCGTAAGATAGACATCTTGGGCGCCGTAAGCTACAAGTTGCATAAGACCTCCTGCCATTTTTGTTTATTATAATATTGCTAAAGAAAAAAATTTTACAAAAAAACTTAATTAACATTTATAAATTAATAATTAATAATGAATAATGAATAACTAACAATAATTAGTACACAGTAATTATTGTTATAAACTAGTTGATATTTCTCCTAAAGCGATAAGAGGTCGAGTCAATTCACGAAATAATGTTATTCATGTTTGATTTCAAAAAATGTACTAAATATTCATCGGAGTATATCTCGGTTTGTTTTTCGTGCTTTCTCCTAAAAACATACTCGTCGTTCTTTTTTCTTATACTCCACCCATTTTCTAAAGTATTCATCAAAAATATCATCAAATATATATCATTTTTTTGTTCAATATTTATATCTAATTTGCCCTTATCTAATAGGCTCTTTAATGTATGAATACCTTCTCTTAATGGTATTATATCTTCCTTTCTTTTCATTGTTTCTAAATTATATGGAGCCTTAACTTGCGGATGTCCTGTCCCCGTCCCCGTCCCTGTCCCATTCGTAGTATTGCTGTATATTTTATGAATAATGCGTTTGTTTAAATAGTCCTCTGTTATAATCTCCGTTGTTGAATCTTCTAAATTTTTTAAGTAAAAAATTGTTTTCCTTTTTTTAATAGCCATATTTTTCTCTAAACAGTTCATAATAAATTTCATTTTATAGTATGTCTCTCTCTTAATATTCGCAATATCCAATGAGTCTATGTTTATATTCGTGGTTAAAACATCTGAACTAGAATTAATATCATGTGTTTTATCATTTTTAGCACATGTGTCTAAATTATTTGATAACATTATTTTATTTTTATAGAGAAAACATTAATGCATTCCTAACATTATTCGTATTTACTATTTACTATTTACTATTTACTATTTTGCAAAACCCCTAAACTCCCTAAACTTCCTAAACTTCGTACCTCTATATTTTACATCTTTATATCTTTACATCTTTACACCCTATCCCGCGATTTGATGTTCCTTCGATAGTATTGCATCATGAAGCAAAGAAAGTGTCTTATTTTCACTAGAAAAATAACTGGGGTAAAGAATACTCCAATCTAATGTATCATCAAATAAGCTCAACTTTGTATATACATAACCCAAAAATGCACTACAAAAAAATCTCGACGTCTTCTGAGGATGACGGTCCTTTTTACAGTAAGCTTCTATCCAATCTGTAACAACAATATCATATGGTTTATCATATACAACCTTGTGTATTTCCTTCAACTTTTCATTATTGAATATCTTGTCGTACTCTTCCGTGTCTTTGAATTCGATTCTGCGAACATATATTTTTCCACTATATGTCGAAATAAAGTGCTCGTATGGAATAAATTGAACTCCGAATTTTTTTGTATTATCTTCCGGGTCTGGAATATCTGAAATACCCGATGTCCAGACATATGTGCCTTTTAATGGAACGTCTGTAAATTCGGGGTCTACAACAATCATACCAACGTGGGAAAAGTCACTCTTTGTCATAAATTTTATGAACCAACTAAATAGTCCCCATGATTTGTATTCAAGGTTGTCGCATAAAAGAATATCTCCGGTTTTTAATGCACTACTATGTTCACTCATTGGTTCACTCATTGGTTCACTCATTGGTTCACTCATTGGTTCACTCATTGGTTCACTCATTGGTTCACTCATTGGTTCACTCATTCTATTTTACTTTATACTATATCTTAAAATACTAAAATAGCTTAAAATACTAAAATAGATATAATTATTAATTATTATATATTAAAAAAGTTATACTTATAACAATATAGTAAATATATAAATATAGATATATAGATGCCATCTTTTAAACATAAAACGAATAAAAAAATTTTTGTAGACAAGAAACGAATAATGACGCTAGATAGTGTTCATCGCGAACTACAGTGCGAATTTAACATCATTAATAGCGAAGTGTTACCTACATTAATTCGTAGAAAAAACGAAATAGTGAAACGGTTGAATGACTCTGAAATTATATTGGAGGTGAATGATAAAATAGAGCTGCAAGATTCTTTGTACGATATTAAAGAGGAAATCTATAAAAATAAGAAGAAGATTAAAGACTATTACTTGAACAACAGCAGATTTATTTTCGATTATTTTGAAAACAAAAAAGAAATTACGAATGGTACAAATAAAACAACGATTCTTAATTCCTTTTTCAAAGTAAATGATAAGACGTTTGATGAAAATGCATTGACGCGTGCAAATGACAATAATGTTCAGAAGTTTTTTACAAATCTCGACCAGACATTTATCAACATAAACGACTATACGTATGCCACCGATATATGTCAGTCCTGTAACAAGGGCGAAATGATTCCCGTCGAACATGAGGGGATTATGGTATGTAACATATGTGCTAAACAAGTTACCTACCTTATCGAAAATGAGAAGCCGTCTTATAAAGAACCGCCGAAGGAAGCGTGCTTTTATGCATATAAAAGAATCAACCATTTTAAAGAAATTCTTGCCCAATTTCAGGCAAAAGAAACTACGCAAATCCCGGAAGAAGTTCTCGAAAATATCAAGCAACAACTTCATAAAGAGCGCATCCCTCTTTCAAAATTTACGAATTCTAAAGCGAAAGAAGTGCTTAAAAAATTGGGTTATAATAAGTATTACGAACATATCCCCTTTATTAAAGATAAACTTGGCATTAAACCACCGATTATGACGCCGGAGTTAGAAGAGACGTTGTGCAATCTTTTTATGGAGATACAGGGACCGTATGCGAAATTTTGCCCGGATGACCGTGTGAATTTTTTGAATTATTACTATACGGTTTATAAACTGTGTGAACTTTTGGAGAAGACCGAATTTCTTTCTTATTTCCCGATGTTGAAAGATAAGGAAAAGAGGATAGAACAGGATGATATATGGAAGAAAATTTGCGAGGAGTTGAATTGGGTGTTTATTCCTACGCAGTAGGATCTAGAGAAACAACCTCGCTGGGTTGTAGGTTATCATTACTTTGGAGCACAGTAGGAGTAGGAGTAGTAGTAGTATTTATTCTGTATAACGGTTTAATTTCATGTATTTGTGTTTTCATTAGGTTACATACTTTTTTTTTACAGCTACTTAGTACATTACTAAACAAACTATAGTTATTATCATAATTTGGTGAATATTTAGGAAATGGAAATGTATATGTTTTTCCTTCGTTTGATTTTATAGTTATACTTTGCCCATTTTCACTATCATAAGATATAGTTATTTCGCGTCTATCAGTATCAGTATCATTCTCATCACTATAAGTAATTTCAGTTGATGATGCATTTGAATTAAAATCATGTTCATCTAAAGTAAATACAGTGTCCGTTTCTCCCAAATCGTCCGTTCTTTGACGTGTTTCAAGTTGATGTCTAAATGTATTAACTTTTTTTTCTGTCATTATTGTATATTTTTTATACGTAACAAGGGATACTTTATATTTTTTTACAGTTAAAGTAAATTTTACAGTAAAGGTTTTTTTTTCTTTACTCATTGATAGTATAAAATAATATTTATCATCTGCATCAACATCTGCCTTAACAATAATTTTACTATTGCTGCGGGTACCTGTTGTACCATCTATAGTATAACTTTCTGTAAATACACTTTTATCTTTATTCAATGCACCTTTACTAAATGATAATGAAACCATAAAATTACCTCTCTGCAACTTATTAAAAAAACCTCTTGCTCTGTTCATTAAAGAATCGTCGCTTGTTGTATATTCCAATTCAACAGTCTTATCAGTAAAATTATCAATATCAAGAATTTCCACCCCACCCCTCATAACCCTCTTATTTTTTCTAAGTTTATGAGAATTTTTCCGATACGTATTTTTACGCCTATATTTATTAAGATGGCGTTTTGTATTTCTCCTACATTTAATGTTTTTTGTACGTTTTGTACGTTTTGTACGTTTTGTACGTTTTCCACGCCTACTTAACTTCATTATAAAATAACAAAATATTTTATTATTTTATTATTTTATTATTTTATTATTTTTATTAGACTGACTTACTTTCGTCCATTTCTTCGTTTCGCTGTAGTTTTTCTTCGTTTCATCGTATTTATTCTTCTTCTATTTCGCCGCTTTTTTACTTTACACTTTCGGCGAGTTTTGCCGCCGCGATGTATGCGTGGAGGGGATCTTGAACTTGGTCTTCTTGATATTAAACTTGCTGCAGCTTCTCTTGTTAATAGATACGCATCTAATTTTGTTGGAACATAATCTGTAAGATGTGTGTAATATTTTTTGAACTCTTCATCATCAATAACTCTTACGTCAAAAAAATCATAATCTTCTTTAAACATATGATACTCATCGCTATAATCATCCGGACCAGTTAACATGTACCAACATGTACCAGTACCATCCTTATTGTTTTTAAAAATTTTGCCATTTTTCAATAAATTTGGTAAAAGATCTGCTTGACGTTTTTCTTCGATACCATATAATGAATCACTATATGGTGATACAATCCTTCTATTATTAACTTTATGTAGATAGTAACAATTCTTATCACTCATATGTCTGAATGTACGTTCTTCTATAGGATACCGTTTAGAAATATCAGTTTCATTATGTTTTATTCTTTTAATACGTTGTTCTATAAATGCATCTAGTGGTATATGTTTACGATATGTTTGATCACTTACTATAACATAATAAAGAAATAATGTAGCTTGATCTAATGGTTTTGTTCCATCCCATTCACAAACAGTATCATCATGTGAAATAAATATTTTTGCAAGTCTTACTTTTATATCTGGATCTCGTGATTGAGGTAAAGGACTTCTGCTTCTGCTTCTGCTTCTGCTTCTGCTTCTGCTTCTGACCTGATTATCACCCATATTTATATTAAATAAAGAATAGTCTTCTATAAAGTAAGTAACGATTATTTATTATTTATATACTAAAATATAAATAGTAAATATTATCCACATAGTTTCTAAATAAACGCTTTCCCTTTTAAAATCTTACATCTTGAAGTGTTTAAAGTTTAAGAGGGGTGGGGAAACCAACAAGGTTAGCACCAATACCGAAACCAGCACCAGTTCTAGCAGAAACAGCTAAAGTGGGGACATAAACATCCAAGATGGCAAAGGTGGCGGCTGCTACAAGAGAAATCAACGCAATTTCATCTAATTTAAGAGAGCGAGATGGTATAGAGTAAGCAACTATCGCGACACAAAGACCTTCGATAATATACTTAATAAAGCGCTTAAAAAGCTCACTAAAATCAAGTGTTCCGTACATTATAAATATAATGTAGAAAAAAATATTATTTTATTATTTTATTGTTTTATTGTTTTACTGTTTTATTATTTTATTTATTGTATTCTTTTATTACATTTAATAAATGAATAAATGGTAAACTTACTTAAAATAATTATTTAAATATATAATATAATGTCCGAATCAAATAGTTTGCCAAAGGGAGTTACTCCTAAATATTTACCCGATGGAAAAGAAAACTCCAAATATGTCGACTTATTAGAAGAAGATAAACCTATCGCCGGTCAAAAATTCGTATGTCTTTCATTCGTTTCCCCGGAGCATATTATCAAACAAAAGGAGCAGTTTTTATTCGAAGAGTTTGTGAAGCAGTGGGATTACAAAAAGTCAATGGAAAAATTTACCCAGTTTCTCAACTTTGTATCATTCAAGTATTCTCTTTCTTTCGATAAACTTACTGCCGATTTCCAAGAGTTTACAAAGGAAGAGGGCGAGACAATTCGCGCAACATCGGGTACATTAATTAGCGACGACTATAAGACATTTTTGGATAATAATGAAGACGAACTTGAGCAGAAGTTTGGCGAGAAACATGGGTTCCAAACATCTACGAGAGGCATCAAAGTGCGCGGCGTTTTTGCTACACAAGGCGAGGCAGAACTTCGCTGTAAGTTGTTGCGCGAGGTCGACCCCAATCATGACATTTATGTAGGGCAAGTTGGTATGTGGGTTCCTTTTCATCCAGAGGCATATAAGACGGGACGTGTCGAGTACATGGAGGAGACTCTCAATCAACTTATGTCTGATAAAAAGAAGAATGAAGAGACGGCAAAACAGGAGTTTGATAAACGTGTGCGCGAGGCTAGACAGAAGGCGATCGAAGAGAATATGAAGAAGGCGGAGGAGTCCGGTAACAAACTTACGCAAACGATTAACGCGGATGGAGATTTGGTTGGTATTTCAAATGCTGCGAACTTTGATGGCTTGGATGAGGATTCTACTGTTGACGATATTAAGAAGAGCATGTTTGAGGCTGAGAATGTGGTTCTTGATAAGAACAGCGACCATGGTTTGTCGAAACTGACACATTTCGAGAATTAATATGAAACCGTCATGAAATTATCGAACAAACAAAATAATAAACAAAATAAACAAAATAAACAAAATAAGCGTTTTAACTATTAAATATTATATGTTAAATATTATATGTCACTAATATATAATATTTGCTTTTTAATTGGCATGAATAAAAAGGTAAAACAATATGTAGTAAGTAATTATTTCAAATCATTTAATAGCGAGAATGTATTTATTAACATGGTTTTTTTATTATTCATTATAGCCGCTATTATTATATGCATGTATTTCTTATATAGGGCGATATCTAATGCATTATATATGTATAGGTTAAAAACCGATTTTTATAAACTACAGGACATGGGAATAAATGTTAAAAACTATAATATTTTATATTTTGAAGAGTTTAAAAAAAAACATATAATGAATTTTTCAAAATTAAAAAATATAAAACATACCGAATTTAAAAATAAAAACGCAATTGGTATGATTACTGACAAATACGTAGTTTTAGATTTTGATAAAAAAGATAGACTTAAAAATGCTGATTTTTTAATTGATAAAATTCCAAAAGATACCGTTTGTGAAAAAACACCCAATGGTTATCACTATTATTTTGAGAATGATACAGGAAAACCAGTATATACTTGTATACAACTAGTTATTGATAATGTAAAATACTCAGTAGACGTATTAGGTGTTGATCATCTTATAATAACATCTCCTACAAAAATAAATGGAAAAGATTACTATTGGATAAATAGTATTTTTACGCATACTCCTGCAAAGTTATCAGAAAATACATGGATATTAGATTTATTAAAAGACCAGAAACCATTTCATCGTAAATTTAATAATGCTACTGTATCTTTAACTATTAAAAATGCTTTTATAATCATAGATAATTTAAGTATTGAAAATAATATTCGGTTTACGCTTGGGATGATGAAAGAATATTCGGTAAAAATGAAATTGTTAAATGGTGTTATATACGTATATGATGACAACTACTATTTTTTGACGAGAAGTAGTTTTAGTAAATACAAGAATAAGAAATCTATGATAGAAAAACTAAAAAATGTTATTGATAAAATTAAACCATCATGTATTATAGATTTATCTATTATAAGTAGCAACTATTTTAAATCCGAACATATTTTTCATATGACTTCATGTGTTATACATAATGATTTTAAAAATTATAAATACAATTCTGAATTTCCTAACTATATTGAATGCGCTTACATATATAAAAAAACGAAATATCTAATCCAAGATACTATTACCATAAATAATTCTAACAATTCTAATAATTCTAATAATTCTAATACAAAATTAAATAACTTAATATCATGGACTACATCAAATACACCAAATACGCCAAATACATCAGAAACAAATAATGCTAGTAAAATATTGACAGGTCCAGAAAGTATTTATATAACATTTTTGCTTTCAAATTATTTTAATATACCATGCGTAACATTGGGTGTCACCTATGATGAAAGCAGAGGTTCAGAAAAATCTACTAAGTCTTTAAATCAGGCTTCAAATAAAATTATAAATACTATGTTTTCGTTATTTTAAAATAATGTAAATAGTGCAAATAATGCAAAATATATATAAATACATTTTATAGTTTATAGTATAAAATATAAAGTATAAAAATACAAAATGAATAAAGAAGAACAAGTCAACCGAGTAGAACAAATGAAAAAAATTCAAAGCGAGGCGTTAGAGTTATTTACCAAAAAAAATATTGATTATGGTGATGCATTTGCAAAATATGGCGTTATCGGTGTTTTAATGAGGATAGAAGATAAGTTACAACGTTCTATGTCTATAACAAAAAATGGAGTAAATTTAATAAGTGACGAAGGAATTAGAGATACACTAATTGATTTACATAACTACGCCGCAATGGCGCTAATGTTATTAGACGAATAGAAAATTAACCACCATCCATTACTACCCACTACCATTTATTTTTATTCACCTTGATTTTCGGACCTTGACCTTTACGTTTAATATTCGCGGGGTCATATTGTTCTTCTTCATCATCCGAGTGAATATCTTTCGACATTTCCCAGAATTCTTTTGCGCCTAATTTAAACGGACCATGTGTCTGCGCCTTATACCAAAATATCTGGTCATGTAATTTATTCGATTTCGCATTATTATTAATTACTAAACATTCGTAGTTTTCAGTACACTGGTCCATCACTTGACAAAAACTTTCAAATGTCGGAAACATACCAGCGTAATTCTCATAGATTCTTTTACGATTCCCAATATATGGTTCACGTAAAATAAAAACATAGTCAATATTGGTTCGCAAATTGGGCGGAATACCGAGAGGATACTGCATCGTAATTACCAACATGATTTTCCAGTGACGACCATTCATAAAAAGTAAACGCATCATGACATCTTTGGTCCACTTATTGTCAAAAAGACAGTCATCCAATACCACAAATGTTCGCGGGTCAATTGTGCTTCTTTTATACGACTCTATCTCTTTTTTCATCTGTTTTAATACGGCTTTTTGTCGTTTTAAAATATTTTCAATAATCGCCGTATTATAAGCATCGTGAATAAACAACTTGGGAACATGCTCTCCGAAAAACCCGTTTCCTGCCTCTGTGCCGGATATAACAGTACCGATGGGGATATCTTGATGATAATACATTAAGTCTTTTACTAAAAAACTTTTACCGGTATCACGACGTCCGATAAGAACAATAACGGGTCCTTTATTTTCATCGGGTCTAAAACTAATTGACCTCATATCAAATTTTGCTAATTCTAAACCTACACTCATTGTTTGTATGTTTTATATATATTTACTTATTTATACTATATATTAAAAAATATATAATTTACAAACGCATATAATTTGAAAACGCATATTTAGTATTTAGTCGCATATTTAGTATTTAGTCGCATATTTAGTATTTTTATTAGTTTAAAAAGTAATAAAAATATGTATTTAATTAATTAAGTAATCGACAATGGAGATTTGCGACGATGCCCCTGTTTTTGGAGAAAGTACATTTTCTTTAAACTATAGAAAACACAACAATCGTGATTTTTTTGCTTCTTTAGAAGAATCTGAACTCGGTATAGTAAATAGTAAAAACTATATGCCTATTTACGAGAATTATTTTAATTTAAATGAGACAAACTATAATTCCATCAATTTGAACCAGCGTTTTTATGTATCCGCTTTATCCGGCGTCGTTGATAAAAATAATATACAGGCTGCTGTTGTGGATGCTTTTAAAAGCACTTCCGAATCTTTAACGATTCTTCATAAACCTATTTTTATTAAATTTTCTCCTTTGATTGACCCCGTTAAATATATGTTGGGAAAATATGAAAGTTTAAATGTAAATGGCGACATTTTAGATATTCCCGTGCTATCAAAACTTGAGAGAAAAGGGCTATTAAAAGCAAATGATAAAAATAATGCATCATATGTTGATGCTTTTTTTTCGTATTTGTCGAGTCAAGTTTTAAACTGCCATGATTTTATTCATGGTCTTAATTTCTACGGTTCGTTCAATGCTATTAAAAAGGATTTTTATTACAACGTAATTGACGATATAGAGTGTTTGGATAAAAATCCTTATTTTAATAAGAATAAGGATATTCTTTTTGAGGTTGAAGATATTGAATTCTCGGATGACGATGATGACGGCGACTACGATAATCATAACGAATCTACCAATAATGACGACGATAGTACTCATTCTAACCACGCACACAGACAACAGAAAAATACAAGGAACAAAAAAGAAAAAATTACTATTGAAACAAATGAAACGATAGACGAGTCAACTATAGTTGTTCATGATGAATTTGATAAAGTGAGCAATGAGTTGAGTTCTATATTTAATACTTCTTCTGATAATACTGATAGTAAAGAATCCGATCCAGCCGAACCATCCGAACCACCATGCGACGAGGATTTATTAATATTGAAGTTAGATGATATAGTAGCCGATAATGCAAACATAATTGAAGAAGTAGATGGTATTGTATTAAACAAGGATTCTCATTTTGGTAATGATAGTGATAGCAACGACTCCTTCACATCCGGCTCATGTTCTTCACGGTCATCTTATACAAGTGATGATGGCTCCGGAAGTGACTGTGAAATTGATGATATTATTTGTCTTGATGATACTGTAAGTGGTGGCAAGGATGGCAAGGATGGCAAAAACAAGAAACATGATAAAAAAACCTCCAAAGATGCCTCTGCTGCGTGTTATAGTGAAGAAGGCAGTGCTGGCGAAAGCGGAGACAATAGCAACAGTGATGGCGAAGGAGAAGATGACAGCGGCGATGACGGCGACGATGATGACGGCGACGACAACGACGACGATGAATACGAAGATGATGAAACATTATGGGCAACAATTAAGAATTTTCCAGTCTCAGCAATTATGCTAGAGAAATGCGAAAATACACTCGACTCTCTCATGATGCAAGAAAAAGAAATGACCGAGAATGAGTGGAGGTCTGCACTTATGCAGGTTATTATGACGCTTATTACCTATCAAAAACTCTTCGGATTTACTCATAACGACTTACATACAAATAATATCATGTACATCTATACTGAAAAAGAGTACATATATTATCATTACAATAAGAAATATTACCGCGTACCTACATATAATCGCACTTTCAAAATTATCGACTTTGGTCGTGCTATTTATAAATATAAATCCAAAACCATATGTAGCGACAGCTTCAGTATGACAGGCGACGCTGCAACGCAATATAATTGCGAACCTTATTTTAACGACAAGAAGCCTCGTTTAGAACCGAATTACAGTTTTGATTTATGTCGACTAGGGTGTTCTATTTTTGATTATTTTATTGATGATATAAGCAATGTTGTGGCGATATGTAAAAAGGAGCCTTTGTCCAAGTTGATAGTGGAGTGGGTTACGGATGACCAGAATAGAAATATTTTGTATAAGGCGAATGGCGAGGAGCGTTATCCGGATTTTAAATTGTATAAGATGATTTCGCGAAGTGTACATAACCATACACCGCAAGCGCAGTTGGCGAAACCGATTTTTGCTAGTTACGAGTTCCCTAAGAAAAAAGTTAAATCGTCGAACAGAATAATAAATATCGATAAAATGCCGTCTTATATGGAGTGATGTAAAAACTATATGTACAAAAATAGCTGTATATTTACAGTAATATTTTTCATATTTACAGTAATATTTTTCATATATTTATAATATTTATATAAATATGAAAATGTGAAAACGTTTAAAACCCAGGTGCACCTGTAAACACATCTGGTTTAGAGCCTAAAATAACGGGAGACTCATTGAATTGAGTAACAATGAAATGACCTAAAATATAACAAACAAATACGATAGCAGAATCTCGTAGAGCAGTCTTCATCGGTTTTGAGTCGGGTGCTTCATCTTCGCTTGGTTTTGAAATAAACCGTATTTCTATGAATTTTGCTAAAAGAAAGATACATGCAACAATTCCGGCAGAAACATACAAGTTGTCCATTTATTTTATAAGGGAATAATCTATTACGGGTTTTTACGAATAACAATTTATAAATAGTTTATTAAATCTTTATTACATCTTTAAAAATCATCAATCATCGGAATTTCTTCTATTTTTAAATCTATATTACTGTCGTTGTCTTCATCGTCGCTAGGGAATGGGTCAACACTTAACTCAACATTGTCTCCTATACTTAGCTTAACACTTTCACCATCGTCGTCGTCGTCGTCATCATATTCGCCATCGTCATCATCGTCATCGTAATTGTCACCGCTACGAGATTCGCTAGATATATTTTCAATAGGTATTACCTGGTTATTGTCCATGTTAAAACTTACACCGGATGCACCCGATGCACCCGATGCACCCGATGCTTCAGGTGTAGATGCCAAAGACGCTGCTTTAATTTTCGAAAGTGTTTCGGCTTCTTCGGCAAGTTGTTTTGCGGACATAGGTGTGTTCGCCGGATCGGAAATATCGCCTGCGACGGGTTTATCGATAATAGGTTCTTGGGAAATAATCTCCTCTCTTTCATGAACTTCGGTGGCATTTTCGACGGTTTCATTCATATACAACTTTAATAGTTCTTCCACTGGAATTGTTTCACGAACTGTCTGTAAAATACACTCTTTAATAATAATCTCCAACTCTCTTGAATTCTTTTGAGCCTTTAATGACGATATGCCCATCTCAAATAAATATACATTTGTATATATTTTACGTGCAGCATTGATATATACGTGATGGACAAAATCGTCTAAAGATGGAATATTAACATCCACTTTTTTCTGTTTTGTTCCGACGCGCATACATGACAACATCTTTAACTGAATGATATGCACACAAGTTATAAGGTCGGAAATATATGTACAGTTGCTTTTCTCTTTAATACGAGAACATTCTTGTGAAATAATACTAGGATTCCATTTTGGAACTCTCGATAGAAAATTTTGGAATGTCATTAAATATTTCGTCTTCTCGTCATTTTCAACACATAGTTTCCACGATTCTTCGAATATTGACTTAACACCGTCTATAACACAAGGCGTCAACACTGTGATTAGTCGCGAACACCACTCATTGCGAGATTCTTGTAAACTATTTAAAGAAAAGTCGTCCATTTACATAAATGAAATATTTTCTAAAGTGGAATCACTACGAAAAAGAAAAAAATTTAATATAAATAACATTAGTAATTTCTCATTTCTAAAATCCTTCTTTATCTTATTAAAAATAACCATGAATTCGTATATTTTACTTTCAGGCAACGAACTGTTATGAATAAAACTTATAATATCTAAACAACTATACCCGTTTTCATACAGTTTCACACAAAGACCAATAACTTCATTTAGGGTATACTTTTTATCCAGTTTTACATCTTTTTTAAGATTATCCATCTTCTTTTTTATCATTTTTCCTAAACTGTATATTTCACTTAATGCATAACTGTGCAAATTTATTACTTTACCATTTACAATAGGTTCTGGTACATATATTTCACAAAACCTAGATAAAATCGGTTTTAATAATTTATATTTATCTTCAACAATTATAAAAAATCTGGTAGAATGGCTAAATAATTCAATACACCTACGTAATGCGGATTGTGCGTCTATTGTTAGCTTATCTGCGTTTAATAAAATAATAGTTTTAAATATTTCGCCATCTTTTAAGTTTATATTTGTTTTTGCGAAAAATTTTAACTCTTCTCTAATAAATTTTATACCTTTCCCGTGTGCACAATTTACTTCCATTACATAATTTTTTATCATTTCTTTGTCATTGTGATAAATATCGTGTATAAAATGATTTACAAGTGTGTTTTTACCACACCCGGATACCCCGTGAAAAATTATATTTGGAATTTTCTTTATTTCAGTAAAATATTTTAATTTTTTTTTAATGTCGCCGTGTATATCTAATTTTGGAATATGTTTATCATTTTTTGGAATATTTTTATCATTTATTTTTTCCATTTTTGTTTAATATTAAATATATATTCATTTATTTAATATTATTTATATATTTATTCGCAGTTATCAATATTCGCAGTTATCAATATTCGCCGTTATCGATATTCGCCGTTATCAATATTCGCCCTATATTATGCATTATATTACATATATTGGACATGTTGTATCATTATCCACCATAAGTTTTATCAACTCATCAAATGATGTTTTCGGTTTCCATCCCAATACAGTTCTCGCTTTTGTAGAGTCCCCTAATAGTATATCAACTTCCGCTGGTCGATAGTATTTTTCATTCATAAAAATCATTACTTGTCCCGTCTTCTCGTTATACCCAATCTCGTTTACACCACTACCTTCCCATTTTATGTTAAAGCCGCGCATCCCAAATGCTTTCTCTATCATTTCTCGCACTGTATGCGTTTCATTTGTTGATAATACATAGTCGTCGGGTGTATCGTGTTGCAGCATTCGCCACATCCCCTCTACATAGTCTTCGGCATTCCCTAAATCGCGCATTGCATCTATATTCCCCATAACAAGTCTATCTGTTTCCCCGCGTATTATTTTACCTAAACCTAGTGTTATTTTTCTTTCTACAAAATTATGCCCCCTTCTTACTCCACCATGATTAAATAGGATTCCGTTACATGCAAACATGCCATAGGCTTCGCGATAATTTTTCACTATCCAATAAGCATATAATTTCGCTACACCATAGGGCGAACGCGGATAAAAGGGCGTGTTTTCATTTTGCGGCGTTTCTTGTACTTTACCAAATAGTTCACTCGTCGATGCTTGATAAAATCTCGCAATCTTTTCTAGATTATTATTTCTTATCGCTTCTAATAATTTAAGTGTCCCAAATGCATCCGTGTCCGCCGTATATTCCGGCATTTCAAAAGATATCTTTACATGTGACTGAGCAGCCAAATTATATACTTCTAGTCGTGTCATACCAGGATACGCATTTTTAATTGAATTCAGTATTTTTTCTAGACACGAACTGTCTGTAATATCCCCATAATGCAGTTTTAAATTTTTGTTGTCAAAAATATGACTTATTCGCAATGTATTTATAGTAGAGGCTCTGCGTATTAAACCATGAACTATATAGTTTTTCGATAGTAGTAGTTCTGCTAAATATGAACCATCTTGTCCTGTTATACCTGTAATAAATGCTATTTTATTTGTTGTGGTTGCTGTGTTTGCCGTATTTGCTGTGTTTGCCATATTTGCTATGTTTTGTTCTATAAAAGACATCTGTAATGAGTGATATTGAACCGTATATTTTTATATAGTTTTATATATCTTAAAAAATTATTTTTATATGACTTTTGATATTGTTTTTATATCAAACGTTATATTTTGTACTTTGGTACTTTGGTACTTCTAAAATGAAGCATCCGATGATGCTTTTACTAGTTCCGAGTTTAAACAGCTTTGAACAACATTTGTTTCATTGGGACGATTTACTTGCCTTGTAACACATCGGGTTTCTTTTCCTGCATTAAACGGAGGTATGTATACCGGACTATGCGAATACATTTCAGGTCGCGTTTCGTCTTTTTTTATAAATAATCCTACTTCGTCTTTGAATGTTTCAGTTACCGTGTTGTAGTCTGTATTTAAAGAATCATTATTATTGGTATTTTCCACACCACTTATTTCCATATTTTCAGGGCTACTATTTGACATTTTTTCTGTTGGCGTATTTAATATATTTTTTTCCTCTACTATTCTGTTCTGTTTTTCTAACTTATCTTGGTTATTCTTTTCAGTTGTTTTTTGTATAAAATAAAACATACCAACTCCGAGAAAAATAAAAATAAAAATTATTAATGGAATAGAGTTATTTGCTGTAAATATAGAAGATGATTTTAAACTTTTCATATATTATATACTATTTGTATTATATAATATAATATAATATATAAATTATTGCAAAATATCTTAAGAACACAATTTTGTCTCAATAAGCTCAAGAAATGGACATAAATCTTTTGGGTCGATATTCTCCTTTTCTCTTCCTACTTTTATGTGTTTATCCGATTTGCAAAATGACTTATCTATCATTTCAAATAAAGGACATAAATTCTTTGGATCCATTTCTAAATTAAATTCAATCGAGGGTTTTTCGTTCTTATTATTCAACTCTTTTGTGTGATTTTGATTCTCATGATTTGAGCCACTACTGTTACATAATACTGTATCTACATAATCTACAAAAGAGCATATTTTTACTCCTTTGTTGTTGTTTGCTACATGAGCGTGTTCTGTTACTGTCACCTCGTTCGCGACTGAATGACTTGGACCAGAAACAGGGAAGGGAATAAAAAAGGCAAAGGTAAGTGCAGGTAAAATAGCAAGTAAGCTAATGGTTTTCAACATCTGTGTGTGTGTGTGTGTGTGTGTGTGTGTGCGTTTGCGTGGGTATATACTATATAAAATATAAAATTTTATTTTTAAATATGTTTATGTTTATTTTTAAATATGTTTATGTTTATTTTTAAATATGTTTATGTTTATTTTTAAATATGTTTATGTTTATTTTATAATAACTAAAATATTATTTATCATAAAACACATATCATCCTAAAACGCATATCCTCGTAAACGTCATTTATTGTCCACCATAGCTGTGCAAACTTTGCGTGTATGGGTTGCGTTTAAATGCGTCTAATATATCTGGTTGAATTCTTTCGCAATGAATAGACTGTTGATAGAATTGCGGCATTTTACTTATTTTACCAAATTGTGTCGCGGAAGGGGGCATTCCTCCTAAACCTGAACCAGCACTTGCTCCTCCATTCCAAGGACAATCTTGGTTATTTTTATCAGGTCTTCTAATATTTATATTTGCATTATTGTTAAATGAAGGCAGGTTTCCAGATGGAGTATATTCTTTGCTTACTTTATGTATATTATTGCGTTGGTTTCGCGCAGCCATTGTAGAACGATACCCTTGATTACTTGAGCCATCACTCGGTCCAAAGTATTCAGGTTCGGTTGTCTGGCGTTGTGTATATACTTCTTGTTGGTCGGAAACTAAATAACCCGTACCCTCTGTAAGTGGTGTAACGTTCAAGTGGTTAAAGTCGAGCAAACTTTCGGTCGTTTCTTTGATTGTCGTAGGTGCTCTATCCGAGGGGTTATGTGCACGTCCTGCCGAACCAATTGGCTGAACATTTCCTGCAGGTCGGATAGTTCCAACAACGTTTTCTTTTCTAGAGGGGCGCACCGCTTCTAATATTGGCGCAACAAACGATTTTAGTGCCGCATTTACACTCGACCCCAAAAATAGAGGCGCCTTCAGGTTTGACCGATTTGTAGAGCGAATTCTTGTGATTCCGCGCCCGTAGTCGTGTTTCGATGGTTCGCATTTTCCTACACCACAAGCATTTATAAGCGGAACACCCTCTAGTGTTACTTTTCTAGAGGCTTCAAAATTTTTCGGAGCATATTGTGACGTTCCATTCATATTCGAGTCTACACCGAAATATTCTTTGGTGGTGCATATACGGTTCTGGTCTTTCAGTAATTCTTCAGGGCGCCCAGATTGTGCTTTCTCTAAACCAGTAGTAGTAAACCATCTGTCGGGAGTGTTTAAGTAGAACTTGTCGGGCAAGAATTTTTCAACGTGTCCGTATGTTTTGGCGTCAGGTGGTTGTTGCACATTCCAGTTATAGGAAGGTCCTTCGTGATTCTCTAAACTATATGTAAGTTTGGGATTGGTGGTAGTTCGCAGTTCGTCCACGTTCCTGTCCACCCATAAATCGCGAGCTTCCATACCCGAGTTAAACCCGTTACTTCCGCAAGACGTGAAACCCTGATTTAACCCCGGAGCAACGCGCACTTCTTCCCACGGTTTTACATTCGCCATTTGTGTCCCGGGGTTGACGCGTGACTGAAAAAATGACGTAAAATTCGGCATTCCATTCGGAAATTGTATATTCGCCTGAGGTGCAAAAAGAGGCGCGCGTTCTTCTTTGCATATTTTTTGACTTCCCGACCCACTATAGCTATCTAAAATAGACTCATGAGTATCAGCGTCAGTTGTGCGACCCCTTATTCTTGAACCGAAAAATGGTACCATATTATTATGCTCAAAATGTGATACATTTATTTGCTGTCCGGTTAGCGATTTTACATTATCGTCTTTACTGGCGCCATTGTCGCTGTTGTCGCCATTGTTGAAATATGGATTACCAAATTGGTCACCATGTTGAAGTACTCTTTCACCGACTGATGCGTTGAAATATTTATCTGTTACTGCGGAACCTCCCCTAAACTGATTTATATTTCCTTGCGTAGAAGTGTCTATTGTGGGATAGTTTGTAGATGGTATTTGTGTATTTGGTAGGTAATTTTGTGGATTTACTCTACCGGCGCCCATATTTGTAAATGCTTCTTTTTTAAACATTTTTGCTCTTGCATCGTCAATATTATTTTCTTTTTTATTATTTGCCGCCATAATTAATCCTGTAGCCGCCAATATTGGGATAACAACTTCCATTATATTATATATATGTTTATTATATATATGTAATATATTTTTTAGTCTCTATTAACTCTTAAATATTACATATATTACATATATAGTTTTTACGTTTACCTTTTATTTTGTAAATAAATTTTGGGTATTATCTATTGTGTTATAATTAAAACAAGGAACTTTTGTAACATGGTTATCTTTTTCTAAAATTCTAGTGCTAAGGTTATTCTGAAATGACATACATGTATTCTCTTGCGGATTCAAATGAAGATAGTCCCAATTTGGTTGTTCTAAATCTCTATACCACCAAGCCGGATTTGTAACCCTCGATTGGTCTGTAAAAGGAGAACACGTTGGGTATTCAACAGTTGATGTAGGTATAACTACGTCTTTATAGTTATTTTGAGGATTACAGTCTCTTGTTAGGTTTCTATCAAGACCAAAAAGAGAACTTTCAAGATTTATCGTGTTTGTCATCAAATTTCCACCCCACTTTTGTAGGCGAATAGATGGGTCTATCATAAAACATGGCTTATCCCCGTTACCAGGAACATTGAGTCTCCATTTTCCAGGGTCGGTAGACTCTTGCTGTTGTTTTTCTATTCTACACGGGTCGTCGTGAAAACGAGTAAATGACATTTATTGGAATATAATTATATTATATTACTATATTTATTATTATATTTATTCTATAATATTTTTATGACACTAAAAATTATTTATTATTTATTATTTATTTATTTATTATTTATTTATTTATTTATAGAACAAAAATAAATATAAATATATTTGTCTTATGATTCCTAAATACTTGTTGTACGTACCATATTACAAATATGAAAAATAATTTACATAGCACAAAAAAAGCTTGTATCCTACAAAATAAAACAATATGTTTAAATATGATTGTAAAAAATGAAGCACATATTATTGTAGACACTTTCAATAATATTTTAAAGTATATTCCTTTGACATACTGGGTTATTTCTGACACAGGTTCTACTGATGGTACGCAGCAAGTAATAAGGGATTATTTTAAATCGAAAAACATCGATGGAGAGCTATTTCAAGATGAGTGGCGCGATTTTGGGCATAATAGGACTCTGGCTCTGCAGCATGCGTATAAAAAAACAGACTACTTATTTATTTTTGACGCGGATGACAGTATACATGGCAGTTTCGAACTTCCTGAACCTAGTGTATTTAATAAGGAAATGTATAACTTGAAATTTGGAGGAGACAATGTAGCTTATGTTCGCCCCTTACTAATAAACAATCATCTTCGGTGGCGATTTAACGGCGTTCTTCATGAATTTTTAACATGTGTAAATAAAAATGTCGAAGGGGTGGTGATAAATGGCGAATACTATATAGAGTCGGGACGCAAAGGAAGTAGGAGTAAAGACCCTGATAAATATAAAAAAGATGCCGAAATTTTAAAAAAGGCATATTATACAGAGCTCGAAAAACCAGACAAAGGGTTGTCAAAACGTTATGCTTTTTATTGCGCACAGAGTTATAAAGATAGTGGTATAGTTAAAGATGCAATCGAATGGTACACGATGGTAGCGGATAAACTAGATACATGGGTTCAGGAAAGATACTATTCATGTTTTATATTGGGTGACTTATATATGCGTCAAAATGATTTTGAAAATGCAATTCGCTACTTGACAAAATCCATTATTTTTGACCACGAGAGAATCGAAGGAGTCGCACTAGCTTGCGAAATTCTTTTACAGCGAGAAATGTTTTTACTATGTTGTTCATTGGGTGAACAGTTCTTGGGGCACATGAAACCACCACCAAATAAGTTATTCCTATTTGAGCCTTTTTACTTTAACCACATCGAATATTCATGTAGTATTGCCGGATTTTACTGTGGAAAGCATGAGTTAGGATACGAATGTTGTAAAAAAATTATTACTACTCGGTGTCTCGATAATATTGATAAGTACATTAAAACATGTATTAACTTAGCCTGTTATAAAGAGCTGTTGACGCGCGACAGTGACGATACTCTTCATTTTTTTTATGAATATAACGAAACAATACAGTTGTTATTAAATGATGGCGTTGATGTCGATAAACGAATGCATGAGTGTTGGAATATTTTATTTGAAAAAAATCGTTCTAAATTATGCGATATCCCTAAAAATAGTAAAGCTTTATTCCATAATAAAGTCTGTTCGGGTTCGGGTTCGCACAAACGCGCCAATAGTGTCGCCAATAATGTTTTCATTTCATTTACTACTTGTAAACGACTCGATTTATTTAAACAGACAATCGGTTCTATTTTAAATCATTGGTTAGATAAAGAAAAGATTGATTATTGGTTTTGCGTGGATGATAATTCATCTAAAAGTGATAGGGAATATATGAAGAGTAATTTTCCGTGGATTACGTACTATATGAAGTCGGAGTCGGAAAAAGGTCACAGAGAAAGTATGAATATTATTTGGAATAAACTAAATGAACTCAACCCGAAATATTGGATACACATGGAAGACGACTTTCTATTTTATACGAAACGTAATTATGTTGGAGATTCTATAAAAGTGCTTCAAACATACCACACTTCTAAAAATATTCGCCAAGTTTTATTCAACAGAAACTATTCGGAAACCATTGCAGACACCGCTATAAAAGGACATGCCATATTATCCCCTAACGAATGTATTCCAGGTATTTCGGTTGTTTTGCATAACCATACTAAAAGTAATGACTTGTTTTTCCCGAATTGTTGTTACTGGCAAGACTATAGCTTTCGTCCGGCTATGATATATGTTGAAACTATACTCTGCTTGGGTAATTATGATACTGAAAATCAATTTTTTGAATCTGATTATGCGAAACGTTGGTATGATGCTGGATATAGAAGTGCATTTTTTAATATGATATGTTCGCGTCATATTGGTAGATTAACATCAGAGCGACATGATAAAACAAAACCGAACTCTTATGAATTAAATGACATTTCTCAATTTAATTTAGATAAATCTCACGAACCTCATACTCCTCATACTCCTCATACATCCAGCGACTTTGATAATGCGTCAGACGAAAGCATCAGAATGCGATACAGCCCTCCCATAAAAGTATCCACGTCTTCTAATATTAAAATCCTAAACTTAAAACATAGAGATGACCGTAAAAAGGCGATAATAAATAAGTTGGAGATGGCAGGGTTTTCTGATAAAGAATACGAAATTATAGAAGCAGTATATGGCAACAACCTTGCATTATCACCTACAACAATAGAATTATATAAAATGTTTGAAGGCAATGATTTTGGAAGTAGATGCGGGTTTATTGGTTGTGCGTTGTCGCACTATGGTTTGTGGCTCGAGTTAATAAAGGATACAGTAAATGACTATTATATTATTATGGAGGACGATGTTATTTTATGTAGTGGATATAAAGAACAAATTGCGAAACTTGATACACACTTCAAGAATAAGGATATTTTATATCATGGGTATACGATGTATAATACTAATCGGTCGAAAAACAATGAAAAGTATGACTATACGTTAGTAACACATGAGACCGACGTAACAGTATGTGACCTTGCTACCGATTTTTATATTGGAGGAATGTTCGGATATAGTATAAATAAAAAAGGTGCACAAAAAATGATAGATTACATTCATAAAAATGGGATAAGGCACGGTATCGACTACCTTATGAAAATTATGAATACTATTGAATTGTACGAAACACAGCCGAATTTGTGTATATCTTTATGGCATGAAGATGATATGGGCTATGATACAGATATACAAAGAAGCGTTGATTCGATTGACTTTAGCTTGTACGTAAATGACTACCTTCGCATTTTGAAAGATAACTTTATTTATATACCCGGCGGCGACCAAATAGGGAACGACCTGTACCACAAACAGGATAGTGTAAAAAATATGATACTATGTGCCGCACGCGATAAACAATGCATTGCATTTAATACGCTCGGTTTTTTTAAAAGTAGTATTACAAATATTACAAGTTCGCGATGGTTTGGAGAAGGTGATGGTATTTATATTAAAAAAGAATATGCATCAAAAGTTGTAGAGAATCTTGATGAGAACTTCAGACGCTTGTTGGAGGAATCACAATTACGAGAGATTAAAAAACATGAGATGCAACAGATGCGTGAGATTAATCGAAAATCGGATATATCAGAAATCGTAAATAAAAAACGTGTAAAAATGTTATGCAACTGGTGTTCTTCGAAAGATTTGTGTAATGAGTTTTCTGTGATGAATGTTATAAAAGGAACATATATAAATAATATCGAACTTGTTTCGGATGATAATAGTATTGATTATTATGTGATTATAAATATGCCTACATATGATTCGTTGTGTGTATATGAACCGAAAAAGACGATTGTTTTTCAGATGGAACCATGGGTATATGACACTACTAAAAACTGGGGAGTTAAGACATGGGGTGAATGGGCTATACCGGATGCGAGCAAGTTTATGAGAGTGTTTCGACATGCGGAAAGTCTTAACAATGTACAATGGCAAGTATCACCGCCGGAAAATATTTCAGGCGAAGAGAAAATAAATAAGGTAATGTGTGTATTAAGTGATAAATTACATGACGAAGGGCATATGAAGAGGGTCAACTTTTTGAAATATGCGGAGATGGAGTCGGTGTCGGAATCGCAAGTTACACCTACTACATTGACTGATATTATGCAAGTTTATGGTCGTAAAAATTATCACGCATTAAAATCGTATGTAGGTGAGACGCAAAATAAAATGGAGCTAGTAAAGTACAAGTACTGTTTTTCGTGTGAGAACAATAGTGAAAAAAATTATGCAACTGAGAAGATATGGGAGCCTATTTTATTTGAGTGTCTTTGTTTTTATTGGGGGTGTCCTAATCTGGAAGACCATATTGATTCGCGTGCCTTTGTTAGACTACCGCTTGATAATTTTGAAGAGTCTTTATCTATTATTACAAAAGCAATTGAAGAAGACTGGTGGTCTCAGCGTATAGATATAATAAAAAAGGAAAAACAAAGAATAGTGAATGAACTGGGATTCTTTCCTAGATTAAATAAAATAATTAGTGATAGTAACATATATTATCCGTTACATTTTCCTTCTAATAATATATTTACAGGGTCACATGTCAAACTAGAAAATGATAAGTTTGTTAACTGTTTATCGAATGACTATGATGTCGAAAAAGAAAAAGAAAAAGAAAAGTTAATATTCATTGATAAAAAAGATGGTTTTGGGTCACAGTTTCAGTCAATTGTTTTTTATATTTTATATGCAAATTTCAACAACTTGGATTATGTTCATAAAAAAATAAAAAATATGGAGCATAATTACAATAACGAATCTGATTTCATAGAAAGAGTAAATCACTGTATGAATATACAAGGCAATTATGATGACTATGATGACTACGATTATATAAAAAATATAAATGCTTACAGTATTAACACTTCAAGTAGAGAGCATATATATCGTGTTGTTGATCAGAATGTAGATTTGTATACAAGTAACAATGAGGCAATTGATAAAATCAAGAGATGTTTTTGGCAAAATAAAGATAAAGATGTCTATAAAAATAATAAATTTAATATTGCAGTTCACATTAGGAGACCAAATATTCACGACGACCGCATTGAAGGTACAAATACAGAAGACTTATATTATTTAACTGCAATGAATAGTATTCGTGAAAAGTATAAAAATAAAGATGTATGTTTCCATATTTATTCACAGGGGAATATTGAAAATTTTAACTGTTATAAAAATGATGATGTTGTTTTTCATATCGATGAAGAAGTAACTAAAACATTTGTAGGGTTAGTCGGTTCTCATGTACTGGTAATGTCTGCAAGTTCTTTTAGTTATATTGCGGCAATACTAACCGACGCCGAAGTATATTATTTACCTTTCTGGCATAAACCAAAAAAGAACTGGATTATACTATAATGCAGTAATACAGTGCGGTAATATATAACAAGTATAAAAATAATTATAAAGATAATAATATTAAAAATGGAAAAATATTTTAATATTATACAAAATTTAACATTATATGAATTATTTTAGTTCTATTTAGTTCTCTTCCTCTTCCTCTTCTTCGTCGCCGGCGGCTGCACCTTCTGATAAATTTAGTTTAACTCCAGAACTCAGCGATTTGACTTTTTTCGGTTTACTCGAAGACGCTGATGCACCTTGTGATTGCGCCGATTTTGACTTCTCTTTTTTACTTTCGGTTACGTCGGGTGCCGCTGCTGATGCAGAGGAAGTCTTTTTAGGGCTCACACCTCTGCTACTGGACTTTGACATAGTAGATGGTTTGGTTTTGGTTTCATTTTCTGTTTCCGTAGCCATTCCTTTCGACAATCGCACCCTTTCCGTTTTCTTCAAGTCGCCTCCCATTTGCTCAGCTAGTTTTTTAAATGCGGAAATAGCAGCATCGGTAGCGCCCTGGATATATCCAGATACTCCAACAGGGTCTATTTCATTATGAAACGCAATACGAATAATACTGTCAGTTGCATGAGGGTGTGGCTTTCTAAATCCGCAAAACGACAGTGTCTTGTCCGCTATAAAATTTTGCTGGTATAAATAAAATTCAATAACTTTCCCCAACGTATAGTCCTCATTCACCAGTGTAACATCGAAACCATTTTTCAGTGTTGTTTCTGATGGTACAATGGCAACTTTTCCATGCTGCAAATTTTCCAAAAACTTTTCACATTTTGAAATCATAATTTCACACGCCTTTAGAACGATTTCGTTGTTTTCAAACACGCCAACACTCTCAATCGTGAAATCATAGCTATTTGGCTGGTAGTACCGTTTCGCCTCAAGTAGAAACCAGTTACGTTTTTCAAATTCGATTTCTTCATCTGTTTTATCGCTCTTTTTCATAGCTGCTGCTATATCTTTCCATACTTCGAGCGCCTTTGGCTCGTCGGGTGTACACTCGTACGCACAAGTGCTAATAACATTGAATGCTCCGTCTTGTGACGCCATCCCGATATCGAGACCGCAGCGAAGTGTAAGACGTTCTCCGTCAATATTTTCAGATAACTTCGGCTGAAGTCGAGCAAACTCTATATAGTCTCCTGATACTGGCGATGGAGGAAATATTGCGCGAACAGCCGATTCATTCGAGTATACATCCGTTTTAATATTTTTTATTCTGAAATCTTTTGTGGTAACATACAAAATGCTATCCGTGTCGTTCTTCACGTCGAGTTCTACAATATAGTCTTTGTACGGAAAATCCATATCGGCAATATGAATAGGAATGCAACTGAGACGCTGTTTAATAATTTCATTATGAAATCTAGTAGTATTGTGTGTAACTTCGGCTTTATTTTCACTATATGGGAAAGTTCTAAATACAAATGTAGGAATATCTGAAATTATAATTCTTCGTAGAGCATTTGCGACACTCATGTTGCAATCCGCCAATGTAAATTTCAAAAATCCGTTGTCTTCGATCATGTTTGCAATACGGGGTTCCATTCTTTGTGATTTGCGGTTCTTATTATATTATTATTATACAATTTATTAAATCAATTTTTCATTAATACAATTAAGGGAAATAAATAACTTAAATAATAAGTTAAAATAAATGATAAATACTCGGTGGTAATTTATATTATGAGTAGTATTTTATATTATAGCAACTTTTGTGAAAAATCTAAAAAAATTCTTCAGACATTAGCAAAAAGCAACATTAAAGAAGAATTACATTTTTTATGTATCGATAAGAGAGTAAAAAGTAGTACAGGTTCGTGGTACATTATTCTTCAAAATGGAGAAAAGATTATTATGCCACCGCAAGTAAATCGTGTACCTGCGCTACTCCTTATGAAACAAGGTCATCAGGTATTATATGGCGACCAAATTTTGGGGCATTTACAGCCACGAGAAACGGCGATAAATATGGCGGCAACAAATAATAATGGGGAGCCATCTCCTTTTTCATTAAACAATGACTGTATTGGGGGGTATGGTGTGGCGTCCGATTCATTTAGTTACTGGGACCAAACAAGTGATGATTTATCGGCAAAAGGGAATGGAGGGATGCGACAGTTGTATAACTATGCCACGATTGATAGCAATATGAGAATAGAAGCACCGAAAGAAGATTATACGCCAGATAAGATAGGAAGCGTTTCTTTAGAAAATTTACAACAAAAGAGAAACTCCGAAATACAGGTTAACTTTGATAAACAGGCAAAAGTGGTGGAACATCCTTCACAACAACAATTTGTTCAGCAACAACAACAAAAACAGCAATTTCAAGCGCAATTTTCACAACAACAACAGTTTCAACAACAGTTGCAAGCAATAGGTCCACAAATGGTGCAACAACAAGAACAGCAAAGACAACAACAGATACAACAACAAAAAAATGTCCGATTCAATCAATAATGAAGTTATACAATTATACAATTATAATTAATTATAAACTAAAAATATTTAAAACAATAGGTTAATATTATATAGCCTTTTATATTTTTGTATCTATTAATTAATATAACTAAATATGTCGTCGTCGCATTCACTAGATAGTTCTGACAAGTCACTGCTTTTAAATGCATTTAATACACAGTTAACCGAATTTATAGAAGATATAGAACTTGTATTTAGTGAAGATAATGCAATAAAAAAAGCAAAAACATCTATTTTTATGATAAAAAAAGTAAATCCAACACTTACTGCAAAGATATGGTATAATTATATATGTTCCAAATATGAAAGTGAAATTAACAATGATAATATTGATTTTTTTATAGAAAAAGATTATAAAACTGATTTAGTGTATATGAATCAATCAGAACAAATTATTTCTAGTATAGATAAATTTCGCGAACCTATTAGAAATATGAGCAAAGAAAATCAAGAAAAGTCACTTAAGTATGTTAAAAATTTATGTATTTTATCTAAATTGTATATGCAGTAGTGGTGTTGTGGTGTGCGGTGTGCTGTGTGTGGTGTGCGGTGCTTATAATTATTATTAAAATTTATTTATTTTTAATAATAACATTATTCATTTTTAATAATAATATAGTTATTAATTTACATAAATATATTTGTGCGTAGTTTGATTTAAATAGTAAATGATAAATTAAAAATATAAATGAGTAAAAAAGATAAATCATCTTCAAAAAATAACGCTGAAGAAGTTCCAGAAGTTGTTCCTGATGAGTTTAAAAAAGTAATGACTGATTTCATAAATGATTTTACGACGACTTTTCCAGAGTATAGTAGTAAGCTGAAAGATAATTTTGTCGTAGTCTCCGTTAAAACAGATGGTGATATTGTAGCCGAAGAAATTTTAGATGAAGCTAGAGTAAAGGTTTTATATGAGTATGCCAAAACAATATATCCTGTGCGTTTTTTTGATATTTTGTATAAGAATAGTGAAATTTTTAAAAAGGGCAATGATGGTGGTGGTGATGATGCGGCAGTGAATGTAAATTTTTTGCCGGATATTGATTTTAGGGAAGTATGGAACACGCCCGATATTTCAAATAACACACGTGATACGATTTGGAAGTATTTGCAGCTTATTCTTTTTTCGATTATTACGAATATTTCTGATAGAGATTCATTTGGAGATACAGCCAAGTTGTTTGAAGCAATTAACGAAGAAGAGTTGAAGAGTAAATTGGATGAGACGATTAAGAATATGCAGGATTTTTTTATGGGTGGCGGCGATGGCGGCGATGATAAAACGGGAGAAGCAGGAGAAGCAGGAGAAGCAGGAACTTCAGAAGAAAACGCGAAATTTGGGGAGGGGATTGATATGAAGGAGTTTGAGAAGTTTGCAGAGCAGTTGAAAAATTTTTCACCAGAGGGTATGGGAATCGACATGTCAAAGTTTCCCGGGTTTGAAGGATTTCCTGGATTTAATTCGAACAAAGGCGGTGAAGGTGGTGAAGGAGAACCAAAGGCTTCGTCGGATAATAAAAAACAACCCGAAATGCCTAATCCGGAAACAATTCACGAACATATTTCCAAACTTCTGAATGGCAAAATAGGTGCACTTGCAAAAGAAATCGCAGAGGAAACGGCGAAGGATTTTGACTTGGGTATTGATATGGAAAATGCGGAAAATATGAATATGAGCAATGTTTTTCAGAAACTATTTAAGAATCCAGGAAAATTAATGAACATGGTAAAGAGTGTTGGTGCAAAACTAGACGACAAGTTTAAAAAGGGTGATATCAAAGAGAGCGAGATTATGAAGGAAGCAAGCGATCTTCTTAGTAATATGAAAAATATGCCTGGTATGGGAGACTTATCAAGTATGTTAGGCAAAATGGGTATGGGTGGATTAGGAGGATTAGCGGGTTTAGCAGGTTTAGGTGGAAAAGGAGGCAAGATAAATATGGGCGCCCTTCAAAGTCACTTGCAACAAAATATGAAAACCGCAAAGATGAAAGAACGTATGCAAACAAAGCTACAACAGAAAAAGCAAGAGCAAGAAAAACAGACACCTCCTGTAGCTGTAGCAAGTAACGCTGTCCGACCTACTACCGCTGTATATACTTCGGTATCGGGTGAACAGATTCAACAAACACCTAGAACAGCTAGACCCGCCGAAACTGTTGTTCTAGATGCGAATGTGACTACACAACAAGCGGCGCAACCGGCGAAAACGGCACATGAAGAGGGCAGTACTACACAAAAGAAGAAGAAGAAGAAGAATAAAAATAAAAAATAATAATAATAATCTAGATATGATAAAATTATAAATAATAATAAGGTATGGTAAAAATATAAATGGAATAATGTATTTATTACTAATATTACTAATATTACTAATATTACTAATATTACTAATATTACTAATAATGATTAAAGAATAAAAAATAAGAAAAAATAATTAAGAATATATATATAATGGACAAAATACCAGCAACACCATTTTGGTTAAGTGAACCCACCATTCTATTCAATAAAAAACATATAACTGACATATGGCCAAACTCGACTATGACCAATATGGAAAAATTGAATGCTATTAGTCGTTTTGTTATTCTAGCTTCAATTTTAGGATATTTAATTACATTGAATATTGGACTTATATTTGTATGTATAATAACTTTAGGTGTAATTGCTATTTTATATCATGTACAGTCTAATAAAAGTAAAGATGATGATAAAGATAAAGGGAAAGAGTCGTCGTCGTCGTCGTCGTCACCCCCGAAAGTAAAAGAAAATTTTACCAATTCCATATTATATAACGAAGTCAAAGACGACTATACGAATCCGAAACAAAATAACCCCATGATGAATGTGCTTGTTCCGGAAATAGTTTATAATCCTACCAGAAACGAGGGAGCACCGGCATTCAATCCGGAAGTTGAAAGAAAAATAAACAACAATACAAAAGATTATGTAGTTGAGACTACTTTTTCCGATGAATCCTCAAAACAAAAGGAGTATATTAAGCGGAAATTATTTAGCGATTTAGGCGATAGTTATATGTTTGACCACAGTATGAGAAATTTCTATACAAATCCAAATACAACCATTCCTAACGACCAGGAAGGATTTGCTAACTTCTGTTTTGGAGATATGATTTCCGCGAAAGAAGGCAATGAGTTCGCGCTAGGAAGAAACATGCCACGTTTGGGCTCAACGTATAATTAAACAAGAATGTGGTTATGTTAATTTAATCGAATTCAATTCAATTCCACCTTTGTTATATTATATTATAATATTTAGTAAATTATATTTTCAAATATATATATATATATATACATATAAATAAACAATTATGGCTACTGTAAAAGATTATGTTTTTGATAACTTAAGTAGAATAGGTAATGACAACTGTGGAATGACTCAGAGAAATGTACAAAACCTTAACTCGAGCAGCTATATGTTGCAGAATTTCTTTTCCGCTGAGTGCAATATGCAACGTCCCATTGATTTTGCCACTGCTCAGCCCGGTATTAACTTTACCGGTAGTCACCAGGTCGGTGTCGGTGGCTGCAATATCGACACAAATAGCGAACTTTTCAATGGTAGAATCATGACGCGTCCTCGTAGTCGCATTAGTTTATTCGAGCGCCCTTTTAAGACGGTTCCTTTTCTTGGAAGAGGCGAGGCAAATCCTCTTGTAGAATCTCGTTTATGGCAGGGCGACTACAATATCAACAAGAAGAGCGTTAACCCTAGTTCGGAAGTATGTTTTGTGAATCACGAAATGTATCCTCTTATTCCTTCTATTGCTTCTACGATTTCGAATCCCGCAAATTTGGTCGAAGGTGTCGCTGTAAATGGGTGGATACGTGGCGGTGTTCCTTCGCGTGAAATCGAGCGTGAAACGAAATACACTTCTTGTAGCTCTTAAAAGTATTTTATTTAGGTATAATTTATTATTTAGGTATAAATTATTATTTATATATAAATTATTAACTTATATATATATTGCGTATTGTATAAAACGTAAATGGTTCATCGAACATTGAGAAAACGCCGTAGTAAAAGAAGTATGACGCGTTCAATAAAACTTTATCGTAGACATACAAAGACGCGTATAAGACGAAATATTTATAGAAAAAAACATAAGAAAACACAGAGGGGGGGGGTCTTAGAAGAGAATTATACTTCAGGCATGCCTCTACCTGAAGGATGGCGATTATATGTCTATCGGGATAATAGTAATAACAAAGAATTACCCATCTATATAGATCCAGAACATTTTTTACACTTTGATCACCCAAATCTTCTTGCTAATGATTTACAAGTAAGATTAATACTTAATAGTCGCTGCACACTCATCAGGCAAGAACACCACAGTATCGACCAACTTAATTTACATGACCTAGCATATCTAGAAAATCTACATAATAAATTGACCAAAATAAATGGTACGTGTGTTGTATATCTTGAAGCTATTAATAAAAGAATAAAAGAACTTACACCACCGAAAAAATTATCAGATTATCAAACATATAGTGCAAGCACAGAAGACAAAATTTGGACAAAAAAAAGTAATTATACTAACTAAAAATAATATATTAAAAACAATTCTACTTTAAATTTATATGCGCATGTATAACACTACGTTTTTGTGTACATATAAGTTACACGATGATGAAGAAGACCAAGATACGTTGTATCGTCACGAATATTTGTGTGCTTTCAATTTAAAAGAGTATGACTCAGACGTAATTGTTTCAACGATTGATACTATATATGAAAAAATAAAAGACGACAAGGACTTTATTGAAATTGCAGAGTCTCATTATAGCTTTGATAGTAAAAAGAAAAACCACGAACTTATTTTACAGTTTCTTTTTTCATTTCATACTTTTCATTTATTTCATGCTTGTTTAGTTTATTTATTGCGAGATGACAAAGATGATACGAAATTATACGAGATGTTTATTAAAAATAAAAAATCTTTGATTGAAGAAATAACAAAAAAATAGAAAAAGTTAATAAAAATAAAATAAATGTATGAAAATAAATATATGAAAATAAATTAAGTATCTTAAAATAAAATATATGTTATATAATATTATATATCAAAGTATAAAGTATGGCTTCTACGCAAAATAGAAATACAAAAAGTGATTACTGTTTACAACAACGAGATTTTAGAGGAATCTTTAATCATAACACATATGTGAACGGTTATAATGGACGCGCATATACAGATGCACTTCCCGAACTAGGATATTTGCCATCCTATATGTCTAGAGAATCATTCTCAAAAAATTCCGTAGATATTGAATCTGCCTTATTCGGCATTAACTCGACAAATCTTGTAGACCCTCAGGCACCAGTTGTTCCACAGTTGAAAGAACTTCCTTCTATTTCTTTCTTTGATAGAATACCCCTCATAATGCCTACGCCACTTGTAGTTGAGAAAAGTCAAAGACCTTTTCCCATTTAGTGTAAAATATTTGTTTTTTTATATATATAATTATATTTTTGTATTATATAACTATATAATTCTATGTCATATGACCAAGCATTAAATGCAAATATAACAATGTTGGGTTACCTTAGAACAACACGCCCTGATGCTAATTTAGGTATGGGATTTGGAACTACGGGTCCTACCGGTTATACTGGTTACACGGGTTATACTGGATACACAGGTTATACCGGATACACTGGTTATACAGGATATACTGGATATACAGGATATACTGGATATACAGGATATACAGGTTATACAGGTTATACAGGTTATACAGGTTATACAGGTTATACAGGTTATACAGGATATACTGGATACACAGGATATACTGGATACACTGGATACACTGGTTATACAGGATATACTGGTTATACGGGATATACTGGTTATACAGGATATACTGGTTATACGGGTTATACTGGTTACACAGGTTACACTGGTTACACAGGATATACGGGTTACACTGGTTACACAGGATACACGGGATATACTGGTTATACAGGATATACTGGTGTTACAGGTGCAACAGGAGCCCCAGGTCAGTCTAGTACATATTATAACTATAAAGCAGAAACGCCAAATACAACTCCTCCTCCGACTACAAAACATGTTAAATGGAATACGATTGCTCAAACTAATGCTACAGAATTATATGTATCTAAAGTCGACGGAGATAGCGTAGATGTAGGTATATTACTTAGTTTAGTAAACGCAGGTGATAGTATTATTTTACAAGACAAGACAACTTCGACACTTAACCAAACATGGAATATAACAGGAGTAACCTCAAATGTTGGTTACGTAACATGGAATGTTTCTGGTACAAATACATACGTTTTTGCATCAGAACAAGACCTTATTTTAATTATTTATGCTGTCGGTCCACAAGGACCTATAGGTCCCACTGGGTACACAGGATATACAGGTTATACAGGATACACAGGTTATACAGGTTATACAGGTTATACAGGATATACTGGTTATACAGGATACACCGGTTATACTGGTTATACCGGATATACAGGATACACAGGTTACACAGGCTACACGGGATACACCGGTTACACAGGTTATACTGGTTACACAGGTTACACAGGTTACACTGGTGTTACAGGAGCGACAGGTTACACAGGTTATACAGGTTATACAGGATATACAGGATACACAGGATATACCGGATACACAGGCTATACAGGATATACTGGCGTTACAGGACCAACGGGAGCAAATGGCGTAATTATACAATATCAAACAACGAATTTATCATCAACACCTAGTTCGTTTGTTACCGACGTTACAGAAGTCGACTTAAGTGGTAACTATTTTTGCACAATAACACCCCAGTCTGCGGCTAGTAACATTTTAACGCAGTTTCGAATCAAATACGCGAGTAGTTACAATGCAAATGATAGGTTGACTATTAATGTAAAAAGAAGTATTGCTGCTGGAGCACCAACTACGATTGCCAGTGATACATTTCTTGGACCGCAAATAGCTACAATATCTAACAATGATTTATATACTCTAAACTACATAGACACCCCTGCAACAACTAGTTCTATAAAATATTATTTAACATACCAACTAGAACCTACAGGAGGTGTTCCTCCGCCAAATACTATAGGTATAATACAAAGTCAAGGCAATAATATTGTTTTACAAGAGTTGTTGGGCTCAGGGACGGCAAATCAGGGGTCTACAGGCGCGACAGGTGCAACGGGACCAACGGGACCTTCAGCGCTATCAATTGCACTAACAAGCGCAAATCTAACATATTATCCTACTTTCGTTGGTTCAACGGGTCTAGGGCAAACCGGTTATATTGATGCTGATTTAACATATAATCCATCTACAAATACACTTACATCTACCAATTTTAACGGCAATGCTACTTCGGCTACAAATTTAGCTGGTGGTGCTGGCGGACAAATACCATATCAATCAGCGGCAAGTACCACAGCGCTTTTAGCAAACGGCGCAACCGGTCAATATTTAGTTTCTAACGGTGGAGCAGCTGCGCCGTCGTGGACTACTCCCACGGTAACAAAAGGCAATTTTCAATTTGATGATATGTGGGGATCGGGTTCAACAAATAATGGACAATTTGGAATGACCGTTGTTGGAACGCACGCCGGTACATCGCCACAACAAGTAGCAGCACCGGATGGATACAATGGTATAACAAGAATATTTAATTCAGCAGCAAATGTAGCAGCAGGATATCAATCAGGTTCTTCTACTATTTTTAGAAATTTACTTGGAAATGGTCTCGGATTTACAATGATATTTAGACCTTGGTCTACGGGAACGACGACAAATACTACACTTTATTGCGGATTTAGTAGTGACTTTAGCGCAGGAGCACCAGCTTATAAGTTGGCGTGGCAATACAGCACAAACCAAACACCTACAAATTTCTGGAATTTCAGACAAAATGGTGATGATGTTTATACTGCTACTGGATTACCTCAAGGTTCAGGGTCCTGGTTTAAAATGACACTTGTTAGAACGGGAAATATAACATACACAACAACGCTACAGAATATAACAACTCCTTCGGCTATTTTTTCATACTCTGGTAGTTTTCCTGATAGTAATGTTCAATTATTCATGGGTGGATTTGTTTCATGTGTTTCTGGTGCAACAAATAAATATTTAGATATCGACTATATATCGTGCGAATTCAACTCGGTGCATTAAAAAAATATGATATAAAATTAAATATGTAATAAATTTATATATATTAATAATATAGCCTAATATATATAAAATGAATGTAAAAAACTTTATATCCGATGATGGTTCATTATGGAGTATAAGAGCAGTAGATATATCAGGAAACTATGGGCAAAGACTTTTATTTGATTCTTCAGGTAATGCCATAATCAGAACGGGAAATATTGACCGCCTAACGATTGGTAATACAGGTGCATGGAATGTTCAAGGTGGTATGACTTATAATAATGTATCAAATACTTTAACTGCTACAACTTTTAGTGGTTCTTTAAATGGTAATGCTACTACTGCTACAAGTTCTACAAATATTGCAGGTGGTTTAGGAGGACAAATACCATATCAATCGGCGGCAAATACTACAGCGTTATTAGCAAATGGCACTGCAGGTCAAGTTTTAACATCGGCAGGAACTACCCTTGCTCCAACTTGGGCAACACCAGCGGTCAGTAATGTAAAAGCCGACGGTGGAACTGCTGTTGGTCCTTTGACGACTACAAGTGCTGCTTACGTAGCATTAGGAGGCAGTTTAACAATCACTACTGGAACTTCTGTAATAGTTAGTTTATCTTCACTTATGGGTAATCCTTTTGGTGCTGCTGGTATAGACCAAACTTTTATGAGTTTTAGTGTGAGTGGAGCAACAACTTTGGCAGCAAGTGACACTCGGTCTATACAGGGAAGATATTCAGGAAGTAGCACAATACAGTTTTCAACAAATAGAACTTTTAAATTAACTGGTTTAAATGCCGGTTCTAACACTTTCACTTTACAGTATAGGGTTACTAGTCCTAATCCAAATGGTGGGTACTTTTCATACAACGATATAGTTGTATATGTTCTTTAGTGTACTAGTCGTAGTCATATATGTGATAGAGAACCATATCGAACCATATCGAACCATATCGAACCATATCGAACCATATCGAACCATATGAATTTAATTGAACGCATTAAAAATATGGTGCATAAAATATTGTAATAATATTGTAATAATATTGTAATAATATTGTAATAATATTATAATAATTTATATTATATAATAGTAATAATATAATATAAATGAGTGATGAAAATATTATACCGTATAATGTTTCTTCGTGGAATATGAGACTAGACGAAATTATAGGTAACTATAATCAAAAAATATCACTTGATTCTGATGGTAATATTATAGTTAGAACAGGAAATGCAAAACGTATCACTGTTAGCAGTAGTGGTGATGTCACCATTGAAGGAGGATTAAACTATAACAATCAAACAAACACATTAGCAGCTACAACATTTAGGGGTGATTTAGTCGGAACATCCACCAATGCCACAAATATTGTTGTTAATCCTTCTTCTGGGGATGCTTCATTTTATCCCACATTTGTTTCAACAACAACTGGAAATCTCCCACCCCTCGTTGATACACAACTTTCATATAATCCATCCTCTAATACTTTAACGGTACCAAATATAAATGTATCATCTACTATTCAATCGGGTGAAACATCTTTAGTAAAAATTGTATCTGGAACCGTAACATATCCTTTTAGTGCCACACAGTCTGTATATACTATAACTATGCCGGAAGGATGTACATGTTTCAACTTGGTTTCTTTTCAACCTGATCCTCAAGAAAATAAAAATAACATACTATATATTTATAACTGGGCTGTTGGAAACTGGAGTGGTGGCAATCAAAGTGAAAATCAAATAAGAATTACTGCTCAACTTGCCAATAACGCTAATCTTGCCAATAACGCTAATCCTACCCCTTTTGCATTAAGATTTTATTGGACTGTATAAATTTTACTTTTACATCAATTCTTTATCTACTTCCCCTCTACGCGTTTTTTAAACACAAGTAGGCTGTCAATATTGCGAAACGCCATCTCGAAATTCTTCCATATCGCCATCATTTCACCCGAATTATGATACACATGTTTCAATAAGTCGTGTTCTACTCTTTCGAATCTCTTACATTTCTTTTCCACCTGTTTCTTCCACGACTTCTTCGCAATCTCCTTTCTCACATTTGCACGGCGTTTCATCTCCTTTGACATTTTCACAGGAGGCAAAACTATTTTTTCTTTCTTTGATTCCACATCAGAGTTTTTCAACTCAAATCCTGACCTCGTCGTAAGACCACGCTTCAGGTTCTTGCTTTGTTCGTTCTGATTTCTCGTCTTGACCATTTTGTTCGTTTGTTTGACTGACTGATTTGCAATTCTACATTTATATTATACACCATTTATTGAATCAATTTTTTAACATTATAAAATGATGCATATCGCATAAACATTATAATGTTAAATGAAAACAAAACTATACAGTCCGCAGCCCTCCCATAAATTAAGAACTAGTTTCACTTGGTGGCTCCATAACTGACTGACTCAAATCAACTTCCATAACCGATTCATCCTTCGTCTCCATCCTCTCCATCCTATCCATCGTCTTTTTATGTTCTCGCACTACATAATTCAACGAGTACATCAAAATCATCGGATTCTGTGTATTCACAAACTCCACCACATATGTAAACGTAACTGAACCCTTAATCTCGCGCAACTCTTCCAAATACTTCTTATGCAAATCACTCATAAACTTCTTATACTGTTGCGGAAACTCACCAAATGGACGCTTCTTAAATACAAAACAATCCAAATAATTTTGATGCAAACTCCGCGTAAAACCATGCAGCTGACTCCTAAATATCGCAAAATCTCCCTTATATTCAGGAAACGCCTTCAAATAATCCGCTATTCTCCCCCCATGTCGCAGCGTCAAATACTGCAACTGCAGCTTCTTTTCAACACCTTTCATATTCTTCACCATCTCATACATCGGATTGCGCACCTTCATACGTTCCCCAGTGACCATGTTGCAAAACATAACACCCATCATATTGTACGACGCATTCATCGATGCATACTCGTTCTTAAACCCCGACACACTATAATTCTCCGCAAACAACTGTTTTGGTCTCTGAATAACACCGCCTCCATATTTCTCTACAAACCCCGCACTACTAAGCTGCGTAACATCAAGCGTATCGTGATTGATACTATATACACCAATAATATATATCGCCGCATCATTCGTCGGCAACACAATCCGGTTTTTAGGATGCTGTAACACAAAACTATACATGAATTCCCTCGGAAGCTCCTCATACTTGAACCCTATCTTTGCACAAGTTTCGAAAAACATATTCCGAAATGTATCCTTCTCTCGTATCTCAACCGTGTCCTTCGGATTCTTCGGTGCGTAGAATACGACGCTAGCACCCACTGTACTCTTCGTCGCAACCTCCCAGGCACCACCCTTTTCCGAATAAAACATATTTATCATTGTACCCTCCACAAACTCCTCGGCACACCACTCGTTTGTTACTGTATCACTTGGACTCGTCATTACATTGTTATTATTAAATGCCTTCTCTCGCTCCTCCGTAATATATAAACACTTCGGAGGAGAATACGCGACAATACGCCCCGTCTCATCTACTACCACAGAACGCAATAATCCAATACTTTCATATTCTTCTTTTGTAAAAACAAAAGCCTGTTTATCATATTTTATGATTGAATACATACCAGTATCTGTCTTCCAATTTTTCATTGTTAATTTAAGACTATTAAGGGCTTTTTCAATCTCACTTGAATGACTCACTTTTTCCGTATTTTGCTCGGAAATCATTCGCAAAATATTATCAAAACCCTCGTTCTTTTTTAGTGAAAACATTGGATTCTAGCTGGTGGCAGATGGGTGGAGGTAGGGGTGGAATATAAAAGTTATATATGTGTACGATAGTATAGATTAGCATAATCTCTTTATATATCTTTCATTAATATTTTATGTTTAGATATAAAGATATGAAATCAACAATATATTAATTCCGCTATATAAAATATTAAATATTATTCGCTTTTATTGATTAATAAAAATTTCTGTTATAAATATAAGGTATACATAAACATATAACTATAAATAAAATGTCAGAAAATTCCCCAAAATCCGAAAATCCATCACCACCTTCATCGCCTTCGCCTTCGCCTTCATCATCAGTCGAAGTTGCTCTAGGGGATATTATACAAATTATCGCCCCTACAAATTCCTCCATTAACGACCAAATATACCTTATTGAATACATCGACGAAACAAAAATCAAGTTAATTAATGTAGCAACATCTACACGCCTCATACTTACGATGAGTTCAAAGGGCGGTTTTAGCGACGAGTCCATCACAAGTATAGCTATTTTAAATTCACCCGAATTCCCCGGTTATGCGCGCCAAAATAAACTTGTAAAAAATACATGGGTGGATATTCACTTCGGCGGAGAATTGCCCACCATCATTACCGGTCAAATCACCGATTTAGAAGAAGATATGATTGAGGTTAAAACATACCCCGGAGAACAGGTGTTTTATCTCGATTTCGGTTACAAAGGTATTCCCGAAAATATACCCATCGAGGAAATACGCATTCGCAGCCCTCCCAGCGATTCGCCTCTTGTACCCGATATTGCAAGCTCTGCTGCCGCTGCTCGTATTTCACAAGAAGAAGAAATCGGCGTCGCCCCTATTTCCATCAGTAAACAGCCTAACCTTCCATCTATTAGCCCCCAGATTCCTATCGAAGAAGTTAAAACCGCGCTTAAAGAGATTCTCCTTGATGCCGACTCCATACAGTTTGGCGATGAACTAGAATCCATTATACAAGTCGTCGAACTCCCCGAAGAACAAAAACGCTACAGTATCGAAAAACAAACAACCGACTTGTTAAACGAGTTAGTCTCCGAATTCCCAAACATTGAAAGGACGAAATCGGTATTAAACAATATTCACTCGATTATTGAGCGGTTTCGACAGTTGCGCGAAGAGTTTTCCACTTTTGACGCAAACGGGAATGCAACACTAGTTAAACGTAGGAGCGAAGATTATAAACCTCTTGCAAAAACACTGCTATCGTTGAATCAGAAATTATTCTGGATTCTCCCCGTTTCCAAAAACATTCGCAAATTTTATAATGCCGACTCCGCGAATCCGACCGACTTTACTGTTACCGATATCGAAGAAAGCATCGAACGCGAAAATGCGCTAACCGACGACTATCTCACAAACAAGGATTCATTCGTTACATATATTAATAAAATGAACGAATATATTACTCCCTATTCGAACCCCGACCCCGAATTTGGTTTCACTCAATATGTCCAGGCAAACATTACATCCATATTAGACAACCTCACCGATTTTTATTCCAGTATTGTAAAAGGAGAGCAAGTAAAGCGAAACCAGTTTGTTATTCAAACGTATAACCTCGGGCTCTCTCAAATTCAAACAAGAAAAAATAAAAGTTTTGGTAAACGCATCGCCGATACAACCGACGTTCTCCCCCTCACGCAAAATGACTCTATAAATATTACCTCTTTTGTTAGTCTCCCCCAACCAGTAATGCATTTTTCGAATATTTCACTGCCAAATACCAGCATAATGAGTCGCGCAAACATGGGACAACACTTCGTTCCTTACTGGAATCTCCTTCGTAAAAATACTAGTATTACTCGTAAGTCTATTTCGCTCGAGGAAATGGAGAGCAGAGAAGGCAGAGACAGAGACAGAGACAGAGACAGAGACAGAGACCAGTACGATGTAGACGATATTGTACAGTTTACGTCCGGCTTTATGTCCTTCTTTTCCGAGGAGCAAATCGACAGCGAAGAAAAATACAGAAAATTCATCGAAATGCTTATCCCCAATACCACTCTCCTTTTTGAGGTCATGAATAAATATATCACCGGCGAAATTACACTCGGAAATTACGTCTCCATCTTGCAGCCATTTATGATTTATGTGCGCGATCTTACCTTAAGTCAATACGAAGTTGTCGTTTCGTTTATATCCCAGCGCGTTTCCGAATATAGAAAAAAAGTAGTGCAGTCGGCAAAAGAGTATGCTCCACTTTCGACGGCAAAGTATGCTGCAAAGTATGCCGGTTCAACTGCTTTGTATAACTTGCTGAAAGACTCACGCCAGGTCAATTTTGACACGGATATTCTTGAGATATATGGTATGGCTCCGGAAAACTATATGAATGTCCGCGACAAACAGGCGAATATACCGGGAGGTGACGCCGTGGGTGCGAGAGGTTCTGGTGCGGCATCGGGTGGTTTAGAAAGCGACAAATTAGAGACCACTCATAAACGTCGCACATATACTCCTAAAAAGAAATCAGGGGTTGGCGCTGGAGCTGGTGCTGGACCTGGCAGTGTCGGTTCTTTTGATGCCGGCTCTATATTTCCGCCTATTTCGTTTTCAAATGAGGAAATTTTATATCGTCTTATTTGCGTGGATAATGCGCGACTATATATGAACACTCTTTCAATTATAAACGAGGATTTGATAACGCCATTTGATTTCGACCAACTATACGGGCAAGAAAAGGATAAGTTTGAACAAGAAATGGAGTCAAAGCATGGGGCAAATAAGTGTAAAAATTTCGTTCTTACTAAAAAGTATATTGACAGAGATGAGCTCGAAGAGGACCAGGGCGAGGAAATATTTTACGACAAAAATTACGATTTCACGGATTATGCTTTTTTGAAAAAACACGAAAAAGATAGAACTGCATATTCCGCCGAAGACTTTGAAACGTTTTTGGTTTCCCGCTATATGAAAAAAACGAAACTCCCCATGCAAGACGCCAAGTCCGAAATACGCGACATGTTGCGCGGGCAAAGAAAAGTGCAAGATGGTCAGTACGCCGTCTTGGAAGTAACCGACGAAGAAGGTGACCGATTCGAGTACTATATCCGCGCGAATCGCAAATGGCTTAAAGATGATACCATCCCCAATACTGTCAGCATGTATGATACAGCGTATTTTTGCAACGTTAAAAGTGATTGCTTCGCACTCAATAAGAAATGCATGACACCCGAACTAGCACAGGATACCATGAAGGATGAAGTTATTAAACAAATGTACGACGAATTCGACTCTAATTTTCACCAAAGCCGCAAGCAAATTTTGGATACTGTTTATCGCAAATATAACTACTCGATTGACACCATCGATAAACTACAAAGTATTCGAAAATACAACACATATAAATATAATAATGCACAATATATGACGGGTCTTGATAATGAAATAGACCCCACGGTTCGAGAGAAAGTATCACCCTATGCCCGCATTTTTGACCTCATTCTTGGACAAACCGATTACGTAAAACGCCAAAGAAATATTATGCGTTTTATTCAGAAGTTTACTAGACCCGCCATCGAAGAAAGTACATCCATGACACTTAGTGTCGAAGTCGAAAGCCCTTACTGGTTATATTGCAAGGACACAAATACCAAATTAGTGCCGTCTTTTTTCGAGACGATTGCGACTGTTTTTTTGAGTCAGGGCGACATCCAGACGACGATTGATACGATATGCAAAGAACGAGGGTCGATTAGTGAAGATGGTGATGCTTGGACGGATAAATACAGTGGTTATGTCATAAAAAATATAGACTTGGATACGGAAGAGGGGTATGATGCAGCGGGATTTAAATTGCAAACGCGCGAAATCATGGAGAAGACGCTGGGCGAGACACTGATTCAGAGTTTACAGGACAAAAAACTGCCGACATTTAAAAATCCCGACATGCAAATGATAAGCGGTATTATAACAACCATGACAAAATATATGGCAATCGACCTAGAGCCCCAGCGAACATTTATTATCGAGCAAGTTATGAATGTTTTTATGTCTAAAATTCCGTCAGAAGAAGACTTTAATCGTAAAAAGGCGGCGGCATCTGCGTCGGGTTCAACGTCTGTCGCATCTAGACAAACATATAAGGATTTTAAGTTGAGTACTATTTTACTGCTTACCATGTCGTTCTTGGTGGTTGTCATTCAGGTCAATATTCCTTCTGTAAAAACGCGCAAGACGTTTCCCGGATGTGTTCGTTCATTTGTGGGCTATCCTATCGACGGGGATGGTGACATTTCGTCTATAAAATATATTGCATGTATTGCTGTCAAGATAAAATCGGGTATCGAGCCGTGGAATACACTAAAAGGGAAAAAGGAGGACGATATTGCTTCGAAAATAAAGGCATATATTGAAAAAATCGTCGTAAAGATTCCTACAATCGAGACGAAAATATTGGAAAAACGCGAATATAATAACATACATGTTGCAGAGGAGTTACCAGCGGAGCACGATATCAAAAATTGGATTAACTTTCTTCCGCCTCTTTCGAAACTAAAAATGTCGTCCCCTTCACCGCTTAGTCCGAATTTTCAAAGCGAATTGTTGGAAGAATTCAAAAAAGGCTCCAGTAATCAGTTTGAAAAAATAGCAGTAATTCGTTCTAAGATTATTTTTTATTCGTTGGCGATTCAGGTGATGGTGCAGAAAGTCGTCGACAAAGAAAAGCTTATTCTTACAAATGGCGCGAATGAACCGGTTGTCGAGAATGCGTGTTGTAATGCGGATGGTTCTGTAAATACGATAAAATATTTTGTAGAACAAGAGCGTATTATCGATGACTATAATAAACAGGTCAATCTTTTGCGAAACGTGCTAGATGATATTATCGAAATCCAGAAGTCGTCGTCTTTCTATGACCCGGAAAATACGCGCACCAAGTATCCCGACATACCGGATGGATTCGATGAGCAAACTATTTACATGGCATTTATTGTGTATTGTAAGTTCAATAGCGATATACCGATTCCTAATTCTATTCTGCATTTGTGTCACGATAAACCATCCACTGAGATTTATAATCCCATGGAAGAATCGCTAAAGGTGAAAATAGATAAGTTGAAGAGTACTGGCGAGTATACATATACACCAGAGGCGTTGCAGGCTTTGCTACAGATTGTAAATGGTGAACATACTATTCCGTTTGATTTTAATCCGACGGAGGTGTCATATATTCAGAGAATGCGCGACTTAATTACGTCTTATCGTGAGAGAGAAGTGCCGGAAATCCCTGAGGTACTACTTGCCAAGCTGACCGAGTTATTGGATACGTTTAATATTCAGATTAGCGAGGATACACCTGAGCTACGAGAGTTGAAAAATTATTTATCGGAGAAGAATGCGGAGATGGTTGATGCTATATTAGAGTTTATAACACAATATAAGTCGCTTGACCGAAAAACGACAAAATTATATAAGACGTTTTTATTGAATATAACGAATTTTAAACTTATCGGGGATAGTGTTCTATGTCCGAAGCGCGATACTTCCACCTATAAGGGGATGCAATTTGTCGTGAATGAGATGCGAAATTTGATAAATGTTTTTCCGAATATTATATTGAATAGTGTAAATAATCAGAAAGTATCGGTACATAAGCATTGGGGTTTATCGAGACAACACGTATTGGATATTCAGACAATAGTTAAGAAATACTATGCCGAAATTGACAAATATATGAAGGATAAAGAAAATAGTGTATTGGAGAATGTTGTTACCGGCGTGATGAAAGAGACGAATGAATGGTTTCAGTTTGCATTGAATACTCCGTTATTTGCGAGGGTAGTAAAAAGAGATGTGTCAAAGGTGCAGGGACAGGAGCAGGGACAGGGACAGGGACAGGGCGATGCAATGGAGATGGATGTAGAGGAATTCGAGGAGGAGGAGATTGCGGAGGAAGGCGATGCGGGAGGTTTGTTATCTGGTTTATTTGGCAAAGCTGCGAGTAGTCGAGGTAAGTCATCTAAGAGAGAGGAGAGTAAGAGAGAGGAGAGAGAAGAAGGTCCGGCGGAGGCGCGTGGCTCTGCTAGACAATATAGGAAGCGCGCTTCAGAGGAGGATAGTGGCGGAATGTATTCATTATTTAACGATGATTTGGTGCGGCGTTTATTTACACATTATTTTCTGAATGTTGTGCTGAAATACGTGAAATTGGCGAAGACGGTTGTAGTAGTACAACAAGAGGCACAGTTACCGGAAGAGGATGAATCCGCGCTCGTATCTGTTCTAGAAGCGCAAGACCAGCAAAACGGTGTTGTCAGGGAGGTATCGATAGTTGCGCAAGAGGATGCGGAATTGAAGAATATGGTGGCAAACTTGCTTTTGGTGTTTTTTAAAATCATAATGGCGGATAAATCGGCAATAAACGTAAATAATAAAAGTATAAAGGAGGATATTACTCAGTCGAAGGATAAAGAGAAGGATATCATTACTAGAGAGTTTCGCGATATGCAGGTAGCCGAGCGCCAGGTCGAAAACTTGATGAAGAATCTTCGTCTGGGTGATTGGAATGTAGGTGCGACAAAGGGGTTGCGGTTTTATGTTCCCGAGACGTATGAGCAAGAGCGCGAGCAGATGGAGAATGAGTTTCGGCGCGATGAAGAGCAAGCGAAAATGGAGAAGAAGGCGCTAAAAAGGGATAAAGTTAGTATGCGTATGCGTGATATATATGCAGCCGAAGAGGAGGAGCGTCAGCATCAGGATGCGGCAATAGAGGCGGAGTTGTTTGATGAGTTTAACTTACAGGGTGATGATGATGAGTATGGCGTAGAAGACGATGGTGCGTATAATCCGCGCGATGCTGGTGAAGGCGATGATTGATGAAATATCATAACACAGGAAGTTACTTTAGTGAGATTATTTTTAGAGAAATTATTTTTAGAGAAATTATTTTTATAGAAAATATTTTAGTAGAATTAATTTATAATATTATAATATTTAATAATAGTATAAAGAATGTCTTCACATCCTTCTCCTATCAGCTAACTTAAATTACGCATGAGACAAGGTTTAAATGTATTTGAGGATCCAATCTCTTCATCAAGTCCGGGACCTAACAATCTTCAAATAACGAGCCAAACATTCCCAGTAATATTCAACGCGTTTAATAACAATCCTCCGGGAACTATTTTTAGTCCCTCAATTGTTGCAACGTACGCTAGTGGTAGTTTCGCAACAGGTGACGTGTTATCAACACCTGGTGTTTTAAATTTTGTTCCACGACCAATTGCAACAAATCTGTCTTTAGGAGGTATACCTAATACAGTCACCAGTACCGATGTTCCTTTTTCTTTAACGGTTACTAGTGCTAGTAATGGTGTTTTAACTTACTCAAGTAGTGTTCCTGGTGTTGCAACTATAAATTCATCAGGACTAGTAACACCAGTTAGTGCCGGTACAACTACCATAACAGTTAACCAAGCTGCCTCAGCAGATGGAGTATATGTTGCTGCTACTGCATCGATTGAGCTTGTTGTTTCGGCGCCAGCGGCGCCAACACAAAGAGGATTTTCTGTACTAACCGATAATAGCGACTTTGCCAGTTTAGATTTTGATTCAGATATGACGACTTTATTTGAAAATGAAGACGATGTTGTACTTCCTATTACAATGCCGAATTCTAATTTTACGTTTAATAGTGCAGCATATGCTACATTATATTTGTCATCTAATGCATGGCTTTCTTTTGGTACAAATGTATCAGAATACATGAGCGGCAATAACAATCAACAACCTATTAATACTTTTCGTTTTTTTGGACTGGACCATGAAAGCAGTGGTTATTATAAATTTATTTCAAATAATACAAGATTATTAATTAAATTAACGGGGTATATATATGGTTCTACAACAAAAACATTTACTATTAAACTAATTATAGAACAATCGGGAGAAATAAGAACAAATTATACTCTTTCTTCAACTTTTACTTCAAATAAAATTATTATTGGATTTGTTGGAGCCAATAGTTCTATTACATCTGATGATATATTTTTAACTTTGAGTGATTCTACATTTAATGGCTCTACTGCTTTAGATCTATATTCGTTATTAAATGGGAAAACTATTTTGTATATACATCCTAAATTCCAGGCTTTTGGAACGTTTACTTTACCACCTGATATACAAGTATACCGAAATCAAACAATTACTAGAGTGCTTACACCACCTACTTCAAACAGTTCTGGCGCATTCACATTTACAAGCAGTAATACTGCTGTTGCAACTATATCAATTAGTGGTGGTGTATATAGTATTAATGTTGTTGGAGGAGGTACTACTACAATCACAGCAACACAAGCTGCTTCAGGTGATTATGCGAGTTCGTCGGTTAGTGCTTCACTTACTGTTACACTATTATATCCAACTTTTGGACTGTTTACTTTACCATCCGATGAACTAGTATACCAAAATCAAACAATTACTAGAGTACTTACACCACCTACTTCAACCAGTTCTGGCGCATTCACATTTACAAGCAGTAATACTGCTGTTGCAACTATATCAATTAGTAGTGGTGTATCTAGTATTAATGTTGTTGGAGGAGGTACTACTATAATCGGGGTAGTACAAGCTGCTTCAGGTGATTATGCGAGTTCTTCAATAGCAGTTTTATTAAATACTGTTACTGGAACCTCATTTAGCACGGAAGGTGTCTTATGGAATCAAAAAGGTGATGATATTGATGGTGAAGCTGCCTATGACAATAGCGGATATAGTGTTAATTTATCTGCTGATGGAAATATTGTAGCTATCGGAGCATATGGCAATGATGGAAATGGTACTAGTTCGGGTCATACAAGAGTATTTATACGAGATTCGAATAAAACTACTGCCGTAACAGACCAGGCTTCATCAAATTTTGGACCTGTAGGATGGACACGTATTGGAGGTGATATTGATGGTGAAGCTGCCTATGATTATAGCGGCATCTCTGTAAGTCTTTCATCTGATGGAAATATTGTAGCTATCGGAGCATATGGCAATCGTGATTACGCTGGTCATACAAGAGTATTTATACGAGATTCGAATAAAACTACTGCCGTAACAGACCAGGCTTCGTCAAATTTTGGACCTATTGGATGGACACGTCTTGGAGGTGATATTGTTGGTGAAGCTGCCTATGACTATAGCGGAAGGTCAGTAAGTCTTTCATCCGATGGAACTATTGTAGCTATCGGAGCATATGGCAATGGTGTAAATGGTACTAATTCGGGTCATACAAGAGTATTTATACGAGATTCGAATAAAACTACTGCTGTAACAGACCAGGCTTCATCAAATTTTGGACCCATTGGATGGACACGTCTTG